TGTGGATACGCAAAACCACGGTGGCGTCTTCTTTCTTTGCCTTTCCAGTGCCATCACACTCAGAGCATGGCCTATCGTGAACTGATCCAGTCCAGTCGGTTTCACCAATCGTTCCGTCTACGCAATATTCACAAGAAGCTGATTCCTTTTCCCGCCCACCAGTCTCCGGGTTTGCGATGAAGTCACGCTTTGAAATTGTGGTCCAGCGGGCGGCAAGAGCCTCTTCAGCGTTGATACCTACAGTGTCGCAATACGTTTCGACACTGTGATAAAGGAATCCTAGAAATCCAATGATGCTGGATCTGCGTTCCTCGAAGCCGAACATGAAAATTTCGGTGAGCTTGCCGAATGCAACAGACACCATCAATAGCGCCAATTCAGAATCCTTCATCGGCGCAAATGGAATGTTGACGGGAAGAATTTTGCTCATGCTAATTCCGCAATGGCCGCTGAAATTGATGATGCCAATGAGCACATCACCGACTTCTTTTTTCTTCTCTTCTTGCCAGTATTCCCACGTTCCACGAATGCCGCCTGCTTGCTTCAATTCGGCCCGGTTCAATTCACCGATTTCCTCTTCGACGCCAATCAGGGCTTCAACATCCGTCTCGTTGGGATAATTCCGGCGATGCCATGCAACAATGTAGTTTTGGAGTGCATCTTTGTCCACATCTCCAGTATAGCACAGTTTGCTTAGGCCAATGTCGTGGGTTCATCTTGCGGTTTTGCATCTTGGAATTTGCGTTTGTGCCTGCCGTCTTCGTATTTGATGGAAAGATTTTTCATATCTCCCACAAATTTTGAAGCTGCCGAAAGCCATTCTCTTGATGGTTGCGCTCTCAATGTGTGCGCTCCCTTATCTGTATCTTTTCTGATGTCTTCCCGTAGTGTTTCTGGAAGAGCAAACCAATGCGCTGCACACATGATTCCTTTGCCTCTTGCTTCCTGTGTGCAATTTTTAACGACACATGCCATATTTTCTCCGTTTATGTATTAGACGCATCGCCGGATGTCCCGGTAAGTGTCACATTTGAACTACCCCAAGTAGTCGTACCACCCGATGCCACTCCATATGTAGTGCTGCCACCTATGCCTGAAATGGTACCGCTAGTATAGATTGGATATGTATACGTCCATGGCTGATACGGGTAATGCGGACGATTGCAAGGATAATGTGGAAGTGTGCAGCAAGGATAATGCGGAAGTGTGCAAACTTTTTCGACCACTTTGATGCGTTCAACAATTCGCCCTTCAGTTGATCCAACTTCGACCACACGAATTTTTTCGACAGCTTCCGGCATATCGATTTTTACTTTTTTGCCGTCTTCAGATACATCTACTTTTGCATTGTTTGGGAGTTCGATCTCGACTCCATTCAAATTGAGTTTCATTTGGATTCTCCTTTATTTTACCAAGTCGTTTGTATTGACGGTTGAGGTCAAATTGCTAACATTGTACTCGCCGCTCGTCGCTGTAGAAACATAACAACTACGAACAGCATTCATAGCGTAGATTGCGGCTCCGGTGTTTGCCATGGTGTAGTCCACTGCGTTTGAGATGCCCAAAGATGAGGCTTCAGAAAATGCATCGACATTTGCGCCAAAATACACAAATCCCCATTTGTTTTCACGTTGGCGTAGATCAATCAATGTTTTGATTGTGTTTTTCTTCCATTCTTTGCTTCTGTTCTCAGCACCATCGGTAAAAATGGTGATTAAAACATCACTTTCGCCTGGGGTTGCGGTATCGATGGTTTTCCCAATCGCATCAAGTAATGCGGTCCAGCCAGAAGGAACATATGTTTCTGTAGTTAATTCTTTAACTTCTGCCAGCGGTTTGTCTGTATAAAGTGTAGTTACATTTTCGTTGAATTTTACTAATGTAACAAGATAGCGAACTCCATTCGCCTTTTCTTCTTGTTTCATAGAATTGAGTTGTTCATTGAACCCGCTAATTACGGTCATTTGCTGTGGAGCCATCGAACCAGACTCATCCACAATGAATTTTTGTTTAATGGTTTTCATGTTTTCATCCATGCGTATCACATAAACGGATACGCATGGATTATATATACACACATGACTGCCAAAGAACGAAATAAGAAATACCTTCAAAGCGAAAAAGGCAAATTAAATTATAAAAAATATCAAAATGCTTATAGAAAAACTGAGAAGGGAAAGTTGATGATTTCACGTAGGACAAAGCAATTTAGGGAGACTGTCAAAGGTCGAGCACTCCGGTTGTTTACAAGTGCCAAATCCCATGCTAAAAGAAAAAATTTACTCTTTACAATAACTCAATACGATATTGAAGCTCGTCTTACACAATGTCAGAACACTTGTGAAGTGACTGGAACTCCACTTAACTTTGAAACAAGGGACGATATTAAAACAAATCCGTTTGCGCCATCCTTAGATCAACGCAAAGCTGGATTTGGATACACACCGGAAAACATTCAGATCGTAGCATGGTGGTATAACAGAATGAAAGCAGATTTGAGTGAAAAAGAAGCATTACAAATTTTGATAGAATCTCATCCTGGAATATCGCATCGATACGAACAGATGGAATCGTAGAAAGATTAACACCATCAAGCCTAGAGCGTGTCAATGAGAAAAGACTTGCTAAAAAATGTGAAAGAATGGTTTTAGTCAACTAAAGTGCATTCACAGCACTTCGAAGCAGCGCATTAGCATGATACCGATCAATCTCTTCAACAAAGCCATCTTCATTTAAAGTGCCCTGAATTGCGCCACCTTTGACGAGAGCTTCGTACAGTTGATACTCCCAATCGCTATTGCCCAAAGGCCGCTTGCCACTGAAACCTTCGCCGGTTTCCAATAGTGTTTTGAGAAGAGTTTTGTAGTATTCTCGAATTGTGGACGCCCCGGCATCATTGCGCTGCGGGTCCATTTCAAGATCGAGAATTTGATATGCGGTCATTTTAATACGAGTTTACAAAGCGGATGATCTTTATGTCAGGTGGACTTTAGAATCAATAATCTACAGACAACCACCGGGGCCAGACGACGAGTTTCGCCGCCCTTGCGAATCTCGCCGTCTGTCCCCGAATTTGGAAGGAATCGGTATGAAGAAGGCAGGACGATGCTGTAGAATCCACACTATACAGCCTATAAAGCCCTGTAGCGAAACGATTGGCATGTACCCATGTTTAGCCCCACCTTTTGTTCCAGAAGCGTGTAGAGCCTTAAAATCGTTTTTCTAAAGAATCGGCTTGGTCGATCAACACGAAAGCCAATTCATAATTGAAAGCTTTTTTTGCTTCTTCTGCTTCTTTTCTCAATTGTTCAATTTGTTCAGACAAATTTACGTTTGTCGTAGCGGCTGTGCTTGTCATTGTATTTTGGGTCCGAAAATTTTAACGAATCGATATCTTCTGGATTTATAATACCACCGATTTTGATTTTGGCAAGTTATCCGACGTTGGCAGTGGTAACGATGCCGTTCTCAACTTTGAAGGTGATGCGATCCTGTCGATATTGACAGTCGAGAAATTGTGGACCAACCACTTCTATTTCAACTTTGAATCCTGCTTGCTGCGCTTTGACAGTTGCTTCTTGTACTGACATGCCTATGTATTGTTGATTCATATTTCTATATATCAATCCTGAAGCCATTCAGGTATCTCCCAGTTTTGCTCTTTTTTCTTGACGTAGAGCGTTCCGTCTTCTTCATCAAATTCCATATCCAAATCATCGCCAGGATGCATGTCCAATTCTCGCACTAAAAGATCAGGCAATGTCATTGTGCTGTCGTTGTTGATTCGACACGCATACGAACGCTTGCCGAAACCGGCATTCACCCAAACCATGAGCGGAGAAAAATCATTTTCTTCCGGTCTTGGCAAATCAGGTTCGTACATTTCTTCGACCATTTTATTAAGTGTATCATGACTATTTATAATCGTCAAGTGGTGTGACAGACTTGAGAATTATAAATACATAGTATGGGAATAATATACTGTTACGAAAATATTGTTAATAATAAAAAATACATTGGACAAACAACACAGCCGTTAAGAGATCGTATATGTCAACACAATACAGAACGAGTATGCCGGAAATTATATTATGCTATCCAAAAATACGGAATAAATAAATTTTCCATATATATTTTAGAGCAGTGCTTAGATTCTGAATTAAATGAAAAAGAAATTTATTGGATAAATTATCACAATAGCATCAAAACCGGATACAACATTCGATTCGGTGGCAGTCGTGGAAAAAACTCTGAAGAAACTAAACATAAAATTAGCCTTGCAGTTTCCGGCGAGAAAAATGGATTTTATGGTAGAAAGCACTCAGAAGAAACCAAAGAAAAAATCAGACAAAAGAAAATTGGAAGTCATGTACACAGCGAAGAGTGGAAAAATCATTTAAAAATTTGGGCATCAAATCAACATCACTCGTTAGAAACTAAATCCAAACTTAGTACATTTATGATCGAAACTAGAAAAAATAAAAAATGGACATCTTATGGTATGCGGGGTAAACATCATTCCGAAGTAACTAAAGCAAAAATGCGAGGTCCAAGACAACAAACGAGGAAGTTTGTTATATCATTTGAAGTTTTATATGATTTGTACATCGTGAAGCGAATGTCAGCTAGAGAAATTGGGAAACAATTTAATGTTGGAAAAAGTCCTGTTCTTAATGCTCTTCAAGAGTATAATATTTCAAAACGAAAAGGAAATATTAAATATCAAATGGCCACATGTCATCCAGATCAAAAACATTACTCTAAAGGTATGTGTTCTAAATCTGCTAAATAAAAGACACAGCTTTCAAAATAACACGACCAATCTCTGGCGACCACATTTCCTGAAGTGGTTTTATCACAATTCCTTCTTTTGAATGTTTTGCACCAGGAATCATGGAAGGTCCATCCATATACTGCATGACAACTTCTTTCGAAAGCGGGCCAACATAAAGCACTGGAACATAGCATGGCTCCCACGAATCAGAGCCAACAGCGACCTGTAATGCCGCCATCTTCTGAGCATGATTCATAAAGCCAAGGGGCGTCATGATATCGAACATACGGAACCATACTTGGTTGCCTTCTGCGCCGTAACGAAGGTCTTGTACTTTACCGAAGAGTTCTCCGTACACAATGCAATCCGGGCACTGACGACAAAGGCGTTCCAGCCACGGATTTTGTTGCATGGCACGCCAGAAAAATCCATTGGGAGCTTCCTTGCGCCAATTTTCACGAGAGCTAACCCACAGTTCGCCGTTCTGGAACGATGCACGAGTATTGGCACCGTCCAACTTCTCTGTGATTTCCACAAGCGTGCCATCCGGGATCAGATAGTCATAGCGAAACCAGGAATCGACATCATAAACCTTACCAGAAAATGGCGGGGCGGCAATCATGTCACCATCGCCGGAAGTTTTGATTTCAGGAACATAGTGCGTGATGCCCAATAGTTCCGCAACATCGTCACCTTCCTGTGCGCCAGCCGGGGCCGCAAGCACAAGGCCCTGAGACATGATGCCACGCAGCTTTGCGGCCTTGATATGGCGATGTCCCTTCAGAAATGCGTATTCGGGCTTGTCAGGCAATATGTTGTCTGGTGGAATATAGCACGCCAGATCGCCTACCTGAAAATCGGTGGTGCGAACAATGGCCTGATAGCCGAACACCTTCATCACGGAAAGCGTATCAGCATTCGGATGCTTTTCCAATTCCGGCACACGAAAAACTTCGACTTTATGTGTTGAATTTGCCATAATAGTATTATTCCACCTTTCTAAAGAATTGTCAACTTTCAAAAAATCTTGGCGTCTGCCGAAGGCTCGTAACGTTCTGTCAGCCAGCGTGCCAGCGAATATTGGTCCGATAATTCTCCAGCCTTCAACGGCTTCTGTTTACAAGCGTTTTTGTTCTTCACCCACTCACGTTTTGGTCCCCTTTTGCCTTGCCCGACAATTTTGTACTCGCCTTCTTTGGCATTCGGGCAAACAAATTCAACATGCACATCCGGCGAATCGCAATAGCAGGGATCATCTTCATCGAAGTGCCCGGAACAGCCGCCCGTCAATTCAACACAGGCGTCCATCTTCGTTTTACATAAAGGACATTGCATGAATTTTACACTCCATATTCAGTATACCAAATAGATGTACCTGTTGTCAAGATGGACGTTTGCACATGGATGGGGGATTGCTACCGGGAATTTCTTTGTAGCCACGGCTGTTTAAAAATGAAACCAGACGAAGTTCCAAAATCGACTCCACAAAGACGTATTCAATCCCAAACGGAAGAATTTTCTTTTCTACCTGTTCCAACCACTTCGTAAAAATTCCGTGACCACGGAGCTTTTCTGGCACGCTGATGTTCGCAACGTCAAAACAGGACCGAATTTCGCCGTCGATGAGATGATGTCCTTTTCGCACATAGACATCCATCTTTTCGGATTTCAACCATTCGTTATGGGCGTGGTTGTTCAAAAATTTGGTGATGTTTGGCGGCATATTAAACATTGTATCACAGTTTATCATCATTTTTCAAGTTTGTCTAAATAATTATCCGAGGGTTCAAATCATGGAAATAGAAATAGAAAAATCAGAATCAGTTAATGCCCATTATGGCTGGAAACGAGATACACCAGATCAACGTGACCATAAATTCACCGCACTCATGGCACCAGTTTCTTTGCCGACAGTGGTTGATTTACGTCCGCAATTTCCAACGGTTTACGATCAAGGATCATTAGGTTCTTGTACGGCCAATTCAATTGCCGGAGTGGTTGAATTCGATCTAATTAAGCAAAAAATTATTCTTCCTGGTCAAACTTTCATACCTTCTCGGTTGTTTATCTATTACAACGAACGTGTGATGGAAGGAACAATAAACTCTGATGCTGGTGCCGAACTTCGAGATGGGTTCAAATCTATCAATTCTCAGGGAGTCTGTTCTGAAGTAGAATGGCCGTACAATGTTAGTAAATTTGCAATGGCACCACCAACGCAATGCTATAGTGATGCACTCAAATATAAATCCGTAGCTTATCAAAGTGTTAACCAAGATCTCGTCAGTCTAAAATCTTGTTTGGCTAGCGGTTATGGATTCAGTTTTGGATTCACTGTTTATAGTTCATTTGAGTCTGCTGCGGTAGCACAAACCGGCATCGTTCCAATGCCTCAATATACGGAAAATGTATTGGGTGGACACGCAGTTGTCGGTGTAGGATACAATGCTATGACGACTACATCCGTGACAGGCATTCCACCACAGACATTCGTCGTTCGCAATTCTTGGGGTCCATCTTGGGGAATGAAAGGTTACTGCTTCATGCCATTTGCGTATCTAACAAACTACAATCTTTCAAGTGACTTTTGGAAAGTCACTGTAATGGCGTAAGGACTATCGTGTCCAAATCGTCAAGTATTGTCAGATCGTGCTCGTACTAACAAAAACACCAGAATAATAACCACAATTACGATTATTTTTTCGCTCATTCAACCTCGCTTAGAACTTCGATTTTAACCGGCAAGCGCACACCTTTTTCACGCTTCTCTTCTACTTCCGGCCCGTAAGTAAAACACATATTCAGAAGCATTTGATGAGGATAGACAAAAGTAAAACGATTTTGTGTGTTATACCTGGAATCAGTATCCCACCAACCCCAATAACCATTTGGATTTTTGGGGTCACGAGTGGGATCTTCCGTGATTCGAACTTTCAAGACTTCTTCGTCGCCACACATTCGCACACAAACGGCATTCGGGTAGAAATTGTCTAGATATTTTCCACCTTTGTGATGATCTCTTTCGTGACAAAACATCACTGTCGTTTTTGGATCTTGATCCGGCATTGAATCACCTTTCGAATAGTCGATAGTTTTGATACTGCATTACTGAAAATTGGTTGAATCATTGGTGTGATCATCGCCCAATTTTCGGCTCGAAAGATCCCACACTGTGACCCATAGATGATGCTATGTTGTGGACAGAAAAACAAATCAAAAATTACACTCCACATTACAGCCGCTCCAATCTCCATTCCGGTACATCAGTAGTTTTCGCCCAATTGAGATGATACTGACGAGCTTGTTTTATGCACTCCAATTCTCTCGTTGAAAAGTTGTTCACGTCTTGAACGGTCATTGATGGGCGCAGCGAAATTGCCGAATTCGAAGAGCAAGACGATGAACACCAGCACGATGGCCAGCAGCAGGACAAACGCCAGGTCCTTGAACGACTTCTGCTGTTCTATAGTTCATGATTGTATCTTACCACAAAGTCGGTTCAGTTGTCAACTAGGTATGTCTAAAAATTGCACGAAATCCGAACTTTTGAAAGCGTATCGCTGGCGGCGTAATTTTTGAGCTATCTCGTTTGCTTCCAATCGGATACAATGAGCACACTTCAAAAATTCACTGGTATTTCGACTGAAGCATCAATCGACCGCATTCTTCACAATTAACGGACATATTGCGACAACCGGTCAATCCGGGCCTGCCGGATTTTGCATTCCTTTTTGATGCTGGCGAGAAGGTCTAGGCGTTCTTGTATTTCAGCGGCTTCACGCCGTAGGTGGCGCACAGCAAGATCAGCACGCCAACGCCAATAGGTGGCTTTGATGTACAAAAACGCCACTCGATAATACAAAAACGCCACTCGACAAATAGTCTTCATAAAAGTCTAGCATAACAGCTTTTGGTTTCAATGTCAAGATGTATCTACCTACTGAAAAATATTTTTTTGCTAATCGTTGACATTAGTTTATCTTTATGAATCGGCTTGATGCGTTCCAGCACATCATATTCAGTGCCCACTAAAGCACCGAACTCAACTTCGAATTGGTCAAACCCACTCAAGTATCGGATGTAGACGTAATCCACTTTTGGGCTTTTTGTCACTCGAAATCGAATCCCATCACCCATACTAACGGGCGCTTCACCACCCCACATTTTAAAAACTTGTAGACTGGTTTTGGTATAAAAAAGGTCGATAAGATTGTTTGTAAATTTTGTTTTCACGAGTCAGTAATTCACGTTAATACGTGTTCTCCAATTTAGATTTGGGATACTGACCTTGGAAGGCAGACGCTTTTGCAAGCGTAAAACCATTATAACGAATTTTGTAGGTGGCGTCAAGAATGATTCAGTATTACTAAGTAATTCTATATAAACTAAATCTCTCTTTCGCTTGCATCTCATATTGTACTGGCTTTTTGAATTTTGTCAAGTGGCGCTAAATACGGTAAGGTATATTTAAACGTGTCAACACCAACTAATCCTTTAATCGGCATCTATCAAAACCAACCTACTGATGTGAATTTTCTTATTACAAACAGGTTTCGTCTTGTTCTTCGTCGAGCGCCGAATGTAGTATATTGGGTGCAATCTTGTAACTTACCTGGATTTGGAATGGGCAATCCAACACAACCAACTCCGTTTGTCGATGTGCCACTTCCAGGCGACAAAATTGTCTATCAGGATTTTAATGTCACATTCCCGGTAGATGAAGAAATGAAAAATTATCGTGAGATTGCAGATTGGATTGTTGGTTTGGGTTTTCCAAAGCAATTTGGTCAGTATAAAGATTTGAGCGCTTCGATTGATGGCATTGAATCTGATGTTGGTCTCGTTATTTTAGATTCCAACCACCAACCGAAACATATAGTTACTTTTGTCGGAGCATTTCCGGTTTCCATTACCGGTATCGACTTCGATTCAAAATCTGAAGATACTGTTATCCCAAATGTGACAGTGACTTTTAAATATGCCTATTGGACCTTTACTGATACAGATGATTCTTCAAATGAAATTAACGCATGAATGATTTTAATGAGCTTCGGTGTAAAATTGTTAAAGCATTGAACTTATGAACAGCTTGACAAATTTAGGTTCTATGTTCTAATAATATTGGATGGTGATAGACCTCGAACTAACGCTTAATCGCTTTGGTTTCTACTGGATCACAAAGAACAAGTTTCAATTTGCGTTTTTTCGTGTGGCATGGTGGGAAGTTAGTGGTAAGTATGCCATCAGTTTTGAGATCAATTGGCGCATATGAATATCGAAGATTTAATGAAAATGATTGATGCTGAAATTGGCAAAGCCATTCGTCGGGACTTAACCGATTGGGAATCCAGCCGGATTCCATCTCTTCATGCCAAATACCGCAAGATTCTTTATTATGAAAAGATTGAATTGGAGCGTATGAAAACTGCGTTGATGCCAGTGCTTCGTTTCAAAAAAGAATATTATGGTGGTAAGTGTGAAGATGAAATTTATAAACAACAACCATTCAATTTGAAATTGGATGGAAAATCCAGAAAAACGAAAATTAAGGACGGCATTGCCATTCCAGAAATGATTAAAGATGAGATTGGAATGTATGTTGAAGCTGACCCCGATATTATTAAACTTAAAGAACTTATTACGGCGCAGTACGAAAAAGTAGAATATCTTAAGGACGAATTAGAAGATCTTCGTAAAAGAAGTTACAGTATTACTAACATCATCAAATCTCAACAATTCAAGGTTGGAATAGACAAGTTAGGCGAAGTGATCGACATGAGTGACCCAATGAGTGACCCAGAAGATTAGGAGAAAGGAGAACATGGCGAAAAAAAATGCGGAATCTGACGATAACGACAAAAAGAAAAAAGTAACAAAATCATCCAAAAAAACTGAAGGCAACTTTTTTGATGATTTATTAAAGAAGGTTGGTGTTGAGATGCCAGTTGCATCAGAAGTTGATTTGTATGCAGACATCAAGTTTTTCGATACTGGATCATTGGCATTGAATGCTGCATTATCTGGTTCCACAAATGGTGGTATTGCAAGCAAAGTAACAGCTTTAGCTGGTGAAGAGTCAACAGGTAAAACTTATATTGCTCTTCAAATTATTAAGAGTTTTTTGGATGCCGATCCAAAGGCACATGCTTTCATCTTCGATTCAGAAGAAGATCCTTCCAAGGGTGTAGCAAGTCTTGTTGAACGAGACATCGACCCGAAGCGTGTTCACATCATGCGTGTGAAGACAATTCAGGAATTTCGCAATTCGGTTATTCGCATCATCAATGGATATTTGGACACACCAGAAGAAAAACGGTTGCCGATGTTTTTTTGTTTGGACTCATTAGGAAATCTTTCCACTCATAAAGAAGTGATGACTATTGATAATGAATTGGTAAATGAAAAAGGTGAAGATGTTCAGGATATGACCCGACCTAAGTTGATTCGTGGAATTTTTCGTGTGCTTTCAATCAAATTGGGTATGGCTGGTGTTCCGATGCTTATCACAAATCACACATACGATAGTCAAAGTGCTTATGTAACTCAAAAACAAATGTGTTTGGTTGAAGGCACTAAAATTCTTGGAGTAGATGGTCCAATAGCAATCGAAAATATTAAAACTGGAGATTTGGTTCGAACGGCTTACGGAGAAGATGAGCCAGTATCTAAGGTTTATACTTTTGATAGTGATGATGTGTACGAAATAGAATTCGAGAATGGATCGACTGTTCAGTGTACAGGTGAACATAAATTTTTGTTGCCTTCGTTTGAATGGTGTGCCACTGAAGATTTGATAAATAATGATGTTGTCTTGGCGGTGGAGGATTGAAGTATAAATAGTCTGTATGGAGTGCAGCAATCTATTTTTAAAAACCAAGTACACAAAATGGTATTACAACATTATTAGTAGAGCCAAACAAAGAACACGCACACCAGATCATTACTATGAAGAACATCATGTCGTTCCTCGTTCGATTGGAGACAAAGATGGATGGACTGTTTACTTGACGGCAAAAGAGCATTACATTTGTCATGTTTTACTTTTTAAAATTGTAATTAATCCAAAACATCGGCGTTCGATGGCTTATGCTTTGTGGTCATTTAAAGGAAAAAGTCATTGGCACGGACGACGGTTTACTGGTGCAATGTATGAGACTATTAGAAAAGATTGGAGTAATTATAATTCAGGAAAAAATAATGCATTTTATGGGAAAGGACATTTGGTAAGTGGAGAGAAGAATCATTTTTGGGGTAAGAAACACACGAAGGTTACAATTGACAAAATCAAAGCAACATGCCGAGAAAAATCAACAGGAAAAAATAATGCATTTTATGGGAAGCATCATACGGCAGAAACAAAAACTAGATTATCTAACTGGCGCAGAGGACGAACCTTTGCAAGTGGTCCGTACCGATTAGTTTCTTCGGATGGAATTGAATATATTGTAAGTGAAGGAATTTACAAATTTTGTAGAGAACATAATCTTGTTGCCCAAAATGTAATTCAAGCAGCACAGAAAGGACATAAATCAAAAGGCTGGATAGTAGAGTTATATGAAAAAAATAGCAATTAAAAGTATCCGAAAATTAGATGGTACATACAAAGTATGTGATTTACAAGTTCCAAATTCAAATCACTATCTACTCGAAAATAAAGTAGTTACACATAATTCGGGAGGCGGCGGGCTGAAGTACGCCGCCTCCACAATCGTCTACCTTTCTAAAAGCAATTATAAAGAAGGTGATGAAGTTAACGATAAGGCAAAAGGCCGTGAAGTGATCGGTGTCAAACTGACAGCATACATGGAAAAGAGCCGTTTCACCAAGTACGGTAAGAGCATCGAATTACTGTTGCATCACGATACTGGGTTAGATCGATACTGGGGTTTGTTCGATTTGGGTCTGAAACGGGAATTGATCATTAACAATGGAAAAACATATACTTTTCCAGACGGGCAGACAGGCACACGCCGAGAAATTGTTTACAATCCTGCTAAGTTTTTTGACCCGAATATGGCTGCATTTGAAAACTTGTGTAATAGGGAATTCCGCTTCGGAAAGAATGAAATTTTACCGTCGAATGTAGAAGATGAACTAGAAGAAACGCCAGAATCCTAGTCTCTAAATATTTTCAGTGTCAAGCCAAATTTACATCTCGAAGATTGATGAGAGTTTTATTCGCATCCATGCGGATCGTGCAGTCTTAATGGAGTTATCTGAAAGATTTTCATTTAAAGTGCCAAATGCCCATTTCATGTCATCGGTTCGCAATGGATATTGGGATGGCCGCATCAGACTTTTAAATCTTCGCACAGGTAGTCTTTATTATGGTTTACATACTCATGTTGCGGAGTTCTGTAAGCAAAATGACTACGAGTGTATCTATAAAAACCCCATCGATGTAGAGAATGCTTTCTCTGTTGATGAGTTTAAGATTATGTGTGCTGCTCTAAAACTCTCTGCAACAAATGACGAAGGCGTAAGGGTCTCCATTACCCCACACGATTATCAGGAACAAGGAATCATTCACGCTATTCAGGCTGGCCGATCATTGTTGTTGAGTCCTACAGCATCGGGAAAATCTCTAATGATCTACATCTTGATGCGCTACTATCTTGCTAAGACAAAAGGCAAAGCACTTATTATCGTTCCTACTATCAATCTAGTTCAACAACTATATGAAGATTTTACTGATTATTCCGCTTTGATTCCTTGGGATACTAAAGCAAACTGTCATATGATCTATGAAGGTGGAGAAAAACAAACAGATAAGCGGGTAGTAATTTCAACATGGCAGGCGCTTGCCATGAAAGAACGTTTGCCGGATGAAATGCGATCCAAATGGACGAAGGCTCAAATTCGGTTGTGGAACAAAAAAGCTCCATGTATGTTGGATGACGAATATTTTGCAGAATTTGAGACCGTTTTCGGAGATGAAGCTCACCTTTTTGCATCAGAAGATTCTCAAGGCGGCGGCGAATTGATTGAAATTATGTCAAAGCTGTGTAATGCCAAATATAGAATCGGCACTACTGGTACGCTTCGTGACACTAAAGTACACCATTTGATTTTGGAAGGTATCTTCGGACAGGTTTACCAGACGACAACCACTCGTAAAATGATGGACTCGAAACGGGCCGCAGACTTATCCATTAAGTGTCTTCAACTACAATATCCAGATGAAGAACGCAAAAAGATGCATCGAAAAACCTACCAGGAAGAGATTGACTTTCTCATCTCACATACGGGTCGAAATAAGTTCATTCGTAATTTGGCATTGTCTCTAAAAGGCAATACGCTGATTCTGTTTGAACGTGTAGAAAAGCATGGGAAAATTCTCTACAAACTGATTGACTCAGCAGCAGCGAATGGCCGCAAGGTTTTCTTTGTGCATGGTGAAACACCCGCAGATGAACGCAACATGGTCCGTAAAATCACAGAAGGTGAGACTGATGCTATTATTGTCGCTTCATTCGGGGTTTTTTCCACTGGCGTTAACATTCGTAATATCGACAATTTGATCTTTGCATCACCTACAAAGTCCAAAATTCGTGTACTTCAATCGATTGGACGTGGTATGCGTCTTTCTACTCGTAAGACACAGGTGACTTTATTGGATATTGCAGATGATTTGTCATGCTGGAACAAAGCCGGAACAGAAGTTCGGGACAACTACAGTTTGCAGCATTTTACTGAACGAGTGAGTTTCTACAGCACAGAACAGTTTAACTACAAATTATATCGCATAGCATTACCATCTGAAGAATCTAATGTTATAAATACATAGTAATGAAGTATACGACACAATGGTTTGTTGATTCTGCCAAATTAGTTCATGGCTTAAAATATGATTATTTGGATGAAGTGAGTAATGCTCATCAAATGGTTCGAATGCGGTGTAAAGTGCATGGTATATTTCAACAAAAAGCATATAGTCATCTTCAAGGGTATGGATGTAAGAAATGTGGATCACTAGCTACAATAGCGGCACATAAATTGACTCAAGAAGATGTTTTGCAAAGATTTGCTAATGTTCATGGCGAGAAATATGATTATTCTTTAGTTCAATATTCAGGATGGATGAAAAAGGTTATTATTGGATGTAGCGAACACGGAAAGTTTATTCAGGCCGTTGGTAATCATATGGCAGGGCAAGGTTGTCCAAAATGCTGCAAACTTAATACTAAAGAATTCGTTAAGAGATCACATATTGTACATGGTGAAAAATATGATTACTCTGATACAAAATGCTCATCAACTACCGATTTGGTGTCAATAAGATGTAAACAACATGGTGTTTTTAAACAGAAGGCAGTTGTTCATTTAATGGGAAGCGGTTGTCAGATTTGTGGTCGGCTGCATCGCACCGGATATAGTCCGGGGCATTACACCTTGTCTCTATTCGAATGTCATCCTGAGTTGAAATCAATTCCAGCAACTTTGTATTTAATTGAAATGACAAACAAAACGGAAAAGTTTTTGAAAATTGGAGTGACAACACAAGAAGTTAACCAACGGTTCAAATGTGGATATGGAAAGTACAAAAAAAATATTCTTTTTGAAAAATCTCTTTCTTTATATCAAGCCTTTATTGCTGAACAAAAAATAAAACATGAGTTTCGGCGACATGCTTATACTCCTTTGCTCGATTTTGGTGGAAAGACAGAATGTTTTTGTTGTGAGTCTTCAAAAGTTATGAAGTATTGTAAGGAAATTTTATGAAAGTCGGAGATGTAGTATTCTTCAACCCGATCTTGAAAGACCCGATAACGGCTATGACGATTTGTGGGTTTGATAAACAGGGATTTGTAGAATGTGTTTGGTTTGATCGACAAGGCAAATTAAAACAAAGTGTGTGGGATAAATCTCTTCTTGTTCCGTTAGATAAATTCTACGACTCCCTAAGAGCACGATCAAGATTTGTTCTTTCAATTCCATCAAGTGTAATGCTTATGATACAGGCGTATAACAAAGCATAAATATTCCACGATGGAAGAAGAATTCAACCCCGAGTCTCTTGTTGTCTTCAAATTGATGAATGGGGAAATCATTGCTTGTGAAATTGTAGCAGAAGATGAACAACAAGTTACTGTTCGATATGCTATTCGGGCCATTGAAATGTTCAGTTCTGAAGAAGAAGAGATCCGCTTTGCTCCGTGGATTCCTTTCACAGAAGACGTGATTATCATTTACCGGCAGGGTATCTTAGCCGTAGCCCCGCCAAGTGAATATATGAAGGAAATGTACTTGAATAAATTGGAAGCAAAAGAAGAGAATTCAAAAGATGAAGTGTCGCCAGGGTTTCGCCGCCAATGCCAGAATCATTCATTTATTAGACAAAAATAACTTGACAAATTTAAAATGTGTGAAATAATTAATATGATTGGAAGTGTCCCAACGAAGGGTCCCAACGAGGAAGGATGGAAGAACTACAGATACCACATAAAAAAGTAACGGTTAATTATGTTGACAACAGTCGTTTATTTGAAGCGTTAGTTACATGGCAAAAAGATTGTCGAAGAGCTAAACGAAAAAAATTTCCCAAACCGCAGTTACCAGAATTTGTAGCTGTGTGTATGATGAAGATGGCAACCCGGCTGAGTCAAAAAGCGGGGTTCGTTAATTATACATTTGTTTCTGATATGATTGGTGATGCTCTCGAATCTTGTTTAAGATACATTCATAACTTCAATCCAAAGAAGTCAACCAACGCTTTTGCTTACATCACACAGATCATACACAATGCTTTCATCCGTCGAATTCAAAAAGAACAAAAGCAACTGTATGTTAAAATGCGGATCATTGACCAAGCTGACTTTGTTGACTCCTATGAGCGGCAAAGTGGCGATGACGCCCACTACAATAACAGCTATGTCACATACCTACAAGAAAATAAAGGCGATGTGATTGCCAAGTTCGAAAATTGGAAAGAGTCCAAAAAATCCAAGGCGAACGCTAAGAAAAAAGCTAAAGCTGGTTTACTGACTGACGATGTAGAACCTGTCGCTGTTCCAAAAGCTAAAGCAAAAGTAAAACTAAAGATAACAAAAATAAAGATAAAGGCGAAAGACAAGAAAGCCAAAGGCAAATGATAGAAAGAATTGGGACAAAACAAATTGTAGCTTCAGTAGATGTTCCTACCGGGTATTCCCCAGAGATGAATTCACACTATGATACAATTATCGACTATGTTGAAAACTCTTTACATCCAATTGCAGTGAGCTTACCATACTCAAATTCAATATCATCGAGAAACTGGAAATTACTATTGTCGAGCCGGATACCATTTTCGGTTTTGGTTTTTTGACATCGAGACTGCAATTGATTTTGCTAATAAAGTTGACGGGCGCATAGAAGATCCACCAATTCAACCAGGAAGTAGGTGATTTACACCAGATAAATTCATGAAAATTTCTTTGATATCCGATAGTCACTTCGGACATAAAACCGACAGTCTTTTATTTCACAACACATTTGTTAAATTCTACGATGACATTTTTTTCCCGGAGCTTCAGCGCCGTGGGATCAAAACTATCATCCACTTGGGAGACTTATTTGATAGGCGTAAATATATTAATTTTCACATTTTGCATCGTACTCGTATCGATTTTTTTCAGAAACTTGTTGACGGTGCATATGACACTCACATCATTTTAGGTAACCATGATGTTACATTTAGAGACACTAATGAAGTTAACTCTGTGAGAGAATTATGTAGCCATTATCCAAACTTTCACATCTACGAACAACCACAGGAAGTTACTTTTGATAAGCTTCGTGTTTTGATTGTTCCTTGGTTGAATCCCACGGATATGGTTCCTGGTTTGAAAATGATTTCTAAATCAAAATGCCCTGTTATTTTTGGTCACCTTGAAATCTCTGGATTCAATATGAGTGTTACACAGATCTGTGAACGTGGTATGGATCGTAGTATTTTCAAAAAATTCAAAAAAGTGTACTCTGGACATTTTCATCATCCAAACACGGATGGTAAAATTCAATATCTCGGTTCACCATATGAGATGACATTTGCGGACTTAGATGATCCACGAGGATTTTACATTTTTGACACTGACACATTGGAATTAGAATTTATCAAAAATCCTAACAAAATGTTTTATCGGTTAATATACGACGACCGGGAACCACAACCCAAAATTGACCTGACGCAGTTTGAGAACAAATTTTTGAAAGTTGTGGTTACACATAAAACCGATCCAAATGCTTATGAGAAGTGGGTTGATGCTCTTTTTCGTATGAATCCAGCAGAGCTTCACATCAACGATCAGTCTTCGCTTGAAGTGGTGGAAGATGCCGAAGATCAATTCTTAGAGTTTGATGAAAGCAACAAAACTGTTGTCATGTCGGATACTCTCACCATCATCAATAAGTACATCGATGCTATTGGTGTCGATGTTGACAAGCATAAGTTAAAAACTATTTTTCATGAACTGTACGTAGAGGCAAATGGATGAAAAAGTGGACAAAATACAAATTGATAGTATACTGAAAAGAACTTATGAAACGCTATGTAGCTGGTTTTTTGTTTAACAAGGTAGGAGACAAGGTAGCTCTCATCGAAAAGCAACGCCCTGAATGGCAACGCTGGCATTTAAACGGTATAGGTGGGCATATTGATAGGAAGACTCAAGGTCACTCTTGTTTGGAGACTTCATGCGATGTAGGTGGATTTGATCCATGTACTTGTCCATGGGAAACTCCAAAGCAAGCTATGCGCCGGGAATTTCAAGAAGAGACTGGAGTCAATTTGGACGGCTGGAAAGAGTACACCGTGCTCAATGGATCAGATTATGAAGTTCATTTTTTTCACACTTATGATAACGAAGTTTACAATGTTCAAACTAAGACTGATGAAGAAGTTTTAGTCTACAAAGTCGAAAGCATCCTAAGTCCGAAGTACAGTTATCCACTCATCCCTAACTTGCGATGGCTCATTCCAATGGCACTTTCTATGATCTATGAGCCATACATCGTGCAGTACACCGTACAAGAGAACAGACATGAATGAAGAAGAACTAATCGTTCCACCGTGCAAACACACAGATTTTGATATTTGCCAATGCTCCTATTGTAGACGGAGCGCTATGGTAATAGAAGATGTAGGATATTGGGCGGAAGAATATAAAAAGGCTTTTGATGCCGAATCAGATTGGATAGATAAACATCCTCCTTCAGAATATAAGTCTTCCGAATTTGTTGCTTTGCATAAAGCGAGTAATGAAGCGTTCAAAGTTTTTGAAGATGCAATGGATCGTTGGATAAAAACTTTGGATCAAAAACAAATCACCCTTCCTGATGATGTTGTTGAGCAAATCGCCAAATTTAAAGAAACATGATATTATTTAAAGTGTTGCGGTATAAGAATTTTCTATCGACCGGCAACACCTTCATAGAACTTCGTCTTGACAAATCACCGACTACATTGGTGCTTGGTATCAACGGATCAGGCAAATCAACAATGTTGGATGCGATTTGTTACGTCTTGTATAAAAAGTCATTTCGCAAGATCAATCTTTCTCAACTTGTCAATACCATCAACAACGGAGATTGTTTGGCCGAAGTTGAATTTGAGATCGGCACACATTTTTATCGTGTGCGTCGAGGAATTAAACCAGCAATTTTTGAGATTTACGAAGATGGAAATCTACGTCATCAAGCGGCTGGTCAAAAAGATGATCAAGCATATCTGGAAGAAGATGTACTTCAGGTGAATTACGAAGGCTTCACTCAACTTGTTATACTTGGAAATGCCAAGTACACTCCGTTCATGCAGTTGACCGTACCAAAGCGTCGGGAGTTTATCGAAGAAATTTTAGAGATTGGTGTGTTTGGTAAAATGCATGAAATCTTGAAGGGAAAAATCAAGATTTTGGAAACGACACTCAACACATTGGATAAGGACATCGGCAGCAACGAAGAAAAGATTTCATTAGTAGAAGGTTTTATTACAAAACTGGAAGCGGAACAGAAAAAAGTAACTGCTGATACACAGCGCCAAATCGATGATCAGAATAAAATTATTGACGATCTTGCTCCGGTTATTGGAGATTTACAAAATCAAGTAAGCACAGCGACAGCAAACATTCTTCGTGAATCCGAACGTCTTAATGAATTGACACAGAAGAAAATTGATGAGATACAAGCAGCACACGATAAACATGTATCTGAGTTGGACGCACAGACACTTGATTTCTCTGATCTTTCTATCAAGATAACAACATTTTGTTCTCAACGTGACAGTTTTCAACGCAACATCAAGACATTAGGTAAGGATTTGGATTTCTATCGGCAGAACAACTCATGCAATACCTGCAAACAAACCATTCACGAAGATTTTAAGCAGATTATCATCGCAGAGAAACAAGGCAAAATAACCGAATATGAAGAAGCACTTTCAAAATTGGAAAAGAAGATTGCATCATATGAACAAACGGTTGCGGATACAAAGAAGAAAAACGCAGACATTCAATCGCAAATCAGCAAAGCTTTCTCTTCTCATCAATCCGCCGTCCAGCGAATGTTAATGGAAACTCGTAATGAAATCAAAACATTTACTAGCACCATGCAGGCATCTCTTGCGACCCTTCAAGAAGAACTTCACGCCAAGCAAAGTACAGTAAGCGCCGCCCGTCAGTTTGTACGAAAGATGGAAGCTGATATAAAGGCTTCTCAATCGCTTACTAATATTGTAGAACAGCAAAAGAAACACGCCGGATTCGTCACCGAAGGAGAACGATTACAAGCCGACCGGGAAGCAGGAATTGAACTCAACCACTACTATGGAATCTCATCTACCTTCTTGAAAGATACCGGCATCAAGGCTGCGATTATCAAACAATATCTTACCACCATTAACAAGCTGGTGAACAAATATTTGTCTGATATGGATTTCTTTGTGTCATTCCGCTTGGACGAAAATTTCAATGAAACTTTCAAAGCACGTCATCGAGATTCTCTTAGTTATGAAAGCTTCAGCGAAGGCGAAAAAATGCGAATTGACATCGCTTTACTCTTTGCCTGGAGAGATGTCGCAAGGATGAAAAACTCGTGCTCTACCAATTTGTTGATCTTAGACGAAGTGATTGATAGTTCGCTTGACCACAACGGAACAGATTTCTTTATCAAGATGTTGAACGAATTGGCGAACACCAATAATGTCTTTGTGATTTCACATAAGAATGACGCAGCACTCGACAAATTCAAGGATGTGATTCGATTCGAGAAACATAAAAATTTCAGTAGGTTGATTGATGATGTATAATTCGGCTGAATTGAAAAAGTTAAGCAGAGCAGATGCACGAATTGTGGCCGTTTATGAAAAAGGGTATCGGGCCGATTCACACGGAAACATCTATAGCTTTACTGGAAGAAAATTGAAACTCTTCAGAATTCGAAAACCAAAAAACCCTAATTTTCAATTCTCAGCTTGTTTGGATCAGCGATGGTTGTTTCGAGCAGGCGGCGTAAATAAACGAAAACGAAATGTGCGCCGTGTCAATATCAATGTTCATCGCTTCATTGAGTATTGCAAGCGGGGGCAGTGCAGCATTTCAAAATGACGCAGTGATTCATTATGACGGGAACAAGTTGAATGTCTCGCCAGATAATATCAAGTCAGTTACACGTAAAGAAGCTGGTGAAATTCGTAGTCGCAACATTCACCGAAAGAAGGTAACATGATTGACGAAGGAATTATGATAGAAGTCTTAGAAGCCTTGCATTGGGATCAAACCGGCATCACCGCTTCTTTGAATCGAGTTCTTGATATCATAAACGGATATGACTGGTTGGCAGATGGTGACCGTGGGAGCCATACTTATGACGATGATTCCTATTATGAAGAGATTGGCCAATGTTTCGATGCTATTAAAGAAGAGATCGAAACATCGTTGCACACATCCGGGCAGTCGCATCAGCTTTGTTGTGGTAAGTATCGGAGCATTGGACGGCATCCTAAAGTACCTCTCCAGCGCCGCTTACGCATGGGACAGTTATACAATGAATTTGCCGACAACTTAATAGATTTGGCTCTGATTGAAGGTGAAGAATAAATTCACAACTTCGTTCTGCAAAATTTAAGCATTCTTTTTCTCTTTTTATCCAGATTAATTCTGGAGTAAAGCATCATTCGGTCGTGTATTCCGCTCCACTGAGGAATCGAAACTTCTTTTTCAAGTGTAAATTCGCTTTCGAGAAGATGAAAAAAATCTTCATCTCCTGTGCATCCACCATTGCCTTCTCCAACAAAGATGACGGTTTGTCCGGTGTACAATTGGAGAGAACGATGAGCCATCTGAGAATTGTATGGAGGCCAGCATAGGAAGAGTGATCGGTCTGAATGTTTTGCCGCTGCACTTTCAAATCCCCGTTTGACAGGAAAAAACATGGCTTGATTCGGGTGATATTGGTTTTTGTCGGAATCGATGTGTGGTGGATGTGCATCAAATGCCACAATATCACCACCAGCATCTTTCACTAATGCCGCCCAATATCCGGTTCCAGCACCGATTTCAACAATTGGTGAGTGTTTGACCAACATCTTAATTGCAGCTTTATTTGGAATTGCCCAAGTGTACTTTTGTACACAAATTTCACGCAAGGCGAATGACTCGCTGATACGATTACTACGGGTATGATACCAATCACACAACTCTACTCCACCTGTTAATTTTAGGTATTTTTTGAGAAGAATGTTTTCCATTTCAGTATTCTTCGATGTAACAGGCGTAGCCTTTCCAGTCATTGTCATCAAAATCGTGGAAGGTAATGTCCATCAGCGTGAGGCTGTGTCCTTCAAGTTTTGGTTCCCGATTGCGATAAACTTCATGCTCGAAACCAAGGGAAACTTCTTTTAGAGCTTCCCAGTATTCTTGGCCGGTAGCTTCTGCAATTTTGAGCTTCGACCATACATGATCCAAATACATGCTCCACATACCCGGCTCCATGATGTAGATGAGGTTCCAGAGAATGCTGGTTGGCGTTGAATCACATCCTTTACGGAGTGCGACGTGCAAACACTCTGGTAGATCGTCTTTGGTGAGACCAAGCGGTTTGCGTTTAGAGACCACTGGTGGTGTGGTCGTTGATTTCGTTTTCTTTGTTTTCATTTGTTTTCTGTCTTTCGACTGCTTTCAAGAGATCTTCAATCATGTCATAGACGGACTGCTTGCCTTCGTTGAATGCGTTCTCAAGCGCCGTTTCAAGCAAATTCTCTGCGCTCGGCCCGTCACTCGATTGGTCGAATGCACATTCGCTCATTTTTCTTCGAAGAGTCTTTGCTCGTGCTTTGAAATTCTTCATACATCTACCAGTATAGCACGCTTACATAATGCAGATTTTGTGGGTTCGTTTTCCACGAGTGGCGATGGTACCAGTTTTCAGCCATGCTGATGGCAGCATACAGGCACGCCCTGCGTGATTCATAATTGCTGACTAGAAATGTCTGGGCGAATGAAAATCCGTCCGTGACAACATAACCGTTTGTGGTGCTAAGAATATCCATTTTCATCCTCCAAATCTGCCAAATATTCCCAATCAAAATCTTCCACAGAAGCTTTTCGTGGTCCCGAAGGGCTTTCATATTTATGACGAACCCAACCAGATTCGAACTCCCATTGCTCGCCTTCATATACATAGCAGCCTTGCTCCTGCGCTCCACAATCCGGGTTTTCGCAGACATTGGCTGTTACTTGAACGCTTCCCACGCCTACATCAACATATTCGGCGTTATCCTCATAAATTTCTCCGCAAAATGGGCAGCTTCGATTTGGCGGCTTATCGCACAATTCAATCATCGCTTCCCGCCAGCCGTCATACATGACAGTTCGAGCGTGGTCTACATCTCCCATAATCCACTAGCGTAGCAAATCTTTAGATTCATGTCAAGTTTAGATATATTTGACGAATTTTAGACTATATGCTAAACTGGTATTGATGACAGGTAAAGTCAACATTGAAGCCAAGAATTTGCTTGCTAAACTCTTGGCTTCTGAAAATATTTGGATACGTCACTGCCGTGTGGAGACAGCTTCGTTTGATCTTGTCCAGCGTGTTCTCACCTTCCCAATGTGGAAGGAAATGAGTGATTGTGTTTACACGCTTCTGGCGGGGCACGAAACATCGCACGCTCTTCATGCATACGACACCGTTAAAGGAAAACGAGTAAACGTCTCAGCCACGGTTTATGCTAAACGTATTGATCCTCAAAATTTAGATCTTGCTGGCATGTATTGGAACATTGTTTTGGATGCTCGTGATGAACGTCTCATCAAGGTTCCATATCCTGGCATGAAAGCTGTTTTTGCTACGGGATATCGAGAGCTTTATGACAACGACATGTTTGGTATAAAGACGAAAACTTCTCGCCAAATTGATGCGTTGTCGCTCATTGATCGGATTAATCTTCAATCCAAAATCGGACATGTTTTACAATTGACTTTTACTTCTGAAGAAGAAACGCTTCTTCGTAAAGTTGCAACTACGATCACAATGGATGATGTTGTTGAAGTCACCAAAGAGATCTATAATTGGTCAAAGAAAAACGAACTTCAGCCGCCGCCACCTATTACCATGAAGATGACGATGGAAGAGCTTGAAAAATTTTTGAAAGATAATCCAGATATTCAACCCGGCAACGGTTGTGGCGGGCAAAAAATCGAAATCGAAATCACTGATCTTGAAGGTGACAAAGAAGACGAAGACGGTGATGAATCTGGCTCTGGTGACGATGACGAAGGTGACGATAAAGGTAACGGTGACAAGTCCGGTAATGGAAAAAGCAAGAGTGGCAATGAAAAAGATGAAAAAGATGACGGTAAAGAAGGCGGCGATTCTGGCAAGGAAGCTAACGGTGATGGAAAAGAAGGAGCCAAACCTAAGAAAAATGGTAAAGGAAAAGTCGGTGGAAAGCAAGTTAGTAATGGTAGAGAATTCACAAAGCCGGTAGATCCTGGCCCGCCGCCTTCGCCTTCGACTCAGCATCACTTTGATGAAATGCTCAAGAAATTGCTTGATCCGAACGCTCAAGAAATCGTCTATGTGACTCTACCGAAGCCGAATTTAAAGAACATCATTATTCCATACGAAAACGTTCATGAAGGCATCCGTAGACATTTTGGGCGTGATAAAATCGAGCAAGCAGAAAAAGATTTTGCTGCGTTTCGTGATGCCCAATTGCCGATTATCAATTACATTCTTCAACAGTTTGAAATGCGGAAACAGGCTGATCGGTACAAGCGTACTCGCCAACATAAAACTGGTATGTTGGATACGCTTCAATTATCCAACTATAAGACACGTGATGATATATTCAAGACGATTGCTATTTGTCAAGACGGCAAAAATCATGGTCTTATCTTTGTGGTTGATTGGTCTGGCTCTATGCAAAATCAAATGGCCGGAACATTAGAACAACTGATTATCTTATGTTTGTTCTGCCGTAAAGCGCAAATTCCGTTTGAAGCGCTTTCACTCACTACAGGCGGCACAAATGCGTTCTCTCGTGAACCAGGAAATCTTGCGTATGCTCAGAATTTTCGCATGAGAAATTATATTTCCTCTAAGATGGTTCCTGCTGAATTTGTAGCTGCATGTGTGAACCTGTTTGCATTAATGCCGGATGGTCGATTCTCAGGCGGTCCAACCGCTGATAATCTGATTGGTTGCACTCCGTTGGATGAAAGCATTATTACCACAATCGATTTGATAAAAGAGTTCAAAACAAAAACGGGTGCTCAGATAATTCATTCTATTTTTTTGACCGATGGTGGCGCAAATACGGTTAGTCAATATTTTGATATGGCTGGTAACACATGTAATATGGGCGGTCGTAATTATTATTATAATAGTCCAACTACTAATTCTGGCACCAAATATTTGGTAGATGATAGAGAAACGCATAAGACATATGCGTTCACTATTGGAAATATGACGCCAACGATGGTGAAAATTCTTCGGGATAGAAACAATATAAATGCTGTTTGCTTTTATGTTGGCGGTCAATGGGATAATTTCTTTACATCCGCTATTGATAATGTGAAACGGACACAACTCAATAAAGAGTTTCAAGAAAACGGCTTTGTTATATCAACTGAGTGGGGTTTTAATGCGACATACATCACCAAGCAAGCGGATTGGCGTCTGAAAGATATTCGGCTGCGTCCGCAAAAAATCGAAGTTGGGACACCCGAATATTTAAAACAAGTTGAGAAAAATTTTATAGCACAGGGACAGAACTTAATGAAGCAACGAATTCTTTTGGACCATTTCGTTGGCATGATAGCTTAGGATTACGAAAATCTATTTGATATCCAGTTCTTAAATAATGTTTCCAATTTTTAACATTACATGGCAAACATAAAGGTTGAATGTTTGAAATCCAATTTGTGCCACCTCTTGATAGTGGAATGATATGATCTGGTGTTAAATGTCTTTCGGCTTTCCGACGACTAGTTAATTTTGATTCATGAATGCCGCAGTCAAGACAATGATTGCCATATTGTTCTTTTAAATTGATCCATTGTTGCGTGGAATGAAAACCTTCGGCTCCTGATCGCTTGGCACGAGTTTTTATATGTGATATCCGATTATTTTCACGAGATTTTCCTGGATTCTCTTTTCGATATTTTTGTTGATATTTACGTTGATGCTCGCAACTATTTTCTAGATGGCGATGTTTACGATTGTATTCACGACATTTTTCTAAATTTTCTTGCTGCCATTTTTTATTCCGACGTTTTTTTTCTGGATTTTCTTGATATCGTTTATGACTTTTCTTAGAAATCTTTTCTAAATTTGTTTGATAATATTTTTGATTGCTCTCATGACTGCAATCAACGCATTTTTTATCCTTCACATACCTTCTTGTAGATCCACACTTCCGGCATGGCTTTCCTTCAAAATATTTCGATGCTAAATTATCGTTAGACATTGCGCTCCTGTTAGTGCTTTGTTTAGGTGGGTGCGGCGTTTCTGGCGTCACATCCACCGCTTGTATTTATACGCACCTTGTGTTAAACTGGTATAGATGAAGACGATACCAAATGAAGAAAAGCAGGCGTTTATTGATGTCTTTCAAAAAGTTCACGGCGCAAATGTGGAAATTATTACACGCCAGCAGATTCAAGAATTGGTTGAAAAACATGGCGCACCGGACCCGACTTGGTTATGGGTTAATGGTGAATATAAAATTGGCAATGGCACATACAAAATTCCAGAATTTTTCTTGAAGAAACCCAAAATGCCAAAAATCGATTTAAACGGTGTGCGTGATCTGGATAACGGGATGGGAAGTTTCGATACTGAAAAAATTCCATTTGACCTTTCAAACGCCGCTGTAGTTCCACCAGAAGATCCGCTTTATGTACCTTTTGGAAACTATTACGATGCAGAGACTATTGCGAAGAGCAACAAATTTTTTCCGTACTGGATTTATGGTCTCAGTGGTAACGGCAAAACTCTTTCCATTGAACAAGCGCACGCCCGCCTGAAGAAACAGCTTATCATTGTTCCGATCACCCGTGAGGCGGATGAGGACGCTTTGCTTGGTGGTCTCCGTCTATGGAAAGGAGACACCGTTCCATTTTTTGGTCCGATTACAATGGGTGCTCTGCTTGGTGTTACGGTTTTGTTGGATGAAACAGATCTTGGCGACGAGAAATTGATGTGTTTGCAAACAGCACTTCAGAACCGTCCTTTTCCAATCAAACGGCTTGGTAAAGTTATTACTCCGCAACCGGGTTTCAATTTAGTGGCGACGGCTAACACAAAGGGTCAAGGTAGCGATAGCGGCAAGTTCATCGGTACTAACGTCATGAATGAAGCCATGTTGGATCGCTATGTCAACTTCTTCGATCAAGACTACCCGCCCATGGATGTGGAGCGGCAAATTCTCACAAAGGTTTTGACTTCGCTTGGACACAATAATCCGAAAGAAGCTACTTTTGTTGAGCGGTTGATTTCATGGGGAGCAAAAGTTCGCAAAGCTTACGAAGAGCAAGCCATCAGCGAAGTTATTACAACTCGGCGATTGGTTCATATTTGCCGGTCGTATGACATGTACAGTAAGGATCGCAAAAAAGCAATTCAACGTTCTGTCTCTCGCTTTCAGACGCATGTGCAAACTGCGCTCTTGGAATACTACAAGTTGATTGACGAAGATTGGGGCAAAAAAGAAGAAGAAGCAAAGCGCACAGAAGACGCAATGAAACGTGGAATTGACCCTGAAACTTCGTTTTGACTTAAAACCCACGCTTTGTATAAATAGTTTGCATGGAACAAAATTCATGCAAAATTTATTATTGTTATAAGGCTACCAACGATGTCAATGGCAAGATTTACATTGGTTTTGCCACTAATCCGCAAATGAGATGGCGTGAACACAAACGAGATGCTGATAAAGGTAAGGGGTACATATTTCATCAAGCTATTCGAAAACATGGATGGGAACATTTTCATTTTGAAGTGGTATGTTGTGGCAGAGATAAATTGGCGATGCTCGAATTTGTAGAACCGGCATTGATAGAACAATATCAGAGTGGCATTCATCAGCACGGCTACAACATGAATAGAAAAGTAATGGGCGCAGTTGGTCGTGTAGTGGATAAGAGAAAATCACAGCCATGTACCGAAGAAACAAAACAAAAACTTCGTGTTGCCAGTACCGGAAACAAATATCGTGTTGGTTGCAAAGACTCCGAAGAAGTCCGTAAACGAAAGAGTGAAGTTCTGAAGGGCAACAAACGGAGTTTGGGAAGAGTGCAACCGCCAGAAATTAGGCAAGTGATAAGTGCAGCCAGTCAAGCAATGTGGGACATATTATCACTTGAAAAGAGATCTGATCGTGTTCAAAGATTTTTAGAAAATGGCAAATCTACTCGGTTTAAGAAAAAATTGTCAATTCAACAGGAAGAAAACATTCGTATTCGATTTCAAAATGGAGAACGAGTTTCTGCTTTAGCTAAAGAATATGGTGTTCATGAAGTCACGATGTGTAAAATCACCGGCCCGCAAACGAAGAAGAATTTGTCGCTTCAACAAAAAGAAGACATCCTTGTTCGACTACAAAGTGGAGAGCGAGTTTCTACTTTAGCTAAGGATTATGGTCTTCATAGAACTACAATAAGTAGAATTAAGAAATTGTTAGAAACATCCAACAATTATTAACATCGGACATGGAGGTTATGATGCTCGAACGATTCGTTAAGTGGTTGAGTAAAGTTGAAGTTGGTCCTATTGGGCGGGTGTATCTAATCGGGCTGATGTTTTTGTCTATTGGAGTTGGGTATGTGAAAAATCTTGGCGGCGGATACATCATGTTTGGTAGTGGTGTAATATTTTATGCTATTCTTCGATTTTTGGACTCATTTGATTGGAGCAGTTTATGATAATTATATTATATGCCGATGATCGAGATCATAGCGGCAATAATAAAACAACTAAAACGATTGAAGCAGAGTATGTCGCCATCAAACCACAATTCATTCGTTGCATTCAGGGAGACAAAGAAACTGTTCTTTATTTTGGTCAAGATTTACATAATAATCCTCGCTGGCGCAATATTGATACCGGTGAAGAATGGAAAGAAATTAGTGTATGCCAAAAATGAACTGTGAAAAATGCGGCGACATTCCTATGGCGTATCTGGATGGGTATTCCTTTGGTGACACGTTGCTTGAAGGTGTGACTTTTGAGATCCGCATTAAGAACGGTAAAGTGACTACAAGGAATGCAACGAATTTCTTTTGAGTTTGGATGAATAGTTGTAGATACATCCTCTGACTTGACATATCTCAAATCTGCGGTATCCTAGTTCTGAAGCACGAAAGAATGTGCCTATGAACTAAATGTCAAACGAATATTCTGCTACAGAACAACCTGATCCTATTCAAAATTCCAAACCTGCCTGTTGGGATCTTGTAATTGAAAGAATGCGCCAGCGTGATGCACTTGGGCGTAAAAAATATGGGACACCGCTTCAACCACATAATGGTAGAAATGCACTTCAAGATTTTTCAGAGGAATTATTAGATGCTATTGTTTATAGTGAACAACTTCAGACGGAACTTAAATGGTTAGGAAGAGATTTACAAACCCTACTTGTCAAACTTGTGGCGCTTCGGTATCAAGGAATGGAAGATCTTGCCGAAAGTGTTTCTTTGTTGGAATTAATTTTAGTTCAAAATCCTGTATTAAATGCGGGTTAGAATTTACTCCCAAATCACCATTTAAAGAAAAAGAAAAATTGTATCGTAATACACTCGATTTACTTATCTATGTACGGCAACGCATTTTTGAACGGGATGGAAAATAAAATGCCATATCTTAATATCAAAGTAACATCACAAGATGATAATGACCTGAATACATTCGCTCAATTTTTGAAAACGGCAGAACATTGTTGTCGCATAGGAGCAAGTCGTAGGCTTGTATTAGTAGTAGACGGCGATGGTTCCGCCAGTCTTCATTTTGATTTTGGTAAAACTAATGTTTCTGAACTTACACCAAGAGATGTAGATGGTGCATTAGAATTTTACATCGGAGAATAAATTATGAAACTCTCACAGAACACTCTAACACTCCTGAAAAACTTCACAGCCATTAACAAAGGCATTGTGTTGCACCCAGGAAATAAACTATATTCACGCAAAGAATCACTTATTGCTGACGCCACCATTACTGAAACCATTGAAAAAGAAGTTGGCATATTTGATCTAAGCCAGTTGCTTAACATCATTGGACTTTATGATGACCCGGTACTGGATTTTGGTGATGATTGCTTACGCATTGCAGAAACAGACGGAAAGGCAGAAACTAAGTATGTGTACGCCGCTCCTGGTATCGTCAGTGGCGGAACTATTCCAAAGCAAAAAGTAATGCAAATTTCTGAAGATGGGATCGACTTTGTTCTTACCGAAGATCAATGGACCAAACTACAAAAAGCCATCTCCATTCTTTCTGTACCAGAAGTCAAAGTCACATCGGACGGCAAAGTAGTCCGCATTGAAACCGTTAATCACAAAAACACGAGTGGAAGTTCTTTTTCTATCGTGCTTGATGCTGATGCACATGGAATTCAATGTAACATGGTATACAATCGGGATGATATGCCTTTGCTAAAAGGTTCTTATACCGGGAAAGTCGGACCTAAGTTCACGATTTTCAAGAATACCAGTGGTTACGATTTGACTTATGTTGTCGGTGTGGAACCTACGACTTCAACGTTTGGAACTGAAGACGAAGAATAATTATGATGAAGCAAGTTTTGTGGGTCGAACTTTATAGACCCCATACAATCGCAGATTGTATCTTACCACCAGCCCTAAAAACTACTTTTCAAGAAATTGTCAATTCTGGTGTGATTTTGAATATGATCCTATCTGGTAAAGCGGGGGTGGGAAAAACCAGCGTGGCACGAGCCATTTGTGATGAGTTAGATATCAGTTATCTTATTATCAATTCTTCAGAACGAGGTAACATTGACACGATTCGTACAGAGGTTCGAGAATTTGCATCAACTCAAAGTTTTACTGGTGATCGAAAAGCAATTATTTTTGATGAATTTGATTACGCAAACGCAAATTCAACTCAACCGGCACTTCGTAGTTTTATTGAAGAGTTTGCAGTGAACACGTCTTTTATTTTCACATGCAACCATCCAAATCGTATCATTCCTGAATTACATTCGAGAGCGCCGGTCATTGAATTTCATATTTCAAAAGATGACAAAGCTGACATGCAGAAGCAGTTTCTCAAGCGACTGCGTGTGATTCTCGATACTGAACAGATTCCTTATGAACCACAAGTCTTGGCGCAGTTGATTTTAAAACACTGGCCTGACATGCGTCGAACTATTAATGAACTTCAGCGGTACTCCAAGCAGGGAAAGATCGATGCTGGTATCATGGAGCAAATCAAAGACGCTCCGGTGGGAGATTTGTACAAAGCCATTAAAGATCGTGATTTCAGAACAATGCGAACATGGTGCGCCCTTCATAACGATAATGACTCTGTGCGTGTCATGCGGCGAATTTACGATGGTATGTATGATATTTTTGATCGTGAAACCATACCAGATATTGTGCTTCTAATTGGAAATTATCAATATCAAGCAGCGTTTGTAAGCGACCATGAAGTTCATTTGTGTGCGTTTTTAACTGAACTGATGCAGATTGCAAAATTCAAATAAGGTTTGGTGTGATAGGTCAAGGTGCGGTGCGGACAGGTCGGGTATGGTAAGCTAAGGAAAATGAGTTTGCCCCACAATAAAGAAATAGATGACCTTTTCAAGTTTGGTCAGAAGTTGGTTGATACTGGGAAAGCAGAAATGTGTCTTACGATTCTTCCGGCATCTGATCTATTCTGGCAGCATCCAAAGTTGATTGATGCTGCTGGTCTTGCGGCTGAGAAATTGGGACAATACGAGTTAGCTAAGGATTACTACTACAAAGCTATCAAGTTATTCCCAAGTTATCCGCCGCCGTATGTCTATGCGATGCGGATTAATGAAATACTATGGGAATATCAAGAATCGGAACGAGTATTGTATGTTGGATTAGGATACGCTCCTAACGATCCTTTTTTATTGGCTGCTGAAGGTGAGTATTTACTACGAAATCGGGAGTACGAAAAAGGTTGGAAGAGTTGGGAGTATCGCATGGTTCGTCGGAATTTATGCGAAAAGAATAAAGACCTTCCTGTATGGAATGGCGATGATTTAAATGGGCGTACTCTTTTGGTTGCAGGAGAACAAGGTATTGGTGACCACATTATGTTCGCTCGGTATTTGAAACCACTCAGTGAGAAGGGAAATGTAGTTGTGTACCTTCAAATACCAACGAAAATGGATGCATTGTTACAATCTATTTCAACTATTCCCGTGTATTCTAAGCCAGAACAATTAGCAACTGTAGACAAGGTTGATTGTTGGGCGACTATTGGAAGTTTGCCATTATTGTTGAATGACTATATTCCTACACCGATGGTTTATATCGAAGCTGATCCAATAAAGGAAGCTAGATACTCTTCATACTTCAATGATAAAAATTTTCGAGTGGGCCTATGCTGGCGTGGAAACTCAAGAAATTCACGAGACGCACAAAGATCTATTCCATTCAAGATTTTAAAACCATTGCTTGATGTTCCTGGAGTTGCGTTCTATTCCTTACAGAAGGATGACCACGAATCAGGATTGCAAAATATTACTGGCAACGATTTCGATAGCACAGCGGCAATGATAGCGAACCTAGACCTAGTTATCACTGTGGATACAGCCGTAGGACATGTAGCGGGTGCAATGGGTAAGCCAGTGTGGATCATGATTGGTCTCAATTCAGATTGGCGTTGGGGTGTGCGTGACACACTGAAGTCAACTTGGTACACATCGGACATATTATTCTGGCAGAATGAACGTGGTAATTGGAATGAATTGATAGGTAGAGTGAAGGCAAAACTATATGAAACAGTGGATGTGGCGCAATCAACAATATCAGCAATTTCGACTAATAGAAATTGGAGACATATTTTATGAAAATTTGGGAATCAAAAGTAATCAATCTAGTTCAACAGACTGATATTGAATTAGAGTTCAACGAATTGGGTAAAGCCGGATGGCATTTTGCTACTTTGTTGGCAACTCCATTTGGAGTCAAATGTATCATGCAACGTGAGACAGATCGTGATGTTGACGACAGCGCTGCAATGGACGAACTCAAGAAGAAATTTGGGATGTAATTATGACGAAAAGATCAGCAGTATACGAAGCATTTGATGGCGAACGGGATTATCAGGACGAAAAATGGGGTGGAAATGGAACTCATGGAGTTCATTCTATCACAGAGTTCCTGGTCTATATTCAGGACTACACTGAAGAAGCTCTTCACATTGTAACCCATGAAGAAGACGAAACCGCCAATCAAAAGGCGTTGCACATCGTTCGTAAGATTGGTGCGTTGGCTGTCGCCTGTATGGAACAACATGGCGCACCTAAGCGGCAGAGACCATACAAGATTGTTGGTGGTGAAGGTCAAGGCGGATTCTAATGCCCGCTGATTTAGGACTTTACTTAACGTCCATCAACAGTACGAAAAAGAATGTGATGAGAGATCTGGAAGTTGATCCATCAGTGATTACTGGCTACCCATCTTTCATCATCAATCGATTATTGAGTTATCACAAAGATGCCGTTCTGATTGTGAATGCTTTGAACAAGCTGCCATTGTTGGACCCACAATTACAGTATGAATTTCTGCTTTATGGTTTGCCGAAAGCAAAGCGATTTGCTAAGTTGCATAAAGCTGTAGTGCCGGAAGATTTGGATCTCATCAAACGATATTACGACTACAGCACCGAAAAAGCGATGGAAGTAATTGATCTTCATACGCCGGATGAACTCGAAGAGATTAGAGATTACTTAAACGAAGGTGGACTCACCAAGAGAAAGAAATGACCCAAACACATTTGCTGCCGGTTGAAAAATTTGAAGAACTGATCGGTGAAGGTTTGTGGGTAGGCCACCAATTTGAATGGAACGGACAGCAATGGATGATTGCCAGCATAGGCCAAGCGATCATTCAAAATGGTCAGCGCTTCGTGCCGGTGGAGATTGAAATTTTCTGATTTGCAGTGAAAGCTGCTTTGTGCTATTCTTGTATGTGAAGGAGCATTATGAAATTTACATATCGAGATGTAGTGTACTGGATTGAGTTCCAATACGAAAGCCGGAAGAAAGGCAAAAAGACCCGCAATTATACGTTCGCTCGAATCAAAACTGGTGACCGAGATACGGAACAAATCGTTGCCGAAGGCCGGGTTGCTCGTTTCGTGTTCGATCCATTCGATAAAGAACACGCTCGCCAGTTTGCTTTGGAATCAGCAATCGACAACAATCTGTTTTTCCGTGATGAGATTGATATGCGAGAATTTCGGCGTCTGGCGCACATTGCCTACCACCGCCGTCCAGGTGGCTTGGATTATGAGCGTGCTGTCAGCAAGGGTTTGGTTGATCGAGTTCCGCCGCAAGCACCGGCTCCGCATTTCAATATTCAGACGGCTTAACCCCAATCATTTCAATAATTTGGGCTGGTGCTGAGAAATCAATCTTGACTTAGATGTAGCAAATGTGCTATTCTTTAATCATGATTGACAACGAACCAAAGGTTTTCCAGATCCCGGTTGAGAATATGCCCGCTCTTGAAGAAAAGCTGGCAAAGCTCAACAAACGGGCTGCAAAATTAGGCTGCGAACCCATCGTTCTCACCGTGACTGGCGAAAAGATGATCGATGTTCAGGATCATCGCCCCGAAGACGAAGATTACGACGAATTCAATCAGGGCCGTCGTTACGTCGCACCGCACACCCACCTTGAAAAACGTATCTTGGTTACGGTTTCCGGTTCTGCTCCGAAGTTGAATGGTTGGGCCATCGCTGCCGTTATTGAGCACACTGACGGTGGAAACATCCTTCGGGCCGTGCCGCCTTTCACTACCGAATCTTTTGACATCAAATTTCGCACCAGCGCTCCGATTTGCGACCACTGCGGTTATGATCGTCGCCGGAAGGACACCTACATCGTTCGCAATGATGATGGTCGTCAGGCGCAGGTTGGACGCACTTGCTTGACGGATTTCACCGGCCACAAATCACCTGAAGCCGTTGCTTCGTGGGCTGAAATCATCAGCCAGTTGGAAGACATGATGGACGGTTTCGGTGGCGGTATGGGCCACGGCGAACGGTATTACACGCTGCTGGAAGTTCTGGAAGCAGCCGCTTGCGTGATTCGCCGGGATGGTTTTATGAGCAAAGCGGCGGCGCAGAAAATTTTCGGCCAGAACGGCGATTCGGTTACCACCACTTCAAGTAGGGTCGCATGGCTGTTTTCGCCGGTTACTGGTTCTAGCCGCAAAGCGCAGGAAGAGCGAGAAGCGAAGGATGCCTACAAGGTCGAAGATTCGGACAAGGCGAAGGCTCAGTTGGCGCAAGATTGGGCGGCGAACCTGAATCCTACCGAAGCGCAGGATTATCTTTGGAACCTTCATGTTGTCGCCAACATGGAATTCATCACTCTCCGCAATTTTGGTCTGGCCGTCTCCATGATTTCAGCCTATCAGCGTGAACTGGATCGCATCGCCGGAATCGAATACGAAAGGAAGACCCGTCCGGTTTCACAGTTCGTCGGCACGGTTGGCAAACGGGAAGACTTCACGGTTACACTCAAAAAAGTCATCGGTCGGGAAGGTAACTATGGTCTCACCACAATTCACATTATGCTGGACACCAATGGCAACCGGATGACGTGGTTCAAAAGTGGCAATGCGGAAATGGAAGAAGGCCACACTTATGTGCTCAAGGGCACGGTGAAGTCGCACGAAGTCTACAACAAGAATAAGGACTGCGATGGCAACCCGTTGGGCGTGGGCGAAAACCAGACCATCATCTCTCGCTGCAAAGTGGTACGAGAGATCACACCGGAAGTGGTTTTGGACGCTTCCGTTGCGGCGGTTGTCGATGAAGTACTTGAAGGGAACGGAAAATGAACAGGAACGACGAGCTTTTGGACGAACTTTACGCCGGAACTTCGATGTCTCGGCACGCCTTCTCGGTAGAAGAAATGGATGAATCTTTGGAAGAAGGTTTTGATATGCTGGACGAAATGCATCATTCCGCCGAGATGGTTCAATGTCACTTCTGCCATTGCGATCTGCATGAGAACAACAACGCCATGACACGATATTTTGATGGCAAAGAACTGGCTGCACGTGGCTTTGGATGGATCTCCGTTATCGTGGAGCCATTTCAAGAAGTGCCGTGCTGCGACATCTGCATGGACAAACCCGAAACGATTTTTATGATGGCGTGAACCGGTGGTGGCGATAGAATCACTTGGACGATTTATCCAACCGGCCCCATCGATGATTACGATTCGCTCCGCTAAATGTGGTATACTAAAATATATGCAAGAATCAGTTGGAGTTCTTTACGCACCGTTTCAAACATCGTCATTGCTCGAAGTTCATCGTAATATTCTCACCGAAATGCAGCAAGCGCACGTGCAGATTGTGATTGCACTGCCGGTGCGCCGAGTGACGCCAACGAAAAACGCTCCGCTGGACTATGCTACACGTGAAGCAATGATTCGGCAGTATTTTGCCAGTTTCAAAAGATACATTCATGTTGTACCTGTAGTAGACCGGAAGTATCCCAAGAACAAAGTTGTTGCCCTGGAGGATGCCGTTAAGTCGCTGTTCTCCAATTCTCCAACTGTATGTCTGTATGCCGATACTGACTTTATGGAATTGTATCTGAAAAATGGTGGTATGTGGAAAACAAAGAAGGGCAATTCCCATCCATTGTCCATCGGTGATTTGGAATGTTTATCACGGAAGGCCGAACTTGATTATGCTCTTGTATCTGATGACAAATTTCGCCGTGGTGTAATTTTTGGATTGCAGAGCCAGTTCCCGATTTCTTGGCCCACAGTGGATATTGCAATTCGTCGGGTTGTTGGCGGTAAAGTTTTATATCTTTTTGGTAAAAAGCCGGGTGAGCATGGCTGGCGATTTCCTGGCGGTTTCAAAGATCGAAAAGATTCTAATTTTGAATCTGCCGTCTGGCGTGAAGCGATGGAAGAAGTATTGAAAAAAGGCATCGAACCGCAAAAAGTTTTTGAAAAACCATGTTATGTTTCCAGTCGCAATGTCAACGACTGGCGTTACAAAGACGAAGTAGATGGCATCACCACGCTATTTTATGTGACGACCTTTATGGGAACCGAAGATCAGATCAAGGCCGGTGACGATCTTTGCGATACTAAGTGGTTCTGCCTAGAAGATATAAACCAGGAAGAAATTGAGGGAGAGCACATCTACCTTTATCAAGATCTGTGCGAATATGAAAAGCAACGCATAGGACCGCAGCATTGCAATGTCTGCAACACACTCTTAACATGTGACTGTGGTATTCCGCCGAAATGAGTACAAAATGAAAAAACTAACGGTATTACTTACAGCATTGTTTTTGTTTACTGCGTCGTTGTGTGGCGGATCAATCACGCTTGATTTTTCCGTCCATATGAACCAACTAACAGATTCCAATTCAAATATTGTAACAACTTTCCAACCATTCGACATGAATGTTCAGACTGTCTTGGATGACACTTTTACATACGCAAGTCTTTTAGGCCCTACAGACACTTCTTTTATTTTTGGAGACGGAACACAAATCTACAGTCCGTTGTCTCAATTGTTTAGTATGGGGTACGACAAATCTATGTTCACACCGGACAGCGGCATTACGGATGTTCTGATTAGTGCGTACACATACACATCAGTTGAGTTTGGAAATGGGGGATATTATGAATCTGCTACATTTGATGCTGCATATGAATACTTAGGCTATGATTCAGCGACAACGGCAACGCCACTACCAAAAGAGTTTGGTTCTGCCGATCTTCAAAATTTGCTTCTTGCAGATGTAGGACAGCAATTTTCATATATTGAAAGTATGATGACTTGGCCTATCTACACTGACAGCGACGGAAGGCAATCATCAGCGGGAATTCCTTTTGGGTATCAATTTCAAGGCGATGCCACATTGACCAGCGTAACACTTAATGAAACACCAGAGCCATCTACGATGCTTATGGCATTGCCGCTGCTGTTGTTTTTCTTGAACAAGATTCGCCGGTAATCTATAATTTTTGTTCCTTTGTGCCCCATGTCATTACAAGTATGACATAAAGGTTGAATATTGGTAATCCAATTGGAACCACCCTTTGAGACCGGAATAATATGATCTTGTTCTAATGGCTTGTCTAATTCAGATCCAAGTCGTCCGCAACATAAACATCGGTTGCCATATTGTTCTTTAAGATCAAGCCATTCTTGAGTCGTATAGAAGCCTTCAATATTTTTAATAAGTGCTCGTCGCTTTTGGGCTGCGACTGCCTTAACAGATTTTCCTTTTGATGATTTTAGATATTCTTTTCTTGCTTGAGACCGAAGCCACCGATCATAAGTAAATTTTCCTTTTGAAGAATTTTTATATCGGTGTACAGTCTCTTGTCTTATTTCTTTTCCATTTGTTTGATGGTATAATTTTCTGGATGCTTTGTATGTAGGAGAGAGATAATAATTTTTTCGTGTTGCTTTTCCTTTTGGTGATTGAAGATATTTCTTTCGTCGTGCTTTAGCGCATTTATAACAATTTTTATTACTGATATATCGTAATGTTCCTCCACAGTTTGAACAAGGAATTCCATCAAAAGTTTTGGTCGATTGATAAATAGGCTCAGGCATGACGGGTCACTCCGTTGTGATTAGGGCGACAAAAGCGTGGAAAGCGTTTCTGTCGCCTGTTTTATTTATACCTTTCAATTTGTGTTATACTGAAAGTATGAGTAAACCAACATTGAATCGAGACGAATTAAAGATAAAGCCGACCCCGGTGAAACACCAGAAGGTCTTCCTGCCAGCCTTGGGTTTGGGCGTCTGTGTCTCTACGGGTTTTGGAGATGGTTGCTACAATGTTTATGCTCATGTATCAGATGAAGGCACTTGGGGCAGGCGTGTAGGCGCAATCTTTATCGACTTCATGGGTAACGCTTTTGGCGACGAAGACGAGGAAGAGCTTGAAGAAGCCGAAGAAATTCGGGAAGTGCAGGCTCTTGCGGACGAAGGCAAATGTCCCGAATGCGGAAAGATGCTTGATAGCGTGCGACAAGTTAAATGATGGTACTCTCGGCCCCACAATGTCGCATCTAAATTGACAACAATCTGAATTTGTGCCATACTGGAATTTGAAGTATGAAAATATGAGAATGATGACGCCAGAAGAATTAGTACCGCTGATTCACAAAACTAGCACGAAAGTTGTGCTGATAATCACTGGTGGCGGCACAGATGTTCTTCCGATGCTTTTGAGGCGTGGTGGTGGATCGGCCACGCTTCTTTCCGCCCGTGTTCCTTATGCTAATACCGAAACGGTGGAACTTTTGGGTGGGGAGCCGGAAAAGTTCGTCAGTGAGGCGACTACTCGCCAATTGGCTATGGCTGCGTACCAGAAGGCGTTGGCGCTATCAACGGACAATGCCCCGGTCATTGGTGTGGCTTGCTCTTCGGCCCTCCAGAAGACCCCTAATGAGCGGGAAGGACGTATTCACTACATCCACGCAGCGCTCCAAACTGGCAGCAAAACAGTTTCGCTTTCCGTCACGATTGATCCGAAAAAGTTCACACCTTGGAATGCCATTCAGACCCGTGAATGGGAAGAAGGCATCAATGCGGATTTGCTGTTGAATCTGGTGGCGGAAGGTTGTGGTATCGAAGGCCGTTTGGCGCTTCCTGCTGTTGATGTTGTACGCCGGGAGTCTTCAATTTACAGCGGCTACTTCCCGGAATTGTTGGACAGCAAAGTCAAAGCGTTGGCCTACACTCCAAACATGGGCATTTTTCTACCGTTTGGTCGGAGTGATATGCCACGATACTTGCTCCCTGGCAGCTTCAATCCGGCGCACGCCGGTCATGAAGAAATGGCTGCTTATGTGGAGCGGCATGGTATTGGTAGCTGTGATTACGAATTAAGCATCCGTAATGCTGACAAGCCGATCTTGGATTTTATTTCTCTTGAAGAGCGATTGAAGACTGTGGGTGATCGGCGGGTGTGGTTGACAAATGCGCCCACCTTTGCGGAGAAAGCTAGAATTTTTCCTAACACAACATTTCTTGTTGGGTATGATACAATAATTCGCATTGTAAATCCTAAGTACGGAAATGTAGATGAGGTTTATAAAACCTTTATGGATTGTGGAACCCGTTTCTTGGTTTTTGGTCGAAAAGTGAACGGAGTGTATCATGCTGGTGTGGACGGATTGCCGGAACGGTTTGCTGCGCTTTGTAAAGAAGTCACGGAACCATTGAATTTTCGTGATGTTTCGTCATCAAACATTCGTAATGAGATACAGGAGAATAGAGCAAAATGAGTGCAACAGCGACCGAAATTCCACATATCTTACGTGGACCAAGCGAACGAATCTTTGCCAAAAAGACAGACGGATATAAGCCGTCTCACTGGCTTTTCTACGAACCTGGAATCAGTCAGACTTATGATTACCTTACCAGCCGAGGCGGGCAATTTCAGACCATGATTCCATTTGGCTTTCAAGGCTTTGCCATGAAGTATCTTTGTGGTCGGGTTATCACACCAGAACAGGTGAAAAAAGCACGTAAGTTCTATACTCAATATTATGGTATGGATGGTGTATTCAACTACGACGGCTGGATGTACATTGCCGAAAAGTTGGGTGGTCGTCTGCCGTTGGAAGTTTGGGCGCTGCCGGAAGGTCTCAGTAAAAAGTCCAAAAATCGCAACCAGACAGGTGTGCCGGTTCAGACACCGTTGATGACGTACTTCAACACCGATCCCAATTGCGCTTGGCTTCCAGGTTACATTGAGCCATTGATGTTCAAAACTTGGAATCCAATTACGGTTTGCACACTCTCACAGCACTGCAAAATCGTTCTACATGAAGGATTGAAACGAAGCGGCACCGAAGCTGACATCATCTGGAAGTTGCATGACTTCGGCTACCGTGGTGTAAGTTCCGAAGAAAGCGCAGAAATTGCTGGCGCTGCTCACTTAGTCAATTTTAGGGGAACTGATACTGTTCCAGCCATCGACTATGTAAATGAATTTTACGGCGATGGCGTGATGGACAAAGATGGCGATCCCACTTATATGCCGGGTAACTCTGTGCGTGCGACAGAGCACAGTGTCATGACTCAGCGAGGGCGTGAGCTTGAAGTCGAAGTGGTGCGTGATATCTTGAATAAATGCCCTACTGGAATTATCGCTATGGTAGGCGATAGTTACAACATTTTTGACTTCGCAGAGAAGATCCTTGGCACGGAGTTGCACACAGAAGTTGTGGAACGTGAAGGTATCGTTGTGGTGCGCCCGGATAGTGGCGAATCGATTCCCACGATGATGAAACTTTTGTGGATTTTGGGCGAGAAATTCGGTTGGACCGTCAATGCCAAGGGTTATCGTGTTCTCAATCATGTCCGCACATTGCAGGGTGACAAAAACGATTATGATGCGATCTACAACATGGTCGCAGCCACCGAAGGCGCAAAGTGGTCTCTCGATAACATCGCTGCTTTTGGTATGGGCGGTGCATTGCTTCAGGCGTCCACTAGGGACACACAGAAAATGGCCGTTAAGTTATCTTCGTTGACTGATGCCAGTGGCAATTGGCGTGAAGTTATGAAGGACCCAATCACGGACCCTGGTAAGGGCAGTAAGGCTGGTCGGTTTGCGGTGGTCAAGGAATATGATAAAGAAACCGGCGAACATCGTTTTGTCACCAAAACTTTGAAGCAGGGTGAGCCTTTACCAAAAGGCAACTTACTTCGCCCGATTTTCCGTAATGGCGATATGTTGATTCATGAATCTTTTGAGACGGTTCGTGCTCGTGCGAACGAATGGATGGATCAAGAACCTGCCTTGCCTACGGAAGAAGATATCGTAGATGCAAAAAGGTTACTTGATGCTGAATAAAATAACATCCAAATTTTAAAGAAAGGAGAAAACTTAAATGAAAGCGAAACTTTTGATTTGTAAGTGCGGTGATTGTGCTCACTGGGAAGTTATTCACAAAGATGATGGAACAACCATCCTCAAGTGCGTGTCTTGTCAAGTGCAGTATCCAGCCAGCGTTGAAGTAGATCCGCATGAAGATCTGCATTACGTGGAACACGAAGCGTAATGAAAAGCGATCAGATACAGGTTCAACGGGAGACGGGCGAGCAACTGGCAGAGCGCATCTCCCGACAGAACCACTTATATCAGATTAAATGTGGAGACAACTATCGCTGCCAGTTTTGTAAACAGGAATCATTAGCGTTATTGTGGGTTCCAATGGACAAATGTCCGAAGTGTGGACGCTTATACAACGCAATGTTGGCGCAAGACGAAGAGGAATAATAAATTTAATGCCACAAGATCTTCGAGTATTCAGCGGGACTGCAAATCCAGCATTCACCACAACGATTTGTAAAGAATTGACTTCGCTGTTTTTTCCAAATCGAAAATTGTATGATGCGCCAGCTTCAACTTCCATTAAACCTGGAGTAATCACCATCAAGCAATTTGCGGACGATGAGATCTTTGTAGAAGTTGGTGAAAATGTTCGTGGCACTGATTGCTTCATTGTGCAGCCTACATGCGCTCCTACGAATGACAATCTCATGCAGGTTATGTTGATTGCAGATGCTCTAAAGCGGGCTTCTGCTGCAAGAACAACAGCCGTGATACCGTATTACGGGTATGCTCGTCAAGACCGTAAGGACAGGCCCCGTGTGCCAATATCGGCCAAGGTAGTAGCAACCATGCTTGAAGGTGTTGGCGTGGATCGGTTGCTTACGATGGATCTTCATAATGGTTCCATTGGCGGCTTCTTTGAAATTCCAGTAGACAACCTGTATGCCTTGCCAATTTTTGTAGATTATGTTCGCAAAAATTATGGCACCGACAATTTGGCTATTGTATCGCCGGATGCTGGTGGTGTAACTCGTGCGAGACTAATGGCAATGAAGTTAGGCGTGCCGTTGGCGATTATTGATAAGTATCGAGAAGCTGCTAATACAAGTGAAGTAATGAATGTTATCGGCCATGTAAGAGGACGAAAGTGTCTTATGGTTGATGACATGGTAGACACTGCCGGGACGCTGTGTAAAGGCGCACAGGCACTTGTAGATCGTGGCGCAATATGGGTGGGTGCGGCTGCTACTCATGGTGTGCTTTCGTATGATGACAAAGCCGGAATGACTGCGGTTGAAAAAATTGAGAAATCTCCGTTAGAAGAAGTTCTATTTACGGATACAATTCCAATTACACTACAAAAATCGTCTCCAAGGATTCGTACATTGAGCGTAGCGCCGATTTTTGCTTCGGCAATTAAGGCGATTCATGACGACGAATCGATAAGCGGGTTGTTTGTTTGAAAAGAAGGAAATATCCATTAACAAATCATCGTTTGTATAAATAAAAACGATGAGGTTCTTGGATATTATGGGAAGGATAAAAGGATCAAAAAACGGTCAACGAACAACAATAACTCTAAAGTGTCGGCGGTGTGGAGCAATATTTTATGCTGAACCCTGGCAAGTTAAGAACAATCGACAATTTTGTTCGCTTAAATGTAAGAATAAAAATTCTGGTTTGAGTTACGCAGAAATATCTAAACGCCGTAGAGAAGAATTGAAGTCAAAAGGTTTGTGTGTTGACTGTGGACTCAATCTTGTTGTTGATGATTTGACCGTTTGTGGAGTGTGTCGTGAAAAACATAAAGTCAGTAATAACCTTTGGAGGATTGCTCATATTGATGTTGTGCGTGCCAAATCGAGAAGTGACTCCACCAGAGCAAGAAACAAAATTCTGCGCCGACAACACCCCGAAAGATGTTTGTATTATTCAGCTAAAGCCAGGGCTAAACGATATGGATTACCGTTTACGATTGAACTCTCCGATATAGTAATCCCATTACGGTGCCCTATTTTGGGCATTCAATTATGTCCATCAGACAAACAATCGACAAATTATAGTCCTTCATTGGATCGAATTGACAATACGAAGGGATATGAAAAAGGCAATGTGGCTGTTATATCGCACAAAGCTAACACATTGAAAAGTGAGCTAACACTTGATATAATAGAAAAGTTGCGTCGATATATTACGCAAGGAATAGGTTATGCAACTATTGGATCGTGATACATTTCGAAATGCAGTATTGGAACGGGATCACCATAAGTGTGTCATTTGTGGTAATACTGGCAAACTCGACTCTCATCACATTCTGGAACGTCGCTTGTGGGACGATGGCGGCTACTACCTAGACAATGGCGTTACGCTCTGTGATCCAACGTGCCATATGAAAGCAGAGATGACTATTCTTTCGTGTGATGAACTCCGAGCGGCAGTTGGTATCACAAAAATCCATTTACCAGAGCACTTGTACGACGAATACAACTATGATAAATGGAGCAACATCATCCACGCCGATGGCACAAGAACTAAAGGCGAATTGTTCAACGACGAATCCGTTCAAAAAGTTTTGAAGGCTGGTGGAGTTTTGCTGCTTTTTCGAAAGTATGTGAAGTACCCAAGGACATTCCACTTACCAAATTCTCCCGGCCTAACATCTGACGATAGAGTACTTCCTTCAACCTCAGTATTTGAAGGTCGGGAAGTTGTGGTCACTGAAAAAATGGACGGCGAAAACACTACCATGTACAACGATCATATTCATGCTCGTTCTCTCGACACAGACAACCACGAAAGTAGAGGATGGGTAAAAAATCTTCATGGTCGAATTTGTTACGATATAGGTGATTTGAGAATATGTGGAGAAAATGTGTATGCACTCCATTCAATTCCATACAGCGATTTGCTATCATACTTTTTGGTGTTCTCGATTTGGGATGAAAACAATATTTGTCTATCTTGGGACGACACTGTTGAATATGCCGCTGTGCTTGACTTAGCCACTGTGCCGGTAATTTGGCGTGGCATTTGGGACGAAGAGAAAGTCCGTTCCCTGGCACCAACAGATACGGATCACCACGAAGGCTATGTGGTTCGAGTTGCCGAGTCATTTCCTTACGGCAGCTTTAGAAAATCTGTGGCAAAATATGTTCGAGCACACCATGTTCAAACGACACATGGCTGGAAAAATCGACCGGTTGTTAAAAATGGTTTGAAGTTGACACATATACTTCAGTTGTGATAAAATAGGTATATGATTGCTATTATGCAAGAAGAAAAGACCGTTTCGGCTCAAGAGAAATGGGCCGCTTCGGATAAGTTTACCCGTGAAAAAATGTTGAATTTAATCGGATGGTCGTCATCGTTCGCATCGCTTTCATGGAAAAAATTGTCGCACATGGTGAAGTTAAACCTGGACGGAAAAATGTGGACGAAATAAAGCAAGAACTCTCTTGGGTGTTGGTCCAACCGGCAACTCCATATCCTGCAACGATTTCCAAGCCGGTAAAAGCCGTAAAAGTTAGATGTACCTATTGACTTTCTTCGTGGTTTCTGCTATTCTTAAACCATGACTACTACAGCAGTCCTTCCAGACGCCAAAATCCGCTTTTCGGGTGAGTACTCTTTCGGCCATATCCGGTTGAGCGATGTCCTCTTCACTCCTGACGATGCCTTGGAATATCTCGGCGAAAATGGTTTTTCGGTCCAGGAATCCGCAGACTACGTTAAGGCTTTGGAAGTGGTGACGATTTGAAGTGGAAAGCCGCTTGACAGAACTTGCGGCATTGTGATAGGATTGTAGATTCGTGTTTCTACAAAGGAGCGTTGTGATTCAGAAAGCAAAACCGCAATGGGAACTCTACACCGACGAAGAGCTTGAAGCCGGTGCGGAGAGATGGGGCCTTACGGTCCAACAAGAGCGCCAGCGCATTCGCATTTTGCAGTCGGATTACCGGGAATGGCCGTCCGAATTGCTGGCATGTCTCAAAGAACAGCATTCCAAAAGTCTGGAGTTTATCACATTCACCATCATTCAGAATTCCGTGGTGGAATGGCTGAAGGAAGGCAACGGCGTACCCGTGAATGCCGCCGTGACGATGGTGATGACGGCTGGAAAATGAAAGCGTACATTTTTGCATTAAAGAACTCCACTATTGAAGCGGATGTCGTGTCGTTTCTTTCAACAATGGGTGTGGCCTGTTCCTATGATATGGACGCTGCCGATTTTACCATAGTGCTTGGTGGCGATGGCTCCGTGTTGGCGGCTGGCCGGAAAGGTGTTCCCAATCCCATTTTGGTGATCAATACAGGGCATCTAGGCTTCCTGACAAGCACGGACAAGGAAAACTACCAGGAAGCTATCAAAAGTTTCCTACAAGGCTCCTATACGCTCACAAAGCGACGTACATTGCGAGTCCGGGTCGTGCCATTCAGACCGCTGGACAAGTTCAGAGAATACAACGCCGTAAACGAAGTTGTCATTTCGAAAAATCAGCTTGCCAAATTGGTAAAGGTGGGCGTTTATGTCATGGATCGAGATGGTCCAGATTACCAGGAACCCGGCGCACTCGATGAGCTATGGCGAGCGAAGTACGATTTCAACAGGACTAAACTGGGCGTTGCCGAAGACAAGGCTCGTGACGCTGCTGATCGAACTATTGCAAGCGTGCAGCAGGCCAAACTGGAGCTTGTTTGTGAATATCGAGCAGACGGTTTGATTGTTTCGACTCCTACCGGCAGCACGGCATACAACTTGTCCGCTGGCGGGCCAATTATTCACCCAAGTTGCGAGAACATCGTAATCACGCCGATCTGTCCACAAGGTCTATCCCAACGACCTCTCGTTCTTTCTAATGATGTGCGTATTCGCATCAAGCCATTAAGTGATGATCTTTATGTCTCGGTAGACGGCCAAGAAATTTGCCCGATGCATGGCAATGTTGATGTTTTCTGCAATTCTCATCGCATGGAAATTGTAAATCCGTCTTTCACATACTACCAAATTTTGCGGCAGAAACTTGGTTGGGGTGTAAAACTAGTTTGATTTCACCTAAATAGGTGTATGGCTTCAGAAATCTCATTGCTCATCCCACAATTTCGTAAGCAACTAATTTGTGCCCTTGATGCGGCCAAAAGTCAAGGTCTTCAGATCGAAGTTCTCACCACAATTATTACTCCATTAGAACAAGCTGCTTTGTGGAAACAAGGTAGGAGCCGCATTGATGCAGAATTGAAAGTGATGGCACTCAAAGACGCCAAAGCTCCGTACTTAGCCGAATGTCTTCAGAAAGCTGTTGCTCAAGAAACCAATATCGTAACCAATCTTTTGCCCGGTTATTCTTGGCATCAGTGGGGCGAAGCTGCATTATTAATTTGGGTGGACAAACAGAAAATTGTTTTTGATACAAGAGGCGCTGGTTATCGAAAATTTGCCGAAATTCTCAAAGAGTTTTCTCTTCATTGTGCATCTGAAAATGATGATTCGCCACTAGCCTGGAGAACTGCGACATTTAGAGCAAGCCCAAATGCTGGTGAAAGTTACAAAGTTTCAGAGATTGATTCCGAAATGCAAAAAAGGTTTAGACGATGAACACAGCTAGTGGAATTTTACCTATCGCAAAAGACACTGGAAAAATCTGTCTAGCGTGGCGTTCTTCTAGAGTCAACAAAGGAAATTGCTGGTGTGTCATTGGTGGCATGTGTAAAGCTGGATCGTCGCCGGAAGACAGCGCTGTGATCGAGGTTATCGAAGAAACTGGCTACATTGGCGCTATAAAGCTCTACAAGGCGTTCGTTTGTCGATTGCATGGGTTCGAGTACCATAATTTCATTGGCGTGGTTCCAGAAATGTTTTATTTCAATCCTGATGAAATGTTCAAATGGGAAACTAGCTTCATTGAATGGTTCACTTTTCACCAAATTCAGATGATGATCGCAGAGAAGCCATCAAATTTTCACAAAGGTTTGATACAGCTTTGGAAGGAATCGAATTCTCTCATAAACCAAATTGCTGAAGTTCAATAAGAGTTTCCGGTACAGTTTGATGCCAGATGCCGTAACCTCCCGCTCGGTGCCACACATCAACGGTTTCATAATGGTCATCAATCAAAAGATTTGGCAGTCCATTCATTGCAAATTTTTTCTTATCGTTGCGTTGAACGGTGAATACCCGATCTGAACTAATGCCAAGTTCACGTTGACACCATTCTTTTTTCTGTGAAGGACAAAGCGGATTTTCATCTTTGGGTGGGCACGCAGACAAGATGTATGTATTTTTGTTTTTAATTCGGTCCCATATTTGATGGGCACCGGGCATCCATTTCAAGTCTAACCAGAATGTTGGATTTTTGGCGAGGATGAGCCACTTTTCATGGTCAGTACCGAGACACGGATCGTTAAACTCTTGGCCAAGTGCTTTGCGGGAGCCGCCCAAAAAGTTGGTAAGTACCTGATCCATATCACAATATACTTTGCCAATTTCAATCACGTTCTTTAGCCTACCATAGATTTTGATTTTGTCCAGCACTTGACGAATTTTTGTTCGATGGTAGACTAAATCATGAGTTCGTACTATAGTCATGTTGCAAGACAAGGCAATCACATTTTAGTTCGTGAGATCAAAGACGGCAAACGTCGAAAGTTCAAAACCGAATACAAACCCACACTCTATATTACCACAACCAAGAAATCCACTCTTCACGCACCAGATGGCACGCCTGTAGAACCAATCCAACCGGGAACAATGCAGGAATGTTATCAATTTCTCCAGAAGTACAAAGGTGTAGATAACTTCCGAGTGTACGGCAACACCGGCTATGAATATGCCTACATCAACGAAACTTACCCAATTCACATCGACTACAAATTGAGTGAGTTAGTCGTTTGCAATCTGGATATTGAAGTTGAATCCAAGCATGGGTTCTCTGAAGCAAAAGATGCGTTGAATGAAGTCCAAGCCATCACTATGAAATGTAGTACCGATGGTGTTTTTCATGTATTTGCTTGCCAGCCATTCAACGAATCTGTTTACAACGAAGAGCATAAAGATACTGTAATCAAGTATCACCAATGTGAAGACGAGCTTGACCTGTTCGACAAATTTTTGGATTTGTGGGAGACAGTAGAGCCGGATATCGTAACCGGGTGGAATTGTTTGCCACTCACATCTCATGTCTGGGCGAAGAATGAAATAAAACAACTTTCTGAAATTGAATCTAATGCCCAGTTATTCAATGGTGAAGTGCGACAGGTGTTTCCAAGATCAAAAAAGGCAATCTGGAAAATTAAGTTATCAGATGGCCGTACAATTGAATCTTCTAAAGATCACATCTTCCCTATAAGGTGGAAGCATCCGCAAAATTATTCAAAACTTACTGGAACTTTGAAAGACAAGTCAATTGGGGGTGATCTGACTGTACGAGACATTTGCCAGCTATTAAAAAACGAGGATGTATATTGCCAAGTTTTTCTTGGTACGAATGACAACAAAGCCTTCTGTCATCCTGTTACGAAAGAGCCAGTATCAAATGAAATCTGTCATTTAATTGGATGCTTGTTTACTGACGGTTCGTATGACCTAACAAACAAAATTGTGTCTTTTTACAACAAACAGCCAAAATTATTTGAGCAAATACACAGCATATTTCAATCATGGAAAAATCCCGCTCGAATGACATGTAGATCCGGCGACGGCATAACAGAAGATAAAGATAATGTGAAACGCACAAGGATCAACATACATGATCGGTGTCCACTCAAACCATTGCTGCCTTTAATCTTTGATACAGTGACAGGCTGCAAACGATTAAATGTCTCTGCATTGTCAATTTTATCAAATGAACAATTTCAAGCGTTCGTTTCTGGATTGATTGATGGGGATGGTCATATTACTATTGATGGCGAAGTAAGTATTGCTAATGTTCATCGGCATAACCGTGAAGCAATTCAAGAATTACTAAATTGGAATGGTGTCGTTGCTTATGTGTATAACAATAGAGTTAGTATTCCGCACGACACAATAAATTCAGTATTTTTAGACGGACTGTGTTTACATCATCCCATTAAGGCGGATCGTTTAACATCTATTATTCCTTTTTCAAGACAGAGAAGCAGCAGCAAAAAACTTAAACTTGCTTTTGCAGAAGATTTGAAATCGTACTGGGTGAAAATCGACAGTGTTACTCCGACCACAAAGTATGTTGAAATGCAAGATATTGAAACTTCAACACACTATTTTGTCACACAAGGGGTTCATGTTCATAATTGTCGTCTTTATGATATTCCGTATCTTATCAATCGTATCTCTCGCATCATGTCTTCAGACGATGCCAAGCGCCTGTCTCCGTGGAATCAAATTAGGGAATCTACTATTAATGTCTACAACAAAGTCGAAGTAGTTTATGATGTGGTTGGTCTGTCTGTACTCGACTACCTGTTAATCTATCGCAAGAATGTCTTGGAACCACGGGAAAGCTATCGTCTCGATTACATTGCTGAAGTCGAATTAAAGGAACGTAAGTTAGACTACAGCGAATACGGCAGCTTGAGTGCGCTCTACGAGAACGATTTCAAGAAATTTATTGAGTACAACATTCATGATGTCCGGTTGGTAGATCGTATTGATGCCAAGCGCAAACTAATTGAGCTTCAATTGATTGTTGCCTATCACGCTCATGTCAATGTTGTGGATGTACTTTCACAGGTACGAACATGGGATACGCTAATTTGTAATCACTTATTGGCACAAGGTGTGGTCATTCCACAGAAAAGCGAAGTTAGCAAAACTGCACAATTTACAGGTGCGTTTGTAATGCAGCCAGTACCGGGTATGTATGAGTGGATTGTAGCCGAAGATGTACAATCGCTTTATCCACGGCTTATGCAGACACTTAATATTGGTATGGAAACCAAGTTAACATATAAAGAACTGACGCCGCTTATGCGAAAGTATCAGACATACTTGGATTCTCATCTTATGATTGCTGACGATGAAGGCAAGATGAATGTTAACCCAGATGCCATTGTAGCAGGCATGACAGAAGAATTATGGGAAGAATTGAAGATAAAAGATGTTGCTGTAGGTGCTAATGGTGTATTCTATCGGCGTGATCCAAAATCATTTTACAGCGTCATGATAGAAGAATTGTTTCAGAATCGGTTGGAGTATAGGAAGAAATTGAAGGAAGCCAAAAAAACACTGGCACAATTGGTAGCACCATCAGACTCCGAAGTAGATGGCGATGTGCAAATGGTGTATCAAACCCGCAAATCAGAATTAGAGACGGAAATTTCTATCTATGATCTGAAACAGCACGCCATGAAAATTATGTTGAATGCGCTTTATGGCAGTCTAGGAAACGAGTATGCACGCTGGTTTGATGTAAAAAATGCTGAAGCAGTTACCACTACCGGTCAGTTCATTATTCAATACATCGGGCGTGGTTTAGATGCGTATTTGAACAAAAAATTAAAATGTGACCCGCCACAAAAATTCGTTATCTATAGTGATACAGATTCAGTGTACCTTGCACTTAAAACTGCGGTGGACAAATTCTGTCCAAATGGAACCACAATGGAGAAAGTTGACTTTGTGGATAATCTTTGCAAAGAAGCCATTCAGAAAGAGATCAACCGTTTATTCCGGCTGCTTACCGAACGCTATTTAAATGGCGTGGGTGAGTATTTGCTCATGAACCGTGAAGTCATTGGCGACAAGGGCATCTGGACTGCAAAAAAGCGTTACCTTGTGAATGTTCGTGACAAGGAAGGCATCCGTAAAGACCCGGCAGAATTAAAAATAATGGGTGTAGAAATTGCTAAGTCTAGCGTGCCAAAATTTTGTCGAGACGCTATGAAAGAAGCTGTGACTATCATCATGGAGAAAGATCAACAGGCTATCTTTAAGTTTGTAAAAGACACAAAGAAAAAGTTCAAACAGCAGCGCATTGAAGATGTAAGTTTTCCACGTAGTGTTAATGGTTTGGAAAAGTATGGCGATCCAAAAACTATCTACACCAAAGGCACTCCATTCCATACTAAAGGTGTGCTGGTCTATAACAGTCTTATCGACAAATACAATCTGGACGGCAAGTATTCAAAAATCAAAGATGGTGAGAAGATAAAGTTCTTCTATCTTTTGGAACCTAATTCGGTGAATGTTAATGCAATGGCGTTTTCTACTTCTGTTCCTACTGAGTTTGGAATGCATCAGTATATTGATTGGGAAACACAATTTTCTAAAAGTTTTTTAGAACCACTCCAATTGATTTTATCGGCTATTGGATGGGACACACAACCACGAGCTTCTTTGTCTGAGTTCTTTGATTGACAAATTCGGATTCCGTGGTTTAATAAGAACTATGAATCAAAAACAAATGACTAAAACCCAAATCTTGAAAGAAGTGTACCGGATGGACCCGACACTGAAAGAGAAGGAAAATGAAGACTCTCGTGATGCCGTTCTTCTTCTGTTAGGGGCGCTTGTAGATGGCCCAAATCGAGCAAACAAGACGGTACAAATTCCTGAGACCCGCCGCCGCAAATTCATGAAGAACCTTCGCAGGAATGGCGTCTTTGTGGGAAATAAAATTCATGCGGACTGGGATGACCAGGAAACCGGTGGTTGCGCTTTGATGCTGGATGCGAATATAGCATTGGGCTATATTGAGAGGACCAAATGAGTAGTCCAATGCCCGGAATGCCGATACCACCAGAATACGGTGCATCATTCGCAAAACTCCCAAAACCAGATCGTGTTCGCATAGGCAAAAGTATCGAATGGAGGGTGTTAGAGGTTCTTGCAAAACGCAACGGATCGTCGTTAGAACATGTTCTAGACCAAGATGATTTCGGTGGTACGGACGGTCTTATTGATGGAGACGAGCACCAATCCAAATCTAGAGAGCGTGGTTATCCCGATATTGGAATAGAATTGTTCCTATTCAAAAATGCTAAGACGACACTGAGTGCAATTGACAAATGTCCTGGACGTGCTTCCTAGACCCTCTTCAGTTAATTTTATCGGCTATTGGATGGGGCACACAGCCACGGGCTTCTTTGTCTGAGTTCTTCGATTGACAGATTTAAATTCCGTGGTTTAATAAGAGAAATATGGAGCGTGCTAAGTGAGTTACACAGACGGACAACACAAAATATATTCACAGAAAGATAGCGATTATAGCGATCCGATGTGCAAGAAAATTTCCGCAGAGTTTTTGATGCAGAGAAGCAGCAAGTATTTCCTTGCTGTACCAATCGAAAATCAACCAAATTGCTATGGAGATTGGGATTTTGAAATTCTATATACCGGTAAACCCAATCACGTGGAAACGGAACATAAACTTGGATGGATTTCCACTGATGGCACATTTCTAGTTACTTCAGAAAAATATCCAGAAGGCCGAATCTATTCAACTGTAGATGTTTCAGAACGAAAGAAGAAGAGCAAAGCAGATATTTTTATCATGTGCAACCGCACATATGATGCTCTCTGCATGACAGAGATGAAAAATGTTCTTGAAGCAAATCAGAGAAACAAAGACACTCGAATTGGCACAAGAAATGAGCCATTTTTCAAAGTAGAGAAAACTTTGTTTAAATTCTATATCTCACAAAACGGCATATGGCAATGTGTTTGATGAAATCTGGAATTTACAATATCGTCAATACAAAATCAACAAAATATTATGTTGGTTCTACAATCGATTTGCGACAAAGATGGAATGAGCATCGATCCCAATTGTCAAAAGGGGTTCATCACAATAAGTACCTTCAACGGGCTTGGGATAAAGACGGATACGATGCATTTGTATTTGTTGTGGTCGAATATGTTGCAAAAAATAAATTAATTGTTGTGGAACAATCGTATCTTGATGCGGCTTTTTCTAGTGGAAAACAATATAATTTATGTACTACCGCAGGGAATTCTCTTGGAATGAAGCATTCTTTTGAAACAAAAAATAAAATGAGTAATGCACATAAAGGAAATCAATGTGCTTTAGGTTATAAACATACTTCAGAAACTAAATTACGAATTGGTGCAGTAAGTAAAGGCAAACAATATGTCAAAGGTAATACTTTTAGAAAGGGAAAGCACCACACATTAGAAACTAAGCAAAGATTAAGTGAATTAAAAAGACGATTCACGTCGGAAGAGGCAAATAACATTAGAAAAAGAATTTTAAATGGAGAAAAGCAAACTTTACTTGCGAATGAATACAAAATATCCAGAGGAACTATTTATAGAATTATTAATAAACAAGGAGGTTATTAATGAGCGACAGAATAGAAATGGTTATACTTAAAGGCATCATGTACGACGAGAATTATATGCGTCGGGTGTTGCCATTCATCAAGGAAGAATACTTTATCACACCGGATAAGGTGGAAAAAATCCTCTTCCGAAAGATGAAGGAATTCATCGACAAGTACAACACACTACCTACAAAAGAATCCATCATTATCGACTTAAGTAACACACAAGGAATCGACCAGGATGATTTGGATGCGTATGTTACTTACCTGAACGCATTAGAAGAAGAAAAGGATGATGTACCCAATTCAGATTGGCTGACTGCACGTACCGAAGAATGGTGTCAGGAACAGGCTATTCATATCGCTGTCATTGAAGTCATTGCTATCTTGGATGGTAAAGAAAAGAACACGTCACGGGGCATGATTCCGAAGATGCTACAAGATGCACTAGCGGTCTCATTTGATCCACACATTGGTCATGACTATTTGGATGATGCGGAGACTCGGTACGAGTTTTATCATAAAGTGGACGCTCGAATTCCATTTCATCTACATTATTTTAATAAGATCACCAAAAATGGCGTGCCGAATAAAACATTGAACATTGTAATGGCCGGAACGAATGTAGGCAAATCGCTCTTCATGTGTGATTTGGCTGCGAATTATCTTGGTCAAAGTAAGAATGTCTTGTACATCACTTTAGAAATGGCGGAAGAGCGTATTGCAGAACGCATTGATGCAAATATGATGAACCGGCCTGTGGACGATCTGCCATTCATGTCGAAAGAATTGTTCATGAAGCAAATTGTCAAGATCAATCAGCGTGCGAATGGTGGAAGACTCATTATCAAAGAATATCCAACTGCATCGGCACATGTGGGTCATTTTCGGTTTTTATTGAGCGAATTGAACCTCAAAAAACAATTCAAACCAGATGTGATTTTCATTGATTATTTGAACATTTGCGCTTCAAACCGTGTGAAGGCCAGCGCCGGAATGTATGAAATGGTTAAGGGTATTGCGGAAGAACTTCGTGGATTGGCTGTTGAACAAAATCTCCCGATATGGAGCGCTACCCAATTGAATCGAGCCGGATTTGCAAGCAGTGATCCAGATTTGACTAACATATCAGAAAGTTTCGGCCTAGCAGCTACAGCAGATTTTGCATTTGTTCTTGTCAATAGTGAAGAGTTAGCTGGTTTGAATCAGTTGCTTGTTAAGATTCTCAAAAATCGTTACGGCGACATTCATATGCGGAATAAAGAGACTGGCAAAATCATGTCAAAGTTTGCCGTGGGCATTGATCGCAGCAAACAGAAGTTATTCAATGTAGAAGAATCTGCACAAAACGGTCAGGAAGCAGATGAACCGTATGTTTCTCCTGCCGCAGAGAAGTCTGTATTGATGGGCGACGAATCAGATACCATAGATGATACAGAAACTATAGAACCATCAATGCCTGCTGTGTTTGATATCGACCTACCTACAAAGGATCGGTCGTTTAATTCACTCGAAGACGAAGCTGAAAGACGCCGGGAATCTATCAAGAGCGAAACATTGGGGTTCCAACCGAAACGCATTGCAGAGAGTCCTTTTCATGAAAGGGAACGATTGGAACGAGAAAAGAAAAAGCATAAGGTTAGTGGATAAATATGAGTTTCATTTGTGACTATATTAAGGTATACGAGAATGCATTGCCCGATGATCTTTGCAATGGATTAATCGCTCAATTTGATCAATCACCAGATGTTACTGAAGAGATTGAGCATACATCAGATGGAAAATTAATGGTTCGTTCTCACCTAGAATTGAATCTCTCCAAAGTTCAAGGCTTTCAAGAATCGCTTCAGCCGGTTCTTATGAAGATTACAGAGCTTGCAGTGAGTAAGTATCAAGCGGAACTGCCAGTTCGAACCTTCCCGGCGCAAATTGGTTGTGAAGTATTTCGTGTGAAAAAATATCGTGGTGGACCGGACTCGAAAGATTACTTTGCTTATCATACTGATGTCAACAGTCATTCAAGCGCCCGGCGGTATTTGGCTTTGTGTTGGTTTTTAAATGATGCTGAAGGTGGTGAAATTTTCTTTCCACATCCAAATGTGAAAATCAAACCTCGCAAGGGTCGTTTGACGATGTTTCCATCTTTGTGGCCCTGGCCGTATTCTGTAGAGCATCCAGTAAGTGATAGCTCATACCAATTGTTGACCTACTTACATTGGCTTGATGAAAAATGAGACTACCAAAGTATCAAGTTGAACTTGAAGATGACCAATGGGGATTTGCTTCTCTGTACGCTTTGAATGTGTGGATCAAAGAAAAGAATATTGATCCAAAGACGATTAAAGTGTACTCGATTTATGAAATGGCTGAAGAAGAGTGGAAACAATGAGTGAAGAGATAAAAAGACCACGCTGTAAAGGTACATGTGGTGACGCCGAATGCGAAGAAATGGAAATCAAGTGGCGAGTGGTGAATTTTTTACAACCTTTGTTTTCAGAAAAAGAAATATTTTCAGAAGAAAAACCATATGTTCCTATCGTAATCATAGAAAGTCCATATGCTGGCGATGTAGAGAACAACCTCGCCTATTTACGTGCGGCCATACATGATTCTCTTATGCGTGGAGAAGCTCCATTCGCAAGTCATGGACTTTATACACAAGGTCTTGATGATACTATTCCAGAAGAACGAGAACGTGGTATTCAAGCTGGATTCCGATTTCGTGAAGCGAGTGACTACACCGTAGTCTATGAAGACTTGGGTATTAGTCCAGGTATGCAAATGGGAATTGAAGATTCTTACAAGAAAAATATTCCAGTGAAATACAGACAGTTAGGATGGAAACAATGAAAATCATACCAGGAAAAGAACAAGAATATGCTGACTATGTTGAGATTAATTCTCATGATGGTTACAGCAAGGTTGTTATTGATTACACCGAACGTTGGGCCAATTTGATGGAAGAAAAAGTTGCAGACGGTTGTGAAATTCCCAGTATTGCTGATGAAACAAGTCATACAACAGACACCGATGGGATTACTGGATTTATGTACGGGTGTGCTGTTTCTGCGTTAGCTCATTTTTGGGAGCATGGTGAAACACTTCGTCGTTGGCACAATCATGAATGTCAAATCGGAACTGAAGGCGACGATGCCAACGAAAATGGTGGAGTATTGAATCCGGCCATTATCAACATCGGAGAAAGGACTCTAAATAGTTAGAGACTTTCGTATAGTGAAAACATACATGCAATTCCTAACGGAAAACTCCGTTGGGCTATACACATTCCGAAGATTGAATCAACAAAGCTCAGAATTTCTTTATGGCTGGATGCGAGAGAACCGCATTCCAAATCCACTTCCAATCAGCGAATTACATTGCACAATTATTCAATCTGAAATTGTCATACCCGGATACACAGTAGACCCTACTCCAGTCATGATTTATCCGGCGACATTCAAAATCGTCATAATGAATGAAGCATTGACTGTTCAGTTTCAATCCGATCCATTGGTGGATCAATGGCAACGTGCTATGAACCTGGGCGGCAAGAGCAGATTTCCCACATTCATCCCACACATCACGCTGTCCTATAAAGTGCCAATAGAGTATGATTACACCGAATTGAAGCCACCACCGACATTCATGGTGTTGCAGGGTGAAGAGAGTAAAATAGAAACGAATGATACGCACACTTCAATCAACGAGTACACGATTGGAGACATGACGCTTGGCGGCGGTCCCGGCATCTATGTGCCGCAGACAAGTCTGAATATGCCACGAGAAAAAATGCCACAGATTACAGCCGCTAATACGATGGAGTTCATTGACTGGCTTGAAAATCAAGGCGTCACGGTTCAATATCTTTCTATGCCCGTGGCTTTGCTTCGGAGTGCTCAAGGTCAAGAAGATGTGGATCATGAGAAGGTGTCAGCACTTCAGAACTCTACGGCGCTCTCTACGAAGCCGTTCATCGTCTCAAAGGACAACTATGTGTTCGATGGACACCACCGTTGGCTGGCGATTCTCAATCGTGACCCGCACTACTCTGTGAATACATACCGAGTGAATTTGTCGATCCAAGATTTGCTGGATATGGCGAAAAAATTTGGAAAGACGATGTATGTTACTTGAAAGTTTTCAATATTGAAACTTTTCAAGCTGTGGCGAGAACCCCAGTATCAAATGCTGCCAGAAATTCCGAAGGCACATGCGAACGGATTTCTTCGATGTTCTGATTCTTTACACTGAACTGAATTTCAGTACGCCGCCGAGAAATCCGAGGACGAATTCACGAGCGTGCATTGATACCTTACTCGTGTCAAAATACCGAGTGGAGTTGACTGCTGTTTGCTCTAGTAATTGTTGGGTTAATCCGTGGTCGCTTGTTACAACAGAACATGACCAACCTTGCTTGGCATCGGTAGACTCCGTAAGGATTTCGTCGGTTAAATTTACCCCATACTTACTTCATGATGCTATCGACAGCTAGGTCTCGTTGACTCGGTGGGTAAGAAATATTGAATTTCGATGGGTGAGATGCTAAATGCCCCGCCACTTGGTACGAAACGTCAGACGCTTCAATGATGTCAAGTTGGCTTCGCAGTTTTTTCTGAAATTTCTCTTCTTTGGAAAGCACTAGCTTGATTTTGCTCGTGTCTACTCAGAAAACATCTGGAAATTCCGGGTCTGCTCCAACATAGCACACCTGCGTGAGCTTGGAGCCTTCTTCAAACACAATGACCGGCGTTTTCTTATACTCGTAATGGGGCATATTTTCTTTTCCTTATCTTCATAGTACCATAGATGTATCTACTTTGTCAATAGCAATTTAAAAAAATATTGAAGGTGCATCTATTGACAGCACCGGCAGTTGTTTGCTATGCTATAGGTGATGGACGATTCAAACAATTACGAACTGAGCGCATCGGCGCTCACCCTTTCGCAGCTTTCTAGGCAAATTCGTCGCTACAGAATTCGTGCAGTGACGAAGGCTCTCAAAAGGTTTTGTAAACAGTTGATTCTTCCAGGCTTTAAACTGGAGTTTTCGGGGGTCCTCCCGGAATGCGAAGATGATGTTCTTTGTGGTGGATATGATATTGATGATAACCATGGCGTTCCGTATCCTGGTGGCACTCGTACCCTCAGTGACGCTATGAAGTGTCTTCTTGCGGATAAATACGACGATTACAAAGAGAAGCCATTGCATCTTATTACGTCGCCCACACAGAGCACAAAAAGCGCTATTCAACAAATTCTTCTAACCATTTACCCAATGTTGGAGTGGTTGAATAATGGGAAGAAAAAGACAGTTTATCCAATCGCCATCATTCCAAATCTTGAGAAGCACGAAAAAACCATGTTCGATGAGATTCGGCTTCGTGCGGCCTTGATGTCATGTCTCTCCGTGGTTTATCAGCGCAAAAAATACAAAGTCATTGACTACTACCGCAACAAACTTCACATTGGATCTCCAAATCAATTTGATCGAGTTGTTCAAAGAACGCACCAATTTGCTGCGGACAGAATGGTCAAAGATACGAACACGATAGTGCTTGGAGCATTTGACGCACTGATAAAAAAATTGTGCGTTGGGGCAGATTATAGCGTATTCGCTGCATTGGATGAACCACATTATGGCAGCGCAGAAAACGGCATCTGGTCCAAGCTTCAGAACAAGATTCGTGATTTAAATGTAGAGCATACACTCGTTGCCGTAGACGCCACACCTACAGAGTTCTTGCAACCCAAAGTTTATGGACTTATCCATCACATAGCGGGATGGATTGATCCCGGTTATCAATCATTTTTCATAGGAGATATCAACAAAAAGACGGGCGAATGTTTGTCAGAAGGAAGAGTAATTTATCGTTTCATGCCCGGTGCGTTAAAAACACATCATCGGCTTCCGCTCTGTATCGTGGACGAAGAGTGCCGTGCAAAGTATGGTCTTGGTCCAAAAGAAACCTTAGAGCCGGAATACTATCGTAATCAGGTAGAAACCGGTAACGATGCCGAAGAAGATGGTCCTTATGGACGCAAGCATCTACTGTTGTTGAAGCGTGTTATTAAGCGGATGATGGTTGACAACGACATTATTATGATTCGTGTGGACCGGAAACAACCCAAAGAAGAAATGCGGGCTTGTCAAGAACTTTCTGCTGTTATAAACAACAATCCAGAAATTGCTGTTATAAATCTTGGAGATCCCAAGGTTGTGGCGCAGCATAAAAAGTTTAGGTCTATCAGAGACATTCAAGATTATTACTACATGAAAGGTATGAAGGTCATTACCATTATTGTAGACCGCTGCAAAATGGCTCATCGGTATCACAAGTTGATTGACATCGCCATTGATCTTGCTCCGGCAAATAAAGGTGATGAGTCAGTCAAACAGAGCTTCGCCGCACGCCTGAGTGGATACAAGACTGCACGCACTCGGCTGTTGTTGACGAACAGATCTTACGAAATTCACAAGACTATTCAAGATAAAGGTGTGTGCTACGAAGAAGATCGTTGTCCGGCTCGTCGTCTGGCATGGGTTTTGGAAAATGGTAAGTCGCTCTATTCCAATCATAGCAACTGCCTTCTGTGGAATGAAGAATGGACACACGACCCGATGGTAACGTTTTTGTTCTCTTCGCTCACGGCTAGATTACAAAGTGACAAAAATGTTATCGGTAATGTAGAAGATACGGCGAATTATTTCTCAAACTCCGTGCTTGATGCTATAATGCGGAAACATGTGGCTGACGTAACTGGTCTATCAATTGCAAGCATTGGACAAGAAGTGGAAAGTAAAAACCGGGCTGGTGAACATCGCTTTGCCGGGAAAGATTGGTCTTTTCGTCATGGTACAAAGGCAACATTTCACGGGATTCATGATCCTGCTGGAAAAGCTAAGAACAATGGGGAAACCAAAAATTCTCTCATCTGGCATCTAAGTGACAATATGAAGTACAAGAATTTTGGTGGGCGCAACGCCGACCAATTGTACACTATCAGTCAGGCAGATGGTAAGTACTCTCCTAAAGGTGAAGTAGGAATCACTTGTGGCGTCCTTCGCTCCCAGTTATTCGGTAACGGCAAAGGCAAAAAGAACAAGCTCACAAAGGCTGAATTGGAAGCGCAAGAGTGGTTTAACTATTCTAATATTAGAGTTGTTGGTACCGCTCTTCCTCTCGCCAAAATTGACTACATGAGAGAACAACGAGAACTAGAAACTCACTTAGAATTCAACCCAACCGAAAAAAACAAACGCTCTACGCTGATTCCGATGGTAATTGAAAAACCGATGCCACTATACAACGGGCTGGTGCAATAACATGGCAACAATCAATTGGGCAAATCGAACATCTAAGGCGTCTATCGTCAGACCGCTTATCTGGAAAAGTAAGCGTCACTTCGATAGAGTGTTGACACTACCAAGTGCTCAATGCGAAGATGTCAAATACGCTATTGAACAGAACACAATTGACAGCCACTCCAGTGTGATTGCAGTGGAACGTGAAGCTGATACTTTCTTGGCAATGAGCAAAGTGCTATCCGAACTTTCCGTTGCCGTCGAACCCTATTTTGGGGATCTGGTGACTGTGCCGCTAAATTCCGGCTCTCTTGACCTTGCCAACTTGGACTATCAAGGCAATATGCGGCGAGTGGATGTACAATGGTTCACGAAGTTTCTATTACCGGCTCTTAAACCTCATGCCAATGTGTTCATCACAGGTTCCCCGGCGTTTCGTGGTAATCCATTCTACCCAAGTCTCCTGGAAGCCATGCAGACCAGCACTGGAGAATTTTTCGATACCATGAAACGGAGAGAATTCCGAAACCTATCGACAGAAGCTTACCGCAATGCGGCATGTATGATGTATTTACTTATCCGTCTTCATCTGTTGGATGGTTATGATGCTACGTACAAATTGGAACCGTACAACGATGGATCTCCGATGTTGGTATGGGGATGTACCAATATTGTACGCTCAGGACATCGCCTAGAAGACAGAAATCTGAATGCAGTTCGTACCGTCATTCAAGATGTGCTCAACGCAGAACCGATAGAAAAAGTTATTAGCACGCACGAAATGACACACTATAACACAATCTCTCGTCAACTTGCTTTTGCCACCACGTCCGCTCAAAGATCGGCTGTGTGGCGGAAGATGAACCACGAAGCTGCAATTGCTGCCGCATATGGGAAGAATCCCACAATGGTGATTGCAGGATTTAAAGCGGCTGCTACACGAATTCACCAACAGGAAGGTATAACACAATGACAATCGCAGAACAACTCATAAACGCAACGACACCGGGACTCAAGTCCGCTGTCACCAAGAAGATCAATGCCATCGTAGCGCACGCCGCTGCGGAAGGCAAAAACACCACTCAGGTCCGTGCTGGTTTCAAAGCCGCTGCTACTCGTCTTCGTGCGAAGCAGGAGCGTCATGAGACGATGGTTCAGGCTGGTCACAAAGCTGCTGCAACTCGTCGTCAGAATGCCGCTGCCGTTTAGGATATGGTTTTATTTGAGACTCGATAGCTTTGCGTAGTTCCTTCTGTTCTTTCTTGGACCCACGGAATGCGAAGTAACGAGCCTTGCGTTTCACATATTCTGCTTTCAGTCCCTTCTCTTCCAGCAGTTTGATGTTGCCTGTGCCATATAGGTCACGAGCCGTCCGTTCAGAGATTTGGTTACCATTTGGTTTTATAAAAACGACACGTTTTCCTGGTCCCATGATTCCAACGTAGTTGAAACCACATGCTTGATAAATCGTACCGATCTCTCCTGCATTTTCGTCTACGGTGCAAGAAATTATTTTATATTTGTCGGGCAGCATCTTCATTGACTGTCTGATGAGCTTGCTGCCGGTATGTTCATGCGCCCAATGAACACAAGTGCCTCTTGCCAAGCAAATAATCTTACCCGTGTATCCGTAGCCATCCCAGGTACCAAGATTTTCGGAGTAGTCATTGGCATAGATCACAACGCCGCCGATGACACCATCAAAAAATATGCCAAAAGCATGTAGCATTCCGGCACGCAATTTTCCAAGCCATTCGTATTTGAGAATAATAGGTTTTGCGACATCGAAATCTATTTCATGAACGATACCGTTTTGAATAGACGTGTCAATGTCATGCCATTCTGCCAGCGGAGAATCGTAGCGTGCTTGCTCTTCTCTAATTTTTCGTTGATGTGCTTTTTCCATTGTTTGGAGCGTGGAGGTCGGAGTCGAACCGCCACCTTTCGATTGGGATCGAACACACTACCTTTGTGCTATCCACGCTTTTTTATGATCTCACGATTTTAGGATTTGTCAAGTAGACCGGCTTTGCTTACAGCCTGCCCAACCCACCGCCAACCCCCATTCCGATGCGCTGTAGGGCTTCCTAACGCCAGGAAACAGGCTTCTTTACGGTCTAGCCGCTCTCTTTATTCGCTGTTTTATAGAGCCACCTGGAGAACGTCAACACGGTCTTGTCTTGCTGGAGTTCTGTGTCCGTGTATATTCGATGGTTCTGCTCTTTGTAAACCCATAAAGTTTCCGGCATTATCTGGACTTCTGTAATTAAATCTTCAATTCGCATCTTCAAATGATATGACCCGTGATATCCGGTTTCTGTCTCTTCGGGATCGTCTTTTTTATCGAACTCTACAATTGGGAGTTTTCGCTTTATTTCGTTGGCGACCTTCGCAGCTTCTTTTTTTGTCTGAGTGAGAATTGCCGCCCGGAGAACATCATGAATTTTTTGCACTGGCTTCCGATTTGATTTGCGGATGAATGACGAAAGGCTTTTGATGTTGACTAGAAGTTTGCTATCACTAGGAGTATATCGTTCGAGAAGCGCTTTGAAGCGTGGTAGAAGTTCATGAGCACGGCCTTGAGCTTTTTCGTAGACTTGCTCGATGGAAACTTTGTCTGACACATCAGGCCATGGTTGTTGGAGTTTTGCCATTACCGCTATTTATCTTTTCGAACCAATGCTCGACACAATTGTAAAAATGTCTCGTGTGATGCAATTCCTTTACCTGCATGATAGGCCCATAGGACAACTTTTGTGTTGATTTTTGTAAAGCCTTTGTTGGAATCTGTACGATCAAGTGTCGGTGCAAATGGGTTTTGAGATGGGAAGCCACCTTTGCCGGTTTGCAACGACGAAAATGTAAATGGAATATCACTAACTTCACATTTTCCAGTTATTAATTTTTCTTCAATCCACTTCATATCTAAGTCAAAAGGCAATTTACTTTTCCTGGCTGCTCGTTGTGCGGCCCAAAATAAAGTCTGTGCTCTGTAATGAGGCGACTCATGGCGTTTATTGATTTGCTTTTTGGACTCTATGGTGTTCATAACGGGATTTTCCTTTTTCTAATTTACAATTTACGCATTGCCCATTGGCTTGTATAGCGTTTTATGTTACCACAAATATGAGGTTTGTCTTCAAAAAATTGCAACCCTGCCAATTTTGCTATGTTTCTATTACATTGAATTTTTCTGATGTAATGTTCTGCTGGCCGATTGGCAGCTACTACTCTCATTTTTTGCTTGAACTCATCGGATCGTTTTATTCCCAACAAAGCAGCACTTGTTTTTGCTTTATGTTCTTCGGAACAAATAATTCCTAAGTGTGCCGCTCTCATTTTTTGTTTAGATTCTTCTGTGTGTGTGGCTCCCTTTCGATGACTGGGTTTTCCTTTTTTCAGCGCAGACATTATTTGTCGAGTTTCTTCTGTGTGACGCTTCCCATAAAAAGGATTATTAGCACCAGTGGAAGCATCTCTCAATTTTTCAATTGTTTTCTTTGTAAATCCACAAAACCCTATTACCGGGCAACGTCGTATGTTATAACCATTTTGATCAATGCTACTATGATATTGTTCAATTAACGCAGGTTCTACAATTTCAAGCATCGCTCGCTTTTCTTTTCCACCACATATCACTTCAAATTCAAAATTCTCCCATCCATGTTTACGAATTGCAGCAGCGAAAACGAAACCTTTATTTTTAATGGCGTCAGCTTTATGTTGTCTCCATCTTTTCTGTGGATCTGTAGCGAATCCAATATAAGTCTTTCCGTTGACTTTATTTGTTGCTTTATAACAATAGTAAATCTTGCATGATTTTTCCTTCATGTACTTCATATTTATACAAGCGCCGCTTTTCTTTAAACACAGCAATTGCTGACTTATAACTTCTTTCAAATCTGTGGTTTGCGGTTAGTGAAAGTTAAGTACGGAGGATTGATGACCACATCTTCGACCTCGCCGCTGAGTTTTTCTTCAGGCTCGTCGGTGTCAGGAACATTGCTTGCCGATAGTGCATCTTCTACCATTTCGTCTTCTAATACTTGACCTTCTGTGTGCAAGCAACTCCCAACGACCATTCCACACGAAGGGCATGATTCAAGGACTTTTTGTGTCTCGACTATTTTTTTGGATGCTTGTAATAGCGATGCTGGTAGATTTTGAATATTCATAAAGTTATTTATCATTCTTGGCTTTGAAGCCTTTATTTTCAGATTGCATTACTATTATGCAAATCAAATTTTTAGTGATGCTATATAATAATCGTACCTGAGTTATTTTCAGGAACGGAGAAAATAAATGGCTTTATGGAATGATAACAACCCACCGATTCTATATCCGAATGCGGTGAGCACTCCCGCAGGTTGGGCAGATCCGATTACTGGTGAACTTTATGTCACCATTACAGATCTATCCACCGCTAAGGGCGGTACCGCTGAACTAACACAGGTTCGACTTTTAACAAAAGTAGATCCTTTCAATACAGGTCAATCTCTTCAATCAGAAGCGTATGCTAAGGATGAATATATGGTTCTTGAAGCCCTTTTCAATGAACCTGTAACTTGGCCTAATGATGCACCACAAATTACAGCAAATATTGGAACAACTCCTGGTGCTGTAACTTTCGCTTATTATCAAGACACAACTGATGTATTATCGCATACAGCCGATAAGGTCACATCTGTAACGATTGGCGGCGGCGGAACCAATTATCAAGTTGGCGACAAAATTACCTTTACCGTCAACACTGGTGCCGGTCATACTGGCTCTAGCGCAGAAGCAGTAGTGACTTCTGTTGGTGGCAGCAATGCTATCAGCGGAATTGCGATGACCAGTAACGGTGCTGGCTATGATATTGCTCCAACGGCTGTTGTTCACACTGGCTATGTAAAGAGCGTGACTGTAGGTGGATCTCAAAACGGTCTCTATGTGGATGGAGAAGTTCTTAGTTTCACTACTGTTGGAAACACAGTTCAAGCAGCAGGTTATGTTATTACCGATGGAACACACACAAAAGCAACTGTAACAACCCCGGCAGTAGGAAATATTTCAAGTGTAGTTCTTACAAATTGTGGTGTTGGTTACACTGGTGTCCCGACTGTTACTGTTACGAGCGCTCTTGGTTCTGGCGTAACTTTGACGGCAGTAACTTCACATGGAGCTACTGCAAGTCTTACCGCAGTGCTTGGAACCCCGGCAAATGGAAAAGGAACAAATCGTATTCTTTTCCGGTATCAAATTTTATCAAATGCACTTGCTGCATCGAATGCAATTACACTTACTAGTCCAATTGCAAGTTCTGGAACTACAACTTGGACGACGGTAGATAGCAGTTCTGGTGCCGACGCAGCAGCTTCCGCAGTTGTAGCAAGTGGAGTAACGAGTTATACCATGACCGCTCCTGGTTCTGGTTATACATCTACTCCTACTGTTCAAGTTACATCCGCAACTGGTACAGGTGCAACCGCAGTAGCAGTGCTCGATCAGGGTATTGGTACTGTTGTTGGTGGCATCGCTGGATCTGGATATAGATCTGCTCCTGTTGTAACAGTTACTCCCGCAACTGGCGGCGCTGCTGTTACCGCAGTTTTGGGCGCAACTGGAATTGTTTGCGACGTGGCAATTAGTGGTTCTCTTACAGGCGGAACTTATACTAATGGTGATGCTATTACTGTATCTGGTGGAACTGGTGCTGGTGGTTTTGCTGGAACAATTATTGTAGTTGGAGGAGATGTAACAGGCGTAAATATTACTAATGCTGGTGTATATTCTGCTGTGCCAACTCTTGTTGCTCCAACTGGAGGCGGTTCGGGTACAGGTAGAGTTCTTACTGCTGTTCTGGGTAAGCCTATCGCTTCGTACATAATTACTCCAGGAACAGGATACACTAATGCTACAACTGGTGCTTCGATTGTTCCAACGCTTTCGGTTGCTGCACCTACCGCAACTTCGGTTACAACAACCGCATCTGTCACATTGAGAGCCGCAGTAATTAATCCAACAGTAACTCTTACCAATCTTCAAACGGTAGCATCAGTTCAGCCGGTTACAGAAGGATCTGGATATGTAGCCGTAGCCGCAGCCGCAGTATTCTCTGGTGGCGGCGGAACACTCGCAGCCGCAACTCCAGTGGTCAGTGGAGAAATTTCATCGTTTGTTGTTACGAATGGTGGAAGCGGATATTATGTTGCTCCAACTGTGACCATCGGTGCTGGTGTTGGTAGTGGTGCAACCGCAACCGCAACAATTGATGATCGTGGTCATGTTGTTGCTATTTCGACAAATGGTACAGTAGCATCTGTTGCTGTAAGTGGCACATCTAATTTGAAATATATTGACGGCGAACCTTTGATAATTGACGGCAATGCCAAAGCTCATCTTCATGTTGTGAATACAGTTACAACTAATTCAGGCAATGGTGTCCAAACGATTACTGCACAAACCATTACTGTCGTAGTTGACAGTGGCGGTTCTGGATACACATCAGAACCTAAAGTTTACTATCCTCTACCTGGAGAGGGCGCAGGATTGACTTTCACCCCGGTCATTTCTGGTGCATCTGGTGGAAGTGGTTATATAGCTACCCTTCCAGCCAGCGCACCAATCTATACATCTCAAGCTGTTTCATTTACTCCAGTAGCAAGTACTCCAACATTGACATTTGACACTAATCAATATGTTTCAGGTGTTACAATTGCTGGTACGGGAACAGGTTATGAAAACGGACAAGCATTAGTATTCAGTACTGGTGCTGGTGCTGGTACAATCACAGTTAATCAAGCTGGAAATGTAGTTGGCGCAGTCATTACCAATGGTGGTGATTATGATTCTGCTCCAACCATTACAATCGCTCCACCACCAACATGGGTTTACACTACAACTTATTCCAAGGGTAATATCATTTACCACACTGGAACATCCGCAAGATACGTATCGCTTCAAAACAGCAACCAAAACAATGTCCCAGGCAGTACTCCGTTGTTCTGGACTTTGTTGGTTGATGTTGTTTTGACCGCAGTTATGGGTAGCAAGATCGTTGGCGATTCTTACGTTGACGGTGTAGCTCCTACTATTTCTTCGGCAAGCATATTATTTGACCGTTTTGGTGATGCTATCACACAGACGGCCTTTCACACAGGTGATTTCTTTACTGTCACATTTAACACCACAAAGCCGGTATTTGTTGTCGGTTCTGGTGCTACTTCAGTTTTGGGAATTACAACTGGTGCCAAAGCTCTGACATATTTCAGCGGCAGCGGTTCTCAAGCGCTTCACTTTACTTATCAGCTTGTTGCTGGTGATGTTGCTGTTGGTACTGGTGTTACTGCACCTTCTCCAATCATTTTGGCTTCGGGCACAACAATTAAGGATGTAGCAGGAAATAACTTAGTATTGAGCTTTAACCCTCCAACGACGAGTGCTTGCACATTTAACTAATTTTCGTGAGTTTCCGATCAAAACAAGGGCTGTCCAATTGGATAGCCCTTCTTTTTTGTTTATCTAAATATGTGAGAAGGTTGTATATTCAATGAACTTCCAAGAATTTTTGACGGAGAATAGCCCTGACTCGCCTATTTCAGATGGGGAACTTCGGCATGTAGAGAAATACTTGAACGCTGTGTGGGATCACTTAGGAATCGACTTTGAATTCACTAAGCACTTTTTTGAACGTGTAAATGATCCACGTAACAGGAAGCAGATTCAAGCCAAAGAGCTTGTCAAGATATTTACTGATGTATACAAGCAGTTTGGAGAGATGATTGCTCACAAAGTAAATCCTGATACGGAGAAGAAATTTGATTCGGTGCTTACAGATTTGTCTACCAAGATAAATTCGCCGGTTGTGGTTGTATGGAACAAAGAGAAAAAGGAGTTGGAAATGGTTGCAAAGACGGTCATGAGAGTTGACCATTTCTACACGCACCCAAACCAGCCTAGATTGACGGTTGAAGTGAAAAGTTTTGGTACATGGTTGAGAGAATGTCAAGAAAAGTAGAATTACCGAAAGATAAAATCATCGAACTTTATCAACAAGGAATTGGTTGTGGAAAGATTGCGTCCTTATTAAACAGTAACACAAATAGAAGTACCATTCGTCAATATTTGAAATTTTGGGGTGTCGCTCTCCGCAGTAGAGAAATTGCAACATCTTTATCCAATTCTTCCTATCGAAGAACACAGATGACAAATGATCAACATCAAATTCTAACTGGAATTATAATAAGTGATGGTTGTCTTCATGTGACTAATGGTTGCAGGAATGCACATCTTTCTTTTTCATCTACTGAACCAGAGTATGCTAAATTTATACAACACACGCTTCCATTTGAATTTTTTAAGATGTGTATTGAACCGCCAAAAAAAGATGTCAACATTTGTGGACATATGTATAATACAAAAGCAAAATATCATGTTCAATCTACAGTCGATTTGACACTTACGGATTATTATAACGATTGGTATGCTGATGGAAGAAAAAAAGTACCAGAAACATTACAATTAACACCTTTAATGCTTACACATTGGTTTTATGGAGATGGTTCGACTTCATTTAGTAACAATAAGAATCGAGTACACCTAACATTTTGTACCAATTCATTTTCTAAATATGAATGTGATATGTTAATTGAAAAATTTCACAGTTTTGATAATGATCTACAGTTTGGATTGGTGATAGACAAAAAATATCGACCAAACAAAACAAAAACGCATCATTTAATAAAAGCATCTAAGAGAAAAACTGTTCAATGTTTCTTTGAACATATAAAACCGTATTTTAACTTGGAGTGTTTCAATTACAAATGGAAACTGCCGGAGCCGGATTATGAAAACTTATAGACAATTACAAGATGAATTACATCCTATTGAAAAAGAACTTAACGAGTGGTTAGGATGGAATTCTCCAGACTGTTCAGCGGGTGTCCCATCAGTTCAAGCTGTGGACGATGTAGATAGTGCGGCGCATTCCGTCGAAAGACCGGAAATGTTAGAAAAGCTGAATGCTTATTGCCATGATATTGCAAATAAACAATATCTTAATCCATATATGCCATTAAATGCTCTATGGAAGAAACTCATGATGATTGGTATCAACTTCGATTTAAAAAAGATTCTCATGACCGGCGAACAAGGAAGAGTAGAAGTTCCGCTTTCACAGTTTGGTGGCCGCTTTGGTGTGCTTGGTTCTCCTGACGGCTTTGTAAGCGGCGATGATGGCATCAAAGATCGTGTTCCTGGCGGGCTGAATCTTGTGGTGACATACCAGAAGACTGGCGGTGTCTACACACTCGATGCAACGATTGAACACGGCGCACAGGCTGTTGGTTTTGGTGAAGAAATTGTATCCGAATCACAAAATGATGAATGGGCAAGATCACAAACTGTAAGTATGGATTCTCCGACTCCAGATCATCCAGTAGTCAAAAAATTCAAGTCTTTATATGCAAAACATGCTAAAAGTGGAAATTCCCAATTTACATCAGAACCGGATGTAAAACAACTTCCAGGCGGAAAATCTGGTTTCGCTGGAAGCGGTAGTTCTAAATTTGAATACAAAGGTCATAAATTCGATGTAAACCGTGGTGCAAATGGAAAAGGATTTTCGGGAACACACCATAGCATTAGTCATGTTTCTTCGCCAGTAACAGAAATATGGTCTAAGGAAGAATTAGAAAAGCATTTTCCCAAAAAGAATGCCATGATTAAATGTACACAAAAAACTTTTCCGGGATGTGGCTGCGGCGGTTATCATATGGATGAAAAAAAGCCACTTGTAAAAAAAAGAATAACTGAAGCTAGAGCAACTAAGGGCGACATTCATCAACATCTAACCAGCCATGGATTTGAGTATTCTCCTCTTCATGGAGACGATACTTATCATCACCCATCTGGACATTCGTTTTATCTCACTAAAAAGGGGGATAACTTTTGGCATGAACACAATGGAGTAGAAAAGGGTAGTGGTGGTGCGTTTCCAGGTGAGAATGTTTATGATAGTGCATTGGCTTCGGCAAAAAGGTTAACAGACCAACTCAAGAAAGAAAAAAAAAAGTAATAACTACTGAAAATGAAATTTCGGCGGGCATGACTCGTCATCTTCCTACCATCAAACGTAAAAAAGTCATTGTCGGTGGCGTTGTCGAAAGTCATCCCAAAACATTTAACGAACTAAAGAAAAAATTGACCACCGAAGATGATATAGATACAGCAGGAGTCCCTGACACCGTGCCTGATTTTGATATGACCGAAAAACAAAAACTCGTTCCTGACATCGGAATTGATGATCGGTTGTTTACTGAACTTGAAGTTGATGGCAACGAAGATGATAATCTCAATAAGAAGATCGTGCCATCCGACACAGCGGTGAGTGGGAGATTGTACACGATATAGTATGATTTTTCAAAATTTAACAGAAGAAAACATCCTTCTTTATGCAGCGAAGTGTTACGACAATCCGGCTAGCCGAGGCACGCAGGAATTTGTAGAAGACTATGATCGTATCAAATATATCAAACGCTTGTTTAAACGTTATCAGACAAAAGGTGTATTGAAAGAAAGGTTGATTCTTAACCACACTATTATTTTGTTTAATGTATTTGGTATTGAAGCAGCGACTCGAATTCTTTTTTTTCGGTTAGAACCGGATTTGTGGCCAATGCTGAAAACGGTGTTAGTTTTTTTGAATTTTATGTCTGATCGAGTAATTGGAATTAATGGAAAAGACATCATATCATCAGATATTGCGCTCGACGCAAGGTTGATTACAGTTTTACGAGGTATTTGAAATGGGTTTGATTGATGCTTGGTTAGTGTATAAATTTATCAAATTGTTAGTAACTCCTTTTGACGAAACTGAAGCATTCAAATTAGGAGTTATTGATGCCAGAGGAAAGTTATTAATTAAAACTGATAAAATGACTTCTGAACAAGCAAATTCATACACACTATTTCATCGACTTGTAATGAATATCAAAAGGCTCATTGAAAAGATTCCTGGTGGAAAATCAAAAATTGGAACTTACGCAGCCGCATTGTTCTTGTTGAAAGAACAGTTAGGAGATGATGAAGGAGTATTGATTATGGAAAAAACATTCATGAGCTTTTTGCGAGACAACGATGCGGTTGACGAAACACTTATTACAGAAGAATATCTGGAAGAAGAGCTTTTACAGCAAGGCAAGTACAAGCTCAACAACAACATGTTAGATGTAAAGGGAGATGAGTTACGAAAAGGAACCATTATCGTTGCAAAGCAGAATTTGAAACCAATTACAAAGATTTTGGGTGTTGAAGTATTCCAACTGGCGGTCCAAGGTTATCCCAACAAAATAGTTGTAGTGAGTCGTGATGATGTCGTTGAAATTTAACGATAATCGATTTGTATTCCAAATTTACGAAACCGTTGAAAATTCTTTGAATTACAAGACATACATAACGGCTGAATGTTTGTGATGTAATTAGTTCCGTTAGCGGACAAAGGGATGATATGATCTTCAGAAATACATGCGGCGGAAGGAACTCATTCAGTAAAAGATTGGAAGGTTTTGAAAGCAAAATATAATAACTGTTGTTTATGTTGTGGAGTATCAAGTATATTCTGGATCAATGATTAGACGTTGTAAACGCCATTCTTTTTTGTATTGATCTTCTTCTTCTTTATGAAGGACATGCCATTGTTTTCGATATTCTTTAATATGAGATTTATTTTTGTTTTTCCAACGTTTTGATGCTGCTCGTTTATTATCATTTGGTGCTTTAGAGCAGTTAACACAAGCATAAGTACTAACATACCGTAAAATAGAAAAACAATTTTTGCAAGGCTTTCCTTGATAGAAGGTGCTTCCATTTGACAACGCTTCTTGACGTGTATGATAAATATTCATATTGGTATTTAGACTTGAGAAGATATTAAGGAAAAGTATGAAGACATTTAGGCAGTTTAAAAAAGACGCAACCTTATCAGAATCCAAAAGTCGAAAGCAAAGCAGTTATGCACCAGCCGATAACGAGCATTGCCGCCGTTGCAAAGATGTTTCAGAGAGCGCAGAAACTTGTCCAATCTGTAGAATAAAAGGACATGTAAAGCAGTCTGGACCGTTTCGTGAATGCGGTAATTGCAAGCACAATTGGAATCCTGCTTTGCAGCCGCCTAAGAAGCCCAAGAAGGTGTCCGAAGACGAAGGTGGCTCTATGGGCGGTCCCATGCCAACAAATGCAGCCGGGAACGCCCAAATCGCAGGAATCGGCATCCAGCGCAAAGGTGAGCCTAGTTTTGCCGAACCTGGGGTGCCAGTACGCCGAAAACTCGAAATTGTAGGCCCAGACCCGGTTGATCCACGTATATTTGCGGACAAAATTTTTGGGCATTCCAAACTGGCCGATACAATTCACAAAACTGGAGTGAAATAGGTACACCTACCGTCTTGACATTATTCGGTTTCGTGTTTTAATAAAAGAGCGATGTCAAATAAATGTACAACGCTTTTTGATTGCGTATCGAGAATTCCCGGAAGCTTTAACGGCATCGCCAATGGTAGCATATGTAATTCCATTGATGCTACATGGTTTTGCTCTTCCATTATTTCCTCCAGCGCAGGCTCCGGTTTGTTTTATAGTTTCTATTGTGCGGCGTACCACATCGGGATTGTGCATGGGATTGTTTTGCTTCATCCTCTTAGAATAATTTTGTCTCAAATCAGAACGATTTTTCCATACTTGTTTCAATTTTTGCTTTTGCTCTTCACTCATTGGAATTCCATAATTGGCAGGTTTTTTGCCAAACATTCCATTTTTTTCTCCCAAATTTTTTCCTTTCATTTTTTCACAGTATGCGGCACTATAAGGTCGTCTAAGTTTACCTTTATTGATGCGTGGTTTTCTCAATTTAAGAAGTGTAGCAAAGGAATGATGTCTACCAAGCATCCCATCGCTGCCGTCTCCACCATGAGTCATATTGTATCCAATGCCATCAATATAATGAGTGTTGTACGCTTTGATAAAATATTCTTCCATGACATTCAAACAGTATTTTGGTTCCCACGATTGGTAAATAATTTCTACTATAAAGGAATTTTCACCATGCTTTCTAATTGCTCGGTGTAATATGTTTTTAGACCCACGTACCGCATTTGATAAATGTTTTTTCCAACGAAAATTAATATTTCCTTTTGTGTATCCAATATATTGTTTGCCGTTGTCGATATTGGTGATTTTATAAATTGAGGCTATCATGAGCTTATATGTTGACGAACAATATGTAATGAAAATTCGTCCACTTCTTCGCAATTTTAAAAAGAAAGCTGATTATATTTATACAGTATCCTGTCCTATTTGCGGCGATTCAAAAAAGAAAAAGTATAAAACTAGAGGTTATATACTTCGAGGAGACGACGGATTATATTACAAATGTCATAATTGCGGAATTTGTTTGCCGTTTGGCAAATTAATCCAAGAATTAGATTCATCAATTTACAAAGAATACATCTACGAGTCGTATCTTGACAAAGGTCAAGCACATCCAAGACAAAAAGATGAAGATCCTGCTGAAGTAGTCAAAAATTATCAAAAGAAGAAAGAGTACAAACCAGCCAAACCTACAGCCCTTGTCGGATGTCCTGCTATCGCAACGCTTGGACCGGATCATCCTGCCCGTGCGTATCTAGATTGGCGCAAACTACCGGCAGATGCACTGAAAGAACTCTATTGGACTGATGATTTTCCAGCAGTAGTTGACAAATTTTTGCCAGGACACCAGTTTGCTTTGATAAAAGAAGGCCGTATCATCATTCCATTTTTTGACACCAAGCATCAATTGATTGCTATGCAAGGCCGATCACAACCAAAGTATGACAAAGCATTGAATAAGTGGGTGGATGCACCCGGAGCCGTCCGATACATCACAATCAAGGCAGACAAAGATGCGCCACGAATTTTTGGGATGCATAAAATCTCATTGGTGAGTCAGGAACGGATTTACTGTGTGGAAGGACCCCTTGACAGCTTATTTTTACCACATGCTATAGCAATGGCGGGTAGCGATATTCCATCTGGATTTCCACGGGACAGAATCGCCATTGTTTACGACAACGAAAAACACAAAGTTGACACTATAAAAAAAATTGCTAGGGCTATTGAAAATGGTTATTCTGTCTGCATTTGGCCGGAAAACATCAAAGAAAAAGATATTAACTTGATGGTAATGAATGGATACAAACCAGAAAAGATTCGTGAGCTTATTGACATGAATCTTTTTAGCGGAGAGCGTGCGAAATTGGAACTTCAGCATTGGGCGAATCGTAAAGGGAACGCCAGGAAAGGACATGCATAGATTATTAGAAAAGGATACGATCATTAGTTTTGATATAGAAACAACAGGGCTTGTAGCAGGCGTTCACTCAATGATTGCTTTAGGAGCCGTTGCATACAGAGGCGGCAAAGAAATCAGTCATTTTTATGCCGCATTAGAAGAATGGGATGGTTCCGAACGCAGTCAAGGCACAATGGAATTTTGGATGAAAAATTTGGCAGAATGGAAACGCATTCGCAAGGAACGCCGTGATCCAGTTGTAGTTATGAAAGAGTTTTACGATTGGTGCATTGCTTTACCACAACCTCATATTTTGGCAGCGAATCCATCAGCCTTTGATTCAGCATTCCTATTTTGGTATCTTTACAAATTTATCGGTGAAGATGCAGTAAATGATCTATTTAAACGCAATCGGGCATTTGATATCCGTACAGCAATTTCAATTTTGTTCGCTGTTCCGTATTCTGAAGCGGAACGTAGTCTTCTACCGGACGAATGGAGCGAAGGACTTGAAATTAATCATAATGCTCTTGATGATGCGAGACAACAGGGGGTTGGCTTGATGCACATTTTGATGGCAGTAAGTGGTGGCGAATAAAGGTTCTTATTCAAAGTTAGAAATTATCCAAACATAACCGACGCTTGGTATATGAACACAAAGAAAAACTTCACATTGCAAACTTTGGTAAACATCACTCCGAAGCAGCCAAAAAGCTCCGAAGGATTTTCTTGGAGCCTCGATGAAGATCTTTATGTATATTTCTGTGAACTTGATACAGAAGATTTACTTGAAGTGTCTAATTTCGATCTTTCTGATTATGAAGTGGCGATACTACTCGAAGTTCTTCAAGATCGGCGAGATGAAATCGACATGATGGTAGAAGAGATGAAGGACGAAGCATCCAGAAAAAAAATCACTGTCAAACTGCCTACAGAAATTTTATCTCAGGTAACAGCATGGGAGCATAGCCCGCAGAACTTGACATATTCAGAATTAATGTTATTCTAAAGAAAGTGAAACCGTGAACGTTTACTCTTTTCGCATTGCCTACGCTTCAGAAGATGAGTTGAAAGCTCTCCAAGAGCAACAGGATTTCGATCCAAATTCGCTAACTCGTTCGATCCTTTCGAACGGTCAACCGACATATAAAACTCTATTCACACATGCTGATTCTGAAGAAGAAGCAATTGAAAAAGTAGACGCTTACGTTGCGATCACACCATACGCTAAAATCGAAGACAAAAAATTTGTCTAAGGTGTAAAAATATGAAACAAACTACGTACATGAACGGACGCCCACGAAGCACACATTTCCGTGCCGTCCAACAACTTGCAAGAAATTATTACATTGACCCACGTACAGGCTGCGTCTTTAACAAAGAGGGCCTAGAAATCGGCGGATTTACATACGAACCACGAGTAACAGTGCATCTTGAAGGCAAGAAGTATAACGCACGTGTCCACAAGGCAGTAGCGTTTGTTCATTTTGGCCCAGAAGCGCTGCGACGTGGAGTTTCCGTTCGTCATAAGAACGGTGATATTTTTGACAATCGGGCATCAAATTTAAGGCTCGTTTACAACCGGGAAGCAGCAAAGGCTCTTCGCCGCCGTCAGCGTGAAGCTGCTTTGGCAGCGTAAACGTAACTACCAAGGGCTTAAGTATTGCAATGAGGGAGTCTCGCTCGGGATTCCCTTTTTGTTTGGCACAGTTGGCACAGAAAGGAGTATGAATTACAACCCATTTGATGATGAAGACGAGAGTGAATTTGAGTCCATACCACAATTTTCAACCGTTTGTTTTGAATTACTGCAAGAGTGTTTTGATGCCATCCACACTGGTTGCTTAATACACCGAACAGAGGCGAATGACAAAGAGTTCCATTTTCAAAATTGGTTTCATGATCGCTTAACAAAGATTGCTTCGTCTGTAGATCCACAAGGTAGAAATTTGTTTCCAGATTTCCTTCTTCATGCTTCAAACGAAGCATATGAGGTCAAAGGATTGGAAGTTCCTGGTAGAGATAATACATTTGACGCAAACAGCCACTTGCCATCAGGCATCTTTGAAGACAAATCTTTGTTCTATGCCTTTGGTAGATACCCAAAAACAAAGAGCAAATCATTTCCCGTGTTAGATGTAGTAATCTGTCATGGTTCTTTTTTCAACACAAATCGCTATGCCCATTTGAACACAAGTATTCCGGCGTTTGGCTCGTTTGGTGACATCGCAATTCGTGACAGAAAAATGTACGTTATCCCAACGCCATATTCTCTTGTTGGGCCTGTATTGGACGAAAACTTTTCGTTGATCGTTCCCGTTAATTGCTTACCGATTACGCCGACCTTTGTAGAGAAAAAACGGATCGTTAGATGCGGCACGCCGATCAGACCAATATCGTATACATTTGATCTTCAATACAATCAAATGTCCGTAGAGACAAGAAGCAACACAAAGATTTCAAAATACGAATTTTCTTTATATCAAATAGAAAGGAAGATGACAAACAAATAAAGAGAAAATATGTACGAAGCTAAAATTATAAAAGATTCAATCTGTAATGGACACCGGCTGACAACAATGCAATTGACTCATCCTCGGATTGTTCATGCAGAATTTAATACACACTGCATGTTTGCTCGAAATGCAAGTTCTAGTCGAGCTATTCCATTTTCTAAAGTTCTTCAACGAGTTATTGATGACCCATTCATTCCGAAACATTGGGGAGTGAATCAAAGTGGAATGCAAGCAGCAGAAAATTTAGAAGGTGACAACCGGGAAGCTGCTATTCGTTATTGGTTGCGTGCTAGAGATCAAGCAATTGAAATCGCCAAAACAATGGCTGATAAAGATGGTTTGAATGTTCATAAACAAATCGTCAATCGGCTGTTAGAGCCTTGGTCCTGGATAACTGTTTGTGTAACCGGTGATAGCGGTGCATGGTCAAATTATTTTGCACTGCGTTGCGAAAAGGATGCCCAACCAGACATTCAGGAACAAGCATACATGGCCCAATATGCTTACTTCACATCTATACCACAAGAACTAAATTCTGGTGATTGGCATACACCATATGTTTCCGATGATGAAAAAAAACAATGTGGAGATACTGTGATTCAAGTATCGGTCGGAAGATGTGCTCGAACATCATATTTAACACAAGAAGGTGTTAGAGATTTTAGCGAAGACATTAAACTTCACGACAGATTACGATATCACACCCCACTACACGCCTCTCCTTTTGAACATGTCTGTATGGCAATGGGAAACGATTTACGATACGCCAAATACACTGGTTGGCAAGCGTATAGAAATTCATTACCCCGTGAATATGTTACAGATTTTGTTCCAAATCATTCAGAACTGGTTCAAAAAATTGGTTGCTGTAAATAGATGACTCATAACTGTTTACAATAGTGATTTTAGAAGAATGAATCTTACCTAAATAACAATCGGTGAGTGTAATGCCGATTAAAATTACACTCACCTTTTTCATTATCGGAGAAAAAATAATCAATGTCAACAGAATGCGCCAACCTTAAAAACAAGACTTGGTGTACGATGTTACAACAAAAACTGAAACAAGTAGAACTTCCATTGCATGTCAACAAATCTCATGTAATGCGAACAAAACGAGACGAAACAGTTTGTAAATTTTTTCAACACATAGGAAATTCAGAAGTATCTTCAATGCAATATAAGTGGAAATTACCACTAGGATAATATAAAAATGTCGCAATCACAGAACACCGTTCCATCTATTTCATTTCGTCCTATTTCTTCAGGTATGGGTCTCGCTATCGCCGAGAGAACCGTGCTAAGAAAAAAAGAAAATGGAGAATGGGAAACATGGTTGGATGTTGCTACTCGTGTTGCTCGTGGTAACAGTCTTCTTTTTGATGGTTCAATTCACTCATCTGAAGCCGAATATCTTTTACTTCGCAAACACATAGCCAATGGCAACACACTCATGTCTGGAAGACATCTTCAACATGGTGATGAAACACAACCCAATAGGAATATGGAATGCTTTACCAATTGCAGTACTGCATCTTCGTCATTCCTTCTCTTTTATCTTCTACTTAATGGCTCTGGTGTAGGTCGCTGTTATGACGATGATATGATGTTAGTGAATTGGGATAACGCACCAAATCTTCGTTGTGTATTGGATTCCTCTCATCCAGATTTTAACCAATCGGCGCATGAATGTGTGCGTGATGCCCGCCATAAGTATGGCAAAGAAGGTCCCAATGTTATGTGGTATGAAATTCCAGATTCCAGAGAAGGGTGGGCTAAGGGTCTGGAAATTTGGGAGAATGCTGCATTTGAAAAAATTCATGCAGAGAAAATGCTCATTTTAGATTTTTCGAAAGTTCGTGCCAAAGGTCTACCAATCAAAGGAATGCAAAATCGGCCAGCCAGCGGTCCTGTTGCTCTTATGGATGCGTTTAACAAGGCTGCAAGCCTCAAGGGAGCCGGTTTATCGCCCTGGAAGCAAGCGATGTACCTGGACCACTACTTTGCCGAATGCGTGCTTGTCGGTGGTGCAAGAAGATGTATTGCTGAAGGCCAACGAGTCCTGGTGAAGAATGCAGGTTTTAAGGCCATTGAAAATGTATCTATAGGTGATTTAGTATCGACGCCAAATGGATGGAAGCCTGTCACTGCAACTTTCAATCAAGGAGAACAAGAAACAATTACTGTAATTTATAAGAATGGAAAACTTGTATGCACTCCAAATCATAGAGTTGCCATTCTTACCGGTGTTGATTCCTATGAATGGAAGTTAGCAAGTGAGTTATCGGTTGGTGATCGACTGTTTTGGATTCCTACTATAGATGAGGGCGGTTTGACGCACTTGCCTTCTGATGATTATGTCCGGTCGCCACATGCTACTACGTTGATGGATATTATAATTCCTGCTCTTGATATTGATGTTGCGTGGTTGATTGGTCTGATTCATGGTGATGGATACGTAGAGTTGACTGACACCCACGGAAACATTAGAATTTCACAAGACAAAGAATACGAAAATATTGCGTTACGGGCGGCAGATGTACTATCACGATTTGGTGTAAAAGCAGTTATTAGTGATGTAGGAAACATGAAACAGGTGCGAGTGAGTAGCAAATCTCTTGCTTCATATTTCTTCAAGCACATCAAACAACCCAATACACTGTTGAAAATTCCCAATTTTATTAAGTCGGCTTCTCCAGAAATACGTGCAGCATATCTGCAAGGAGTGATGGACAGCGATGGGTGTACAAAAAACAGACCACAAAAATTGGTAACTTCAATTTATTTTTCCTGGGTTGAAGATTTACAAGCCCTCGCAGCATCAATTGGTGTAATGCTGCGGCTAAATGAATCTGAACCGAAAGGAGAAGGATGGAAACCTCAGAGAAGTTTGAATTTCATCAATAATTGTAATAAAATTCAATTTTCAACTTTGACATCAGGCGCAAAGGCTCTGACAACAAATGAACATCGGGGGCATCAAGATTCCTACCCTTGTAAATTTGTAACGAAAGCAATTTTTGAAAGAAAGCTCACATACAGTGACATAAAAGGTCGGATTGCGACTAACAATAATAGCTCATACGATGCTTGGAAGAATAATACATTAATTTCTACGTGTTATTACCCACAAGAAGTCATTGCTATTTCTGGTGGGATGCCGTCTAAAACTTACGATTTGGAAGTTGCTGATGGTAATTGTTTTGTCTGTCAAGGCGTTTTGGTACACAATTCAGCACGCATGTCCACAAAGCATTGGAGCGATTCTACCAGCTTCGATTTTATCACAATCAAACGTCCGTTGGAATTTCATGGTAAAGATACGTTTCAAATTTTAGATTTCCGTAAGAACAATCATCCAAACGCATTTCTTTGGTCATCGAACAACTCTGTTACTGTTGATGATGAATTTTGGACACTTGTGAAGAATCCTAAAGACAAAACTCCACGTGCCAAGCACGCTAAAAAAGTGTTCAAGATGGTCTGTAGTGCAGCATACGCAGACGGTACTGGTGAACCAGGATTTATCAACTCTCATTTGCTTGTTCAGAAAGACGATGGATGGAATGATCTGAATCGTGGTGATTATGTTGGATCAAAAAAATATCAGATTAATGATGATACACAAATATTGATGTCTAGACTAGCAAAGCGTGCCAAGAAAAAGAAGTACCATACCATCGTAAACCCGTGCGGAGAAATCCCATTAAATGTACTTGGTGGTTTTTGTTGTTTGGCAGATGTTGTACCGTTTCATGCTAACACAATTGAAGAAGCTGAAGAAGCGTTTAGAGTATCAACTCGTGCGCTTATGCGTGTGAACCTTATGGATTCAATCTATAGCAAAGAAGTTCAACGCACCAATCGTATCGGAGTAGGTATAACAGGCGTGCATGAATTTGCGTACAAATTTTTCGGATTTGGATTTAAGGATCTGATTGATGAAGAAAAATCCAAACCATTTTGGATGCAAATGGCTCGTTTCAACAATATTGTGTATGAAGAAGCACAAAGCTATGCAAAAGAACTTGGGGTGAAACCGCCACATACAATCACTACCGTTAAACCGAGTGGGTCTGTTAGTAAATTGTTTGGTTTGACGGAAGGATGGCACCTTCCGTCAATGGAATATTTTCTACGATGGGTTCAATTCAGTAATGACGACCCTCTTGTAGAAGTATACAAGAAAGCTGGATACCCTGTTAGAAAATTAACGCAATATACAAATACAACTATTGTAGGATTTCCAACCGAACCGACAATCACAACGCTTGGTATGGGTGATAAGTTGGTTACAGCGGCGAATGCCACACCTGAAGAACAATTCAAATGGCTCATGCTTGGTGAGAAGTATTGGATTTGCGGCGTTACTCCTGATGGCAAGCCGGTAGAAGACATTTACGGTGGGCAAATTTCATATACGCTCAAATATAAGCCGAATCTGACGGACTTCGACCATTTTAAAAAGATGATTTTGAAATATCAGTCACAAGTACGATGCTGTTCGATTATGCCACAAGAAGATACTTCCAGCTATGAATATCAACCGGAAGAATCAATCAGTGAAAAGAAATTCTCATCCATCGTTGAAAAAATACAGGCTGCAAAACTCACTGAAGACATTGGTCGTGAGCATATAGGGTGCGATACCGGAGTTTGTCCTGTGGACTTTAATTCTGGAAAGAAGTGATGTTCAAACCGACGCTTCGTGTATAAAACAAAAGGTTATCATGCTGTAAGGCAGGCAGTTTAGAAGTAGGTCAAAATATCTCTCTTGCTAAATTGAGTTAAACCAACTGGTTGGGAGAGAAACATGCTGGATGTGCGGAGAAATGTGTCCTGCAATTACTGTGGGGCAAAATATCATATCAAATTTACAGAAGATTTGCCTACACCATCTTTCTGTGCTTTTTGTTCAGAAGATCTAGAACAGATAGACGAAGAAGATGATGATGGAGATTTGGATTATACTGATGACGAAAGGAATGAAGAAAGGTATGCCTAAATATGGGCATGAAGCCTTGGATGTATCATGACAAAGAAGTGGAAGAAATACCAGAAAATTGCGTAGGCTTTGTGTATTGTATTAAAAATGATGATACAGGAATGCGCTATGTGGGGAAAAAATACGTCCAGACTCGCAGAAGAAAGAAAGTGCCCGGTAGAGTAAATCGTAAAGTCATCATTGCAGAGTCAAATTGGAAGAAATATTTTGGATCAAGTGAATTTCTTTTGGATGATGTTGCTAGACTAGGCGAAGACAAATTCACAAGAGAAATTCTAAATTTTTATCCAACCAAAAAAGAAGTGACTTATGCCGAAATCGAAGAGCAATTCAAAAGGAATGTACTTAGAGCCAAATTACCAAATGGTTCTTTTGAATATTATAATAAGAGCATTTTAGGAAAATTTTTTCAGATAAATACAAATAAGGACCAACCATTATGAATTTTCTCTACGAACTCCATAACAAAGCCGGAAAGTGTATTGTGACGCAATCTGTTACTGGCCGGATCGCACCTATATTGAAACATATTTCTGAGGTCGTCAACACACATGGAAAAGATGCGACAGTTCATATAATTAAGGCACGTATAAACGAAGATGTAAAAAGCGGTCTCAAGAAATCGTCTACAAATGTCCTGGTAGATCCGCAACGCATGGAGTCTCTTTCGGCGCTTGTGACACTAGCTGTAGAACATTATAATTCCAAGACTGGAGATTTGGTAGTTGAGAATGCATACAGCAAATCTTTGGATGAAACTTTAACGGAAGTCCTAACTGATCCAAAAAAAGCAAAGAAGCTCATGGAAGCGGCTGAACAATATCAAATAAGTGCAGCAGCACGTAAACATGGCTATGTGCGGTCCCGCAAGTCAAACTCAAAAACCACTATTTACGCACAACCAACGACCGGACATGTTCTCACGTATTGGAATGGACATAATAAGTGGGAGCATTATAATCCAGATCTCTCCGTAAGCAAAAGTGGTGAAGGGCACAAAGAACTGGATTCTCATTTGGCTGGTATTCATGATGAAAAACTTGCTGAAGCGGCTGAAAAATTGAGCGAAAGCATAAAATGTAATGTATGTCATAAAAATCGAAAATTGAAAGATGGGGTATGCAGTAATTGTCGAGGCGTAGCACAAGATAAACATGATGAAGAAATGCGTCGAAAATCCAATGCGATGAAAGATCTTGCACATAGTCTACAGAAAGAAAATGTTCAAGGTGACGTTAGAAAACACAAAGAAGCGCATCCCGAAAAATATTGTAAGAACCCTAAATGTCTCTGGAGGGTAAGTAGTGGTCCTTGTCCAAAACATGGAATTAAAGAGGCAGAAGACACACTAAAACTTCCTGATTTGAATGTTGGAGATATTTTACGAGTTGGGAAGTTCAAAAACCGTAGGGCTGAGATTAAAGGATTCGATAAGGATGAAAATAATCAACCTGTTGCTCTAACGGACAAAAATGATCAAAAAATCTTCAAACCAAGAATTGAAAAATTAATGGTGTCTAAATAGTTGATGTGAACCAACAAGCATTCTGTAGTGACTATAAACAAACTATTATCGATCTTTATAATTCAGGTAATAGTTTAGATGAGATTCGACAAAGCATTGCAACTCGTTTAGACCACATTATTTGTAATGTAAGTATTTGGAATGCTCTTCATCGATGGAAAATTCCTTTACGGAAACAAGGAAAAGTGTGTCGGCGACAGACGGAATTAACTTCAACAGCGATAGAAATTATTAATGGTCTTATGCTTGGTGATGGTTATATAGGAAAGCAATCAAAAAGACAAACAAATTCATTAAGTGTTGGAACAATTGTCAAAGAATATAGCGATCAATTACAGAAAATTCTTCCATTTCAAGCAAAAATACGTGTTCGCCCTGGCGGAAATGGATACTTTCAGAATAGACAAATTTATCGACAAACGTCTTATCATTACAGAACTTCAACAGATTTGTCGCTTAACAAAATACGGACATTTTGGTACCCGTTCGATAAAAAAATTATTCCACAGTCTCTTACTTTAACTCCGGTAACTTGTATACATTGGTTTTATGGTGATGGCTCTACATCATGGATAGAAAACAATAAGGTGCGAATGACTTTTGCAACAAATGGCTTTACGAAAGATGAAGTCGAAATGCTTCGTATAAAATTATTAGAAATTGATCCGCAATTAAAATTCAATGTAAATGATGGGCCAGTTCTTGTAAGTGCCAGGGCACTTACAGTCCAGACATTCTTGGATTATATTGGTTCATCTGAGATAGAACAGTATAAGTACAAATGGAAATATCCGAAGCATGGAGTTAAAAAGTAATAAAGCACGGCGTTCCGAAAATAGTAGCAAAGCTCAAAAATGTGTTGTGAGCTTCAAACCTGCTTACTAGAAATGATTGACCGGAATCTGTTTTTCCGTTTGGGTTTTTAAATACGACTTTTACTGTCATTGGAGATGTCCTCTCCAATATATAGATTTACCGAATACATATAATCCCACAGTCGGTTACTGTTACCGTCATTTTTGGTCTCTTTGCTAACACACGAGAAGCTTCTATATTTGCAGCCAATCGTCGCAAATCTAATGGGCAAACAGGCACAATGGAAATCCCAACCGCAGTTGCATCGGCATGTAGAACTGTGTGAAAATCGTGGTTGAGTTCGTCAGCAATTTCTTGATAAACGAATTTTGATAAATCTTTGCGTGGCCAAGTCCAAATCCGTCCCATATAGATATATTAACACATGATACCGGATCTGTCAAATTGTGCTATAATAAAGTTTGCTCTGGACCATGCATGGCTCTCGTTGCCCATGCTGGCGGGCTATGCTCTTGGTTTTTGGCATGGGCATTACGCTGGACGTGCCAAAGAATACCGGCTGTGGTCAAACGAAGTAATTCCTGTTTTAAAGAGGCTCGAATGCGAGAGAGATGCTTTGTGGAGATCGGCAGTATCGAAGAAACAGAAGTTGAACCGCTTGATGAAGCAGATGGGGATGTTGAAATAGAACGTCCACATCCACCCATTTGGCATCGGCGTTGCAGCCGATGTAAGACGGTGTACAACGTCCTGAAAGTGAAATGCCCGAATTGTGGTAGAAGATGAAAATTTAAGTGAATCATGATTCTTATAGTAAGTGATGTCCATGAAGAGATAGTGCGGCTAAAAAGTATTCTTAAACAGTACCCGAATGCAGATCAAATAATTTTTCTCGGAGATTGGTTCGACTCATGGGCTGGTCTTACATGGCAGACGCATGAAACAGTGAAATGGTTAGCAGAGAATATCGGCAACCCAAAGTACGTTTTTCTTTGGGGCAACCATGATATGCATTATGCCTTTCCATTCGATGGTGTGATGTGCAGTGGGTTTGATAAAAACAAGTTGGCAATTGTTCGCCAACATCTGAATGACAACGATCATTGGAAAAAGTTCAAACTCATGCACTGGATCGGCACGCCCGCCAATGATGAAGAACTTGGTAATGTGCAATCGAAGGAATGGTTGATATCACACGCTGGCATTCATCCATCATTACTCAATCCATTTTTGGGATTTGATAAACAGTCGCTTCTCGCACTTGAAGAAGAAGCAATGTGGAAACTCCGTTATTGTCAACAGGTCACGTCTTTGCTTGCTGCTGGTCGGGGCCGTGATGGTCCCGCTCGTGTGGGCGGCGTGGACTGGTTGGATTGGTCAACTGAATTTATTCCCATCAATGGATTGAACCAAATTGTTGGGCATAGCTACGGCAAAGAAGTTCGATGTAAGCAAATACCGGACAGCATCAACTATTGCATTGATACCCATTTGCGCCACGTTATTGAAGTGGATAATGGAAGCATAAAAATTAAATTCATATGATGGTCGGCCCACTCGTCATGGGCGGCAATGCCTTAGATTGCTAAATTTGCGGTGGTGTGCTAGAATGAAATATAATGTCGAAGCAGCATAATGAAAATACATACGACGGTTTACCTTGCAAAAAGTGCGGCAACACTTTGCGGTACAACTGTAATCGTAATTGTGTATTTTGTAAAAGAACATCAGTCGTTGATAAAAAGCTACGGACAGCATATAGAAAATCTGATGCTGGCAAAGCTGTTTATAGAAAGCATCTGCTTAAAAAGAAATTTGGTATCACGGAAAACAATTACCAACAAATGTTAATGTGCCAAAACTGCGGGTGCGCTATCTGTTCAGAAAAAGCACCAGAACACAAAAGTTTATGTGTTGACCATAATCACAAAACTGGAAAAATTAGAGGATTGTTATGTGGCAATTGTAATCTTATGATAGGATTAGTAAAGGACAATCCCACAATTCTACGACATGCAATCACATACTTAGAGACTTCGATATGAGTAATCATCCTCTTCGAACCGTTGTTGCGACCACATTGCATGTGATTCATGCTGATGGCGGCTACATTGCACCGACGAAAAACGCTACCACCAATACGATAACAAAAGTTTTAGCAACACTTAAAGCAAATCCGCTTCCCGATGTGGAGCCAGAATTCTGGCAATTCGCAAATGAAATGATCGAATTTTTCCGCATTTTAGACACGCTTCCAGATTACAAAAAAATTTGTGCATCAGATGATGGAGCGATGTATCAGACATGTGTGAAAACTGTTAAAGCGGATGAAGTGACGCCTCTCACATTTCCATATGTGGTGGCGATGCCCACCCTTTATGCAAAGCTGAAACCTGCAAAGCCAAAGTCTTTAAACCCATTGAAAAGCGAAGCCAAAATTACCAAACCCGATGAATACATGGGCACGCTTAATGTGGAAGATCGCTTCTTCGTAAAGCTTATTAAAGTTGGAGAACATGATGCCACAAAGGGCGGTACAATATTCCACGTGACTGATCGTAACGGCAATAATGGTATTTTTTACGAATTACCAACTAGATTGGAAGGTAAGATTTGGCTTGGCGATTGCTTTGCAATGCACGCTACGCCGACTCGGTTTCAGCTAGAACCAAATGGTGAAAAGCGTACAGTGTTTCGTACTATCAAGGTTCTTCTAGACACCGTTATTTCAGGCAAACAGAAAGTGAACCGAACAAACGATTCAACGAATGGTAAGTTTACAAAAAACATCCCAATTGATGCAGGAAAGAGAACTGATGACGATGACGAATTGCCTATAACATATGATGTCCAGTTGACGAAATTGAAAATCGTGAGACAATAATCTCATGAGTACAGAAACACTTGGCTACAATAGGGACACTTTGTTGGCAATGCTGCATAGTAGAATAGTAGAAATAAGATATCGCAAAGCAGATGATGAAGTCCGTGTATTGCAAGGAACACTAAAAGAAGATTTGCTTCCAAAAAAGAAAGGAGAAACGGTGAAGCTTGAAAAGCCATCTCCGAATCTTATAACCTTATGGGATCTGAATGTCGAAGGATGGCGAACCATTCGCACAGATCGGATAATTGATGTATTGTAGTGACCGTAAGAGTCACGGAAAGAAAATAATGATAACTGATACTTTTCCGCCTGTCATATCTACAGGCACATATAACGAGTTGCTTGACATAAAGCACCTAGCGCATGATGTGTATCTCGCCCGTACAAATTTTACAGAATTGTGCGCTGCGCTGGAGAAGTTATATAACCATTTTAACGTAGAAAATTCCATGCCAGCTAAATAATACTATGTCACAAACGATGTTTCGTGCAGTAATACTCCTGTTTTTTATGGGGTTTTATGGCAGTATCACCGCTAGTGCTTATAAAGATTTAGAAGAAATTTGTGCCGGGAATTGTGAACAGGAGGTCGCTTCCCTATCGCATTTTCTTAATGCAACAATCTGTTATGAGACAGCAACAATTTGTGCAATAAAAGCACAAATTACAGTACCTATCTTAGCAGAAGACGTTGATCTGCGTATTGAAAAGATCCGACGTTTCTTCATTCAGAACAATTCACCGGGAGCTAAGTACGCAAAACTATTCGTACAGGTTGCGGACGCAAACAAAATTGATTGGAAACTTCTTCCTACTTTTGCATTTATTGAATCTGGTTGCGGAAGAGTTCATCGCCACAATAATATTTTTGGATGGAATTCCGGTAAAGCTCGGTTCAAAACCGTCGAAGACGGAATCCGTTATGTTGGAAGAGCCTTAACATTAGGACCATATAAAAATAAAACTCCAACACAAAAAATACGGGTATATAATGTTCATCGGCGGTACCATCTATATGCTGACAAAATAATGCAAATGCTAAATGATGTTAAATTGGCTTGACAGTTTTCAAAAGTCGAGTATGATAGTAACCGATGAAAAAGTATCTAAACCGAAGCCGCAAGAACCGTTTCGTGCGGAAAATGAACTTTTAGTTCTTGCAATGATGCATGTTGACACTTTGCTCGAACGCATTCGCATCCGCAAGCTGAAGGCGTTCGAGCCATCTCTTATCACACAGCTTTGTAAGCTCTCTACGAAAGAAATCAAAATCCTAAATCATCAGTATGCCAAGACCTGTGAAGATCTAAAGGCTGCGTTAGCTGGCGATACGTTTTTTATTGAAGCATATTCCAACTATGACAAGGCGCAAATGAAGTTGACTCTCGCTCTCTTCAAAGGCATTAAGGCGTTGAAACACGACGATGCCGCTAAAGGGAGATTCAACAATGGCAGTCGCAAGCGCAAAGAAAAAACACCAGGGCAAATTGTGAAGAAAGTGTTATTTCTTGAAAAAGACAACGAAACCGGGATCTTCAGTTTAAAACCAGCGGAGTTGGTTGGCGCTATAAAATTGTGGGTATATAATGTCAAGGTTCGAAAATTGGGTTGCTACGTTGCCAAAAGTGATGCCGGTCTTTCAGCCAAAGGTACAACAATTCTCAATTACGACGAAAAACAATCCACCACGAAAACCATTCGCAAACCAAAAATTCAAATTAACGAATTTATTGAAAAGACTCCATCCGAAATGCAAAAATATTGGGATTCTATAAGGGCCGTGCCGCAAGAAATTAGTCCACGTTTAAGTCGGGATTCCATTATTTTACGAACCTTGCACTAGCTTGACATGCTTTATATTTCTTGCTATACTTACATCTATGGATGAACTATTTGAAGAAACTTGGGAAGAGAAATGGGAAACCGGCTCTAATAATGATGCACACTTAGTGCGCCGTGAAACTACCCGGCGAAAGTGAGAGAACGGTGGGCACGAACTTATTTGATTATTCATCAAATGACTCTTGGGCGAGAACTTGCAGTTGCTCACATCACGGAACATCTAGACGAATCATTACCGAAAACTACACTTCCATTGAAGCCATTAATGCAGTGGGAAAAAGTGATTGAAAATTTTGGTGTCTACTTTTGTCACACCTTCCATAAAGCTCCGCATTACCGGCGTGGCGATCAATTTTATGAGTGTTCTTGTGGTCGTAAATTTGCTTTACCGTGGGCAGACGTATCCAAACTCGATTCAGATGTATACGTGTCGTCTACGCCCTTTGTAGCGCCAACAAAGCGTACTCTACAGGCTGTCTGTCGTAATGGTTGGATGGGAGAAGTATGACAATTTTTATGACAATGGTTGCAGGTTTCATTGGTGGAATCATTGGTGCTTACTTAGAAAATAAATATGGTCCCATCGTAATTTTAGTGTATGCATTCCTATTGGTGGGAACAATCTTATATGTTCAAAATGCTTGGCCTGTTTTCTCCGCTTGGTTAGCATTTCTAAAAAAGAATTGACAAAATTAGAACTTGTGACATAATGGCTTTGTGATGGATGTTTTATATGGACCACGGTTTTTGCCAGCTAAAGCCGCACTAATCTTAGCTTTTCTTTCTTCTGAAAGCGGTCCAAATTTTCTCCCTCTGAGCGGACTTGGTTTGCCTCTCATTTTTTGCTTTCTTTCTTCTGAATATGGACCAATTATTCGTCCTTTGAGTGGACTTGGTTTGCCTTTGTATTTTCCTTTTAAAGCTGCACTAATTTTAGCTTTTGTTTTTTCTAAAAGTGGACCAAGTGTTTTTCCTTTATTCCAAATTGGTAAGCCTTTATGCGCCGCACTTATTTTTGCTTTTGTTTTTTCGGACATAATGTGGCCTTTATTTCTGGACTTACCTTTGTTTGCTTCACTGATGCGATGTTTACGTTCTTCTGTAAATACAATTCCAGTAGCGTTTTGGCGTAATTTTTCTCGTGTTTCTCGGGAAACAATCCGCCCTGTCATTCGTTTTCTGGCGGCTTCTCCAATTCGGCGACGACCTTTATCAGACATGGTGCCTGGAATGCTGCCACCTTCTCCACCAGATTGCACATTATATCCATTCGGAACTACTGTATCAAATTCTTTTATCCAAAATTTTTCTTTTTCGTCTAAACTTTCTTTCGTTATCGCAGCATCAATTTGTTCGATTAAGAATAAATTAAGACCATATTTTTTAAATGCTCGATATAATGGATAATTTTTGGTTTTGGCCGTGTTTTTATGAGCAGCAATTCGCTTTTCCAACGAAAAAATTGTTTGCCCAACATATTTTTTACCATTAACCGTGTTTGTGATTGTATAGATAATCATGTAAGTATATAGAGCAATTATGATTTTGGTTGATTTTTCTCAAATTTTTGTAGCATCTCTTCATGTTCAGCTTAAACAAAGCAAAAATGATCCTGCTAGAATTGTTGAACGTCGTTGGCTTGCCGAGCAAGATGGTGAATATTCCGAAGATGTTGGCGAAGTTAACCCACCTATGCTTCGTCATATGGCACTTAGTTCTATTAGACGAATCAACAAAGGATTCAGAAAACGATTTGGACGGCTTGTCATAGCGACAGACAATGTGAATTATTGGCGCAAGTCTGCGTTCAAATATTACAAAGCCAATCGTAAAAAGGATCGAGATGATTCTGGCATTGACTGGTCACTCGTGTTCCGTATCTTGAATGATCTTCGCACAGAAATCAAAGAAAACTTTCCGTATAAAGTCATGGATGTTCCTGGTGCTGAAGCAGATGATGTAATTGGTGTCCTTGCAAAACATCATCACGAACAAGAAGGAATCCTGATTGTATCAGGCGATCACGACTTCGAACAGCTTCAAAAATATTCAAATGTCCATCAATATGGGCCAGTGCAAGACAAATTATTAATAACCACAGACCCGGCTAAGTTTCTCTTTGAGCACATTCTACATGGTGATAAAGGTGATGGCGTCCCTAATTTTCTTAGTGCCGACGACTCCTTGGTCAATAACATCAAACAAAAATCCATCTATCAAGCCAAAGTCAATGTCTGGTACGGCCAGCCGATAGAAACTTTCTGCCCAGATGAAAGCACAAAGTCTAACTACTATAGAAACAAGAAACTTATAGATTTGGATGAAATTCCCGCCTCCGTTGAAACTGCCATTTTAGATGAATTCAACATTCCGGTAATCGGAAGCCGGGAAATGATTTATGGTTACTTGATTAAGAATAGGATGAAAAATCTACTCTCCGAAATTAAAGACTTCTAAAAGAGAATACATATGAGAAAAATTTTTGCCGATATTTTGAAAGAAGTGTCTGAAGCATCCACACAAGAAGAAAAAGTAAAAATACTTCGGACTAACGACACAACAATGTTGCGCCAATTGCTTTCAATGGCGCTCGATCCAGAAATTAAGTTTGATGTAAAAATTCTACCATATCGTGAAAACCTAGAAACAGATGGTTACGCATCGAATTCACTATATGTAGAAGTTCGTCGGCTTTACATTTTTTTGGATTCGTATGAACTTAAACCAGAACGTAAGACTGCTCTATTGGGACAAATTTTGGAAGCAATTGACAGAGCAGATGCCGTAGCTTTGATAGATGTTGTCAACAAGGATTTATCGAAATACGGTATCACAAAGGAACTTGTCAATGTCGCATTCCCAGGATTTATCAAAGCCTGATTACGAATTGTTATTCTTGATGCACAAAGCCGGTATGATTACTGAGAGAATTCTATGGGAAGCTTGGTATTAACAGAAAGGCAGATATGATTATTGAAGACACGTATGAAGAGAAGCGTGAACGGATGCTTGAATTGTGCCGCACGGAAGGCACGGACATGCTCCGTGTCATCGGTAATTCAAACGAACCTTTCGTTTTCTAAACTATGGTATAATGAAGAATATGGGAAAGAGGATTCGTGAATTTTATGTGTCAGTGGACGTAGAGGCTGATGGTCCATGCCCCGGCATCAACTCCATGTTGCAACTTGGGGCAGTATTCTATGACTCCGAAGGCAATGTGCTCTACGAGTATTTGGAGAACATTTTTCCGCTTGAAGATGCTGTGCAAAATCCAGATACAATGAAATGGTGGGCCGTACAGGAAAGCAAAAATCCTGGTTTATGGCGGCGCATGACGGAAAATCATATCGCACCAAAGTTGGCGATGGAGCGATTTCAGACTGTTGTGCATTGTATTGCAAAAGAACGAAAAGAATCTCCATTAATCGTTTGTTATCCGAGCGGCTTCGACTTTACTTGGCTTTATTGGTATCTTTGCAAATTTTTGGGGCAGTCCTGTGTAGGTTTTAGCGCATTAGATATGAAAACAATGGCTATGTGTTTGCTTCAGAAGTCATATCACGATTCATCTAAAAAACGGTTTCCAAGATCCTGGTTCAATCCGGCGCTGAAACACACGCATAATGCTTTGGATGACTCCAAAGAACAAATGTTTATTCATCTTTCTATGAAGAAAGCATTTGGAGATTTGTTTGCACAACCTCATGGCGCAGTGGCTTATCCTTTTGCTCCTGTCTATGATGCCGATGATACGCAATAAATGTATATCTTTGTAAGTCGTTGAAAACATAAAACTAGCTCTCAAACCATAAATACCTTTGTAGGAGAGCACATGGGAAGCCAAGCGGTAGCGCAAGTCTACAAACCAGTTACAATTTATGTTTCCAAAAAAATTATTGGTGCGTTCAAACAAAAAGCCAAGGAGAATTTTCCTCGTGAAGTATTTGCATATTTGTTAGGTCATACCAATGAAGAAAAAATTGTAATTGATAGTCTGTTTTATCCCACAAATGTTGATTCTCATTGTACGCCGTGTCATGTCAATATACAGCCGAATTGGAGATCTGAAGCAAAACGGGAAGCAAAACAGACTGGTACACAAATTCTAGGGGATTGCCATAGTCATCCATATCAATATGACCAAAAGTCAAGTCATTTTAGTGATACTAGCCCAAGTGAAACGGATTGGGATAGTACTTATAATGGAGAAATTTCTGCAATTTGTGTGGTCCAACAAATCAAAAATGAACGACTTCGTGCCCGTATAAAGTTTTGGGCACCAATGCCGCAAGTCAAAGTAAAAGAAACTAAATAGAAGTATAAATAGAAACGGCTGTATGTGAAGTTCATAGCTTCGCAACACAGCCTAAACAAACGGAGTTGGTTTCCGATGTCTTCTTCTATTTACAATCTTTCGAAAAGTGGCATTTATAATATCATTTGTCTGGTTACATTGAAGCATTACATTGGGAGCGCCGTGTGTTTTCGAAAAAGATGGAACGCACACAAACACCTTTTAAATAAACACAAACATAATAATTTACATCTTCAACGAGCCTGGAATAAGTACGGTGCAAATGCCTTTGAATTTGTTGTAATTGAATATGTCGATGACAAATTACAACTGACTAAAATCGAACAAATGTACATTGATGCCGAATGGGGTAAAAATACTCTTTACAATTTCTCACCGACTGCTGGAAACACCTTTGGTGTTAAACTATCAAAAGAAACACGAGCAAAAATATCTACTGCATTGACAAAAAGAATCCATAAAAAACGCTCTGAAGAAACGAGACGCAATATGTCTGAAGCACAAAAAGGTAAAAAAGCATCAGAAGAAACAAAAAGAAAAATGTCTGCTGCAAACAGTGGTGAAAAATCCAAATTTTGGTAAACCTCGATCAGAAGAAATACGAGCAAAAATATCTGTTATGAAGCTTGGCAAAAAGCCATCAGCACAAACATTAACGAAATTGTCTAACACATGGGAAATTACATTTCCTGATGGTCACAAAGAAGTTCATGTGAATCTTCGTAAATTCTGTAGAAATCATAACCTGGATGAAGGGCATTGTGCAAAATCAAATGGCACTAAAGGGTATCTTGCAGTTAAGATAAATACTAATTATGAACATCAATCAACAAAATTCGCCACCTCAACCCACGCCGATCCAATGGACATGGATTGCACAGCGACAACCAGAGACAGATGGTAAAGGAACTTCCATCTGGAAATGTGGGTTCATCGCCCCTGATGGGGGCGAAGTAAGAGTCACATTTCATCAAGTTGGTGATGTTTCCGGTCAACCAGAACCGGCACAAGGAGGAATGCCGCCAGCACCAGACGCTTTTGCACCACCGGGACAACCTAATACAGATCAAACAAGTGATGCCACTTTTTATGTCACCTTCTTCAGCAATCGAAGTCCTGAATTTTTCATGAAGTGGGACATATCTCTTTCGCATGAAGATTCCCTCACAATTTGGATTACGATTACTCATTGCATTATTGATTTTGTCCAAAAGGCAAAGCCGGGAAATCTCATCTTAGACGATCTTTCTAACGGAAAATTAAAAATGATTTTGCGCTCAATCTCCATGGACACTGTGGCAGCGAACCCAGAGTACGAAATTGAACAAACCCAAAAACATCATTATCGTACTTTCTTCCAGGTTAAAAAAACTGGAACGCAGTCGGCATTTGGCAACTCTATAGCTGGCAATAAAAATATCGAAGGTGATACACAGCCACCAAATCAAGCAAGTCCGATAGCATCCACTGGTGGCGCATCACAAGTTCAAGCGCAAGCTCGACAACAAATGGGTGATGAAGGATCTGCCAAGCCAGAACAGCAACCAATCAGTCATGCTAATGCAGTTGCCGCCGAACCACAAAAACCAAGTGATGAGCCACAAGGGAACGAAAAACAAGAAGACCCAAATAATCCAGCCTTTCAATCCGCAGATGAAACTCCAATTAAGCAGAGTGCGACATCAAAACGTGGTTTGACAGTTGAGATTGGTAAGGACTACTCAATTGCGGTAAAAGACAAAAGTGGTAACGCAATTGATCGTTATCGTGCAAAAGGCCCGATGGATATTTTGCGCTGGCTTCAAGAAAAAGGTTACGGTGCAAACCATATGAAAATTGTAGATCAGGAGCAACCTGGAAATGGAAAACCGCAAGGCACTACCGCAGCAAATCAAGCGGAGAGCTTTATAATTGAAGAAGAAATGCCAGAACATATTTGGGCGCATCATAATGGCAAAGCCTTTGTTTCAAAAGCATATCATTTCCATGCTAGTCCCGCACATGCTAATTGGTTTCATGGTAAAAGCATACCGACATCAGGAGAAAAATTTGATAAAGTGAAACGTGGTTACATTCATGTTCACCATCCAAGCAAAACTCTTCATGTTCGTGGTTATACAGGTGACGCCGCCGATACGCCACATTGGACACCAAAAGATGTAATTGAAAAATTCAAAGAGCAAAATCCAAAAACAAAAGATTATACTGTCAAAGATGTAAACGCTCCATATATGAAAGAGAGCTTTGTAGTCACTGGCAATGCCGTAATGATGCATTCCAAAATTGAAGCCAAAGAAGCCGCAAAAATGAACGCTATCATCAACGCCGTTTCTGTGCGCTTAGTGGAGGGTGAAGGCGTTGAATTTGTGTTTGAATCTGATAAAGATATGAACTTCAAAAAGGCTTTGGTTGAGTTAGCCATGGCACGAGTATATGAAAGCACTAGACATCCTATGTGGAAAACTCCTTGGTCGCATGGATTTGAATTTCATGAAGCGACACCCACTCATGAAATTTACAAACATCCGCAGAGTGGGCATGAAATTCATCTAAATCGAGATTCTCAAAATTGGAAATACAAAGGCAATAAACATTCAGCCAAAGGTGAAAGTCAAGATTCTTTGATTGACCATCTCAAAAAATTTCCATACTACGAAGATTGAACTTCTTCCTCCGCAGGCACAGCCCGAACATTCTAGCATGAACATTTAATTTCTTCTGGGCACTTATCTTCTCTCCACACTCTATATCCATGATCGCTGTTTCGGATGCCTTTAGCCACTTTTTGTAAAGAGTCTCCACGCAAGCCTTTTTGAGCGGCCCACTTTTCAAGATTTCTAACAAAAAATGGAGTTGATTCATTTTTGTGCCACAAAATCCAATTTTTCGTAGCATTGCTTTCATTATGTTCCAAATACAGCCGCCTTGCGTTCTTCATTTTTTGAATTTCTGTTTCTGTATGCTTTCTATGTAATGCTAATTGTGTTTGTCTATTGGCTTCAATTTGATGTGGTGTGCGAGTTTGCCCACGATTTGCTGCTGCACGTTTTTCAACAGACTTACTTGATTGCGGCTGTCCTTTTTTGGCTTTACTCATCTTCATCCGTGTTTCTTCAGTCACTACCCGCTCTCTCATTTTTTGAATTTGATCGGCTGATAATTTACGACCAGTCATTGCTTTGCGATGTTTTTCAATTGCTTCAGGAGATTTTTTACAACCTTTGTGTGCAGCAGCAATACGAGCGTTGTGTTCATCAGTGCGTGGTAATTCTGAAAATCGTTTTGATGCTTCGGCACGGCGTTCTGGGGTCCAGCCATCTTTCATTTTTTGAATGGTCTCTGGAGAATGTGGATGGCGAACACTTCTACACCCAATTATGCCCTCGCCTCCAATTGTCATGTTGTAGCCATTTTCGTATGTGTCAAATTGCTTAATGAAAAATGGTTCCATTTCATGTAAGGTATGTTCGACATTTTTAGAACTGTAGATTTCGGCAATTGAGAAATTTTCCTTCCCATATTTTCGGATTGCTCGATGCAAATAATATTTCGATTTTTTGGCACTGTAAACATGTTTGCGCCACCTGGACTGTAAAGATGCCGTTGTAAAACCGATGTATTTTCTATGATTTATCAGGTTTTCAATAATATAAATTTTTGCTATTGACTCTGATTTGTGATTTGTGGTAAAATTGCTCATATGAGATATATAGCGTTCTCCAATTTTTACTGTAAAGGAATCCAGGCTGGAATTCAAGCGGGACACGCTTTAGATCAGCTTTGGTCTACCCTTACCGAACTGAAGGGCAAGCGAACGAAAAGCGCAGAAGCCAAATTCGCCATGCTTCGGGAGTTTTCGAAGAACCACAAAACTTGGGTTATTTTGAATGGTGGCGACTCGTTGGCTTTGGGCAACCTATACAAATTCATGACCGGCCAGACCACATATCCGTTCACTATGTTCCAGGAACCCGGCCTCAACTACGCCAATACTGCTGTAGGCATTATTCTGCCGGAACGAATGTATGGTGAAGTTGCACAGTCCGTTGGAAAAGCGATGCTGAAAGCCGAAGCTGATTCTAGCGCTAACTGGATGGATTATGTTGGTGGTGTTTTTGAAGATGTTCTTCTTCTACGCAAATACACGCCATGGGAATTGGAATTCCTGAAGCGCAAAGCTAACCTTGGATTAGCGTCGTAATCCGTGCTATACTGAAAGCATGAAAACAAGTAAAGCTGTTGCTACACCCGATTTGATGATGTTTCGTGAATACGCTCGTGGTTCTGGTGAATATGTCGGAACAAACCTAACGATTCGTGGAACGAACGGCAAAACTGCTTACGTCTACGATCTGTCACCTGCCGAAATCGGCCAGTTAACTCGTGCCGGGATAAAAAAGCTGTAATGAGTTTGATTCGCATCTCACGGGGCATCCCAAAGTTCAATATTCAAATTGGACCACAAAAGGATGCCCTAAAATACAACCCGACTGCAATTCTTTCCACAACGGACGATTTCGATTGGTCCCTTATGCAGCATCCATTGTTTCGATGGATTCCTATCAACGAAATTTCAAAATCTTGGGGATATCTTCCTTTTTTTGCCACGAAAAAAATTCTGGACTTCTGGTGCTTAGAGATGCAGTATCCACTTGTGTATCTGTGTTGTTCTGCTGGAAAGCACCGTTCACCAATGATCGGTTTCTGTTGGCTTCTCTCTCAAAATCCAAATCGCCAGCCAAAAGACATTGCCGATGAATTTTTTGGTGACTTCAAAACAGAAGGTATGTATGCTATGTCAGTTGACCAAACGTATTTGAATGATGTAAAAAGAGGCTACATACCAGAAAATCTCCCTGAGTTTTACAAAGGGATGCGTGAGAATCCCGGCGCTAGTTATCGCACGATAACACAAGGAATGTTATTATACGAATCTGTTATATATTCAAAAAATATTATTATGTAGCATGGTTATGGCAGAGGATTACGCAAAAAATATGATTTATTGTAATGGAATTGATAGAGTTGATAATAACGATGGGTACACTATTAAAAATTGTGTCTCGTGTTGCTGGACATGCAATTCCATGAAAAGAGCTATGTCATCAAAAGTCTTTGTAAGTCATTGTAAAAAAGTGGCAGCAAATCGGTGATATTGTAATGGAGCAATTAGTAAATCTCGGATCTACCGCCGTTTTGGATGCTGACCAAATTTCCATTGGACAATTTACAGAAATCGACGGACAACTTCTTGTCGTAGAAAAAATCGAAGGCATCAATGTTTATTTCCGTCCGGTAACTGGATGGAAATCTTGGAAGTATCGTTGGGAAAAGGCTTCTTTGATCGTGAAGCTGACAATCTTCTCTGCCGTGATTGTTGTCGGTGCTTTGCTGTTTTTGGGTATAATGAGTATAGGAGAACATTCGCATGGAATTTGGTACTGAGTTCACAACGCTGTCCGCAGTGGCGGGTAGCAAAAAAGAGAATGAATCCAAGAACAACAATTTTTTGATGACGAGAAAGCAATGGGCGCTCGTCATTGCGCTTGGTATAAGCATTGCGCTTGCGCTCAATTTTTGCTTGTTTATTACGGTCCCTAAATGTATAGTAATAACGAAATAGAAACTCGGGAAACGCTGATTCGATATTTCACTCGGTATTTAGGTCTTGAGATGAATAAGGTGAACCCTGCCTTTAGGTTCATCCAAATCGAAACTCCAGTTTTGTCGATACGAAAAAGCGCATCACTTCGACCAAATCTAATTCCACGTCAAAACATGGCACCGGCAGCATTCGACGCCGCCCGTGAGTTTTTGGAATCTAAGACCGGACCAAAATATCGCTTGCCGTTGGTGATCTGGCAACACGGAAAAGTATTTGAAATTGAACGATCCCAAGAAATTTACAGTCTTGAATACCAAATTCTGTTTTCGAAAACGACTGGCGCTCGTTATTTTCCCATTATCGTCCGAAGTTGTGAAACCATGCTTCGTAAACAATGTGGTAAGATTTTTAGAGCAGACGAAGACGAAAACAGCATCTCGTTATTTTTATACGATGGAGATTTGGAGCTTGCCCACATCCGAGAAAATAGCGACTTTTGGGGCGGAAAGAACATAGGAATCGTGTTCAATTTGGAGCCTTGCACTACCGTGAATCTTCAATACGAATTTGGAAAAATTCAACGGGTTCCAACCCTTGACAAGAAATAGATGTACGTGGTATACTGGTTTTGTATGAGAACTGTAATTATCATGAGGTCAATTAGCGGCGGTGGCAAAACGACATATGTTCAAAAACATTTTCCAAATGCTTTTGTATGCAGCGCCGATAACTACTTCATTAAGGACGGCGTTTACACCTTTGATCCGAAGCAATTGGGCAACGCTCATTCTTGGTGCTTTCATCAATTTGAAGCCGCCCTTCAACGAAACGAAAACACTGTGGTACTCGATAACACCAACACAAAGTTGTGGGAATTCAAAGGCTACCTGGATCTCGCTGCTAAGTATGGCTATGATGTGAAGGTGATTCGTCTCGTAGTTGATCCGAAGATTGCTGCTGCAAGGAATTTGCATGGCGTTCCAACCGAAAAGGTTCAGCAGATGCAAGATCGTTTTCAAGATTTGGAAGGTGAAGAAATTGTGGATACCACCATTTAATATGAATTTTGAATCAATGTTAAATTGGCTCTTATGCCTGCGCCCGGAAATACTGGCAAAGATAGCAAATTGCGGAAAAAACCACAACGACGAAATACGCTCTAGAATATCTAAATCAATTAGAGGAAAATGATGAAAAAAGTTAGTCCATGGGCAAAGGTTGGTTGGACCGAATCAGAAGAGCCAGTGAAAGAATCGCCGTGCTGCGGCGTCTCTGTATACATGTCCCGTGGCGATGGCGTCACGATAGGCACATGTGCCAAGTGTGATGCTGTTGTGGTACGTATCAATCCTACCACTGGTAAACAGGAAATACCGGACACAGAATTTTGGATGTGAAATGTTCCCGCCATCTAAATTGATCGAAATGTATGTGCAAGAAATGTTTGCCCTTAAAAAACACGCCAAAGGGCTGATAACTTTTCTTCAACACATGGAAGAACACAAACTCGAAGCCAGCCGGATCAAAGATACACAATTTGCCCTTAGTATTATTTGGGAGAATGGCTTTAATGCAACACACAAAGTTGAAGTCACATTCTTCGATGCGTTGGACTGTGTTATTGGTGTCGCAACAGATACCGCCAATCCAGCATTTGGGAAAGATTGGGTAGTGAAAGAACTTTCAGAACTCAGAGACCCACCTATTAGCAAGATTTTAGTTCTCAACATTGACGAAACACTGGAGTATATTCGCCACTTTATTTGGGCGAATCACCTAATCTGAGGGTTACAAAATGACAATGCCTGACGCAATCGAATTAGTAGAAACCATTATCTTGGATGTAAATGATTCATCCAAATTGATGCCCATTAACGATTACGAAATTGATGCCTTGAACCTTTTGGTATTCATTGCAAAGAAGACCTTTTTACTCCATCTTGGCTGGAAAGAAGTTCCTGGCGACAATGGTGCTACAGAATGGCTTGCGCCGGTCACCTTTACCAAACCTCTATATTTCGCATTAGAAGCTGCCTACGCCCTTGAAGCGGACGGTGAAGGCATCGTAGCCTATGCCACCCAGGAATTGACTGGTGAGCTTCTGAAGAGCAATGACATGGCTTTTATGGAGTCTCAAGAAGCCGACTATATTGCCGAAACCGGGCACTCACATGGCAACCATCCAAATTATTGATTCTAAAGGACCATAATTTTTAGGTGTATCTATTGCGTTTTCGATGTCTTTGTGCTATTCTTGGATCATGCTTAACGACATCGAAAGCAACGAAGCCACCGTACACGCCGCTGCAAAGCTGGCATCTCCTGCCGCTGCCAAGAATTTCATGCTGGCTGGCAAGGCAATCTTCACGCTGGTCTCATTGAAAAGCGGCACTCGGTATACTTTCAAAGTGACCCACAAACCCGCCAGCGAGAAATACGGCGAGTCTTGGATGGTAAGCTATCTGACCGGCCCTGACAATTGGGTGAATTACAGCTACATCGGCCAGATCAAGGCTACCACAAGCGGTTTCACATTTTTCACCACCCGTGCATCGAAATTGACGATGGATTCCGCTCCGGTGGCTGGTTTTAATTGGGCCTTTACTCACATCAACGCTGGCCTGGACACACCGAGAATGGAAGTTTGGCACGCTGGTAAGTGCGGACGCTGCGGACGAATGTTGACTGTTCCAGAATCGATTTTATCGGGCTACGGAAGTGATTGCTTATCAAGGATTTAGTGGTTTGCTCTGCGACCGTTGCAATCTTTCTATTGGCAAATTTGAGGACAATCCAACTCTTCTTCGGGCGGCTGCAAATTATTTAGAAGCATCTATTGACAAAGCAGATGCATCTATGCAATAATAAATCATGGCAAACGAACTCAATTTGACTCCAGGTGAAATCAAAGCTCTCAGAGCGCTTCTTTTTTGTGAAATGGGCGATAGCGTCCATGAGTTGTTTGAAGAGCATGGCGCTGACGCTAACGACTGTCTGAATAAATTTGATCGGGAAGTCGAAGGAACTGAATAATGTCTACAAACGATGAAAATCTAGAAATGACGAAGAAAGCTCTTTTTCGTGAAAAGCAACGGGCTATCCGCATTCGAGTCATTAAGGTCAACGAAAAAGATCATTGGCAGATTTGGCTTGGCCGGGATGTGGTTGTAATTATTTGGGCTATTTCTGACAACATGGCAACTTTATTGAATCGAGTTGCCTACTACAACAACTGGCGGCAGAATAACCGGTATTTTTAAAGCAGACAATAAATCCATATCGCATCGGCCTTAGCGTGTCGTTTTGTGTGAGCGATAATCTGGTCTGGTTGACATCAATGATGTCGAGATCATCATGGCAAGCACTCGTTGCGCTACACCGGAAGATTGGAAAGAAGTTGTCGCCCGGTACAAAGCCGTTTATGGAAAGGACATCGAGCCGGTTATGTCGTCTGAATTGACCGCACCGCCAAAGGGACGTGTAATTACGGTACGGCTGACAACTAAGTGCCCCTATCAATGCGCCCATTGTTGTTTTGAATGCGGACCAAAACGGCATGAACGAATGACCGTAGAAATTGCCAGACAGGTTCGCACTTGTTTTGAAGGTCATGTCAGTTGGCTTAATGTAATGGGCGGCGAGATAACCACTATTCCAAACTACCCCGATTTGCTCGAAGCGATGCACTTTGTTCCTCTTCGTATCGTAACGAATGGCTGGTGGGTGACTCTTGAGCAACCAAGACAGAAATTTTTGGCAACAGTTCGTAAACTCTCTTCGTCTGGACCTCCGATTTACATTGGCATCAGTCGAGATCGTTTTCATCCGGCTGGTGTTGGTGATCGTGCCTTTGCATGGCTTGAATCACAGAATCCAGGTTTCAAAGAGGATTGGGGGTTCACTGCGACCAAAGATCCGAAAGAGGAAGAACGGGCCGTGGCTCCGGTTGGACGTGCTTACAACAACGAACTTGGAGATGATATGCTCCGCATGTTTGGCGCATATTGTCATGCACACCAAAGCAACCAATCAATGACTGTACTCGAAAACGGGGCAGTTACATATTGTAATTTTGGAGCTTGGCCAATGGGTTTTTTGTCGTGGAAATTTGAAGAGCTTGAAGAGACTCGCCTTCGCATGTCGAAAGTCTTTATTCCCAATTGCGTATCATGTTGGCGCAGTTGGAAAAGCGGCGAGCAAAAAGCCTGAAAAATCTTGCAAAAAGCGATGTATTGACGAAATAAAAACACATGGTATACTTACTTCATGCAACAGCAGCCGCAACCACATCTTCAGACAAGCCTTCCTGTCGAACACACTAATTCCTTCGGAGAGGTCTTTATTGATGCGTTCCGAAATGAATACGACTTTCTAAGCAATTTCTACATCAGTCCTCTTACATGGAGAAACAAAAAATTCTCCACATCGGAGCACGCTTATCAATGGGCCAAAACGGACGATCCAGTAGAACAAAAAACTGTTCTGGTGTATGTATTTGAAACTGGCGGTGAGATGCCTACCACTCCAGGACAAGCCAAAACAGCCGGGTCCTGCGTCACACTGCGTCCAGATTGGGAAGAAACCAAACTGGACATTATGTACGATATCCTGAAAGCGAAATTTACGCAGAATTGGGGCATATTACAGAAGCTTCTCGATACCGGCGATGCAATGTTAATTGAATCTAACTCTTGGCACGACAATTTTTATGGAGATTGTAAATGTCAAGGATGTAAGAATAAACCAGGACAAAATATGCTTGGTAAATTACTTATGCGATTGCGACAAGAACTAAATGTAAAGCTAAGTACGCCGTCCAAAGTATATTGTCTTGGCTGTCCGGTAGAATCAAAATGAGATTGATGGGAACTTATATCGGCACGCCATATTTGGCCGCATTAAACGCAAAAAACGAAGAAGAATACGAACAGCATAAAGCGGAGTATCAACGCCGTATCCAAGAATACAAAGAAAAAGGATTGTCAATCGAGCAAGAACCAGATGGCAGTTACGATCCATCGATGCTGGACGGAACATATTGACGAACTAAATATCTTATGGTACACTAATGAATATGAACCGGCTTCCACAATTCGACTACCGCTTTAACGCCTTCCTGGGCGTTATTTGCGTAGCTTTGTTTGCGTGGGCCTTCCTCACTAACGATCTGTTTGGCGTTATGGTCGGTGGCATCTCTGCCATTACCAACTTCGCCAGCGCCTTGTTTTCGTACAGCATCCTGCCGCTCATCAAACGTGAACGACGGCAACATCTCATATCACTGACCATCGGTGAATAACTTGTGCCCGGTGGGAGGATGGTTTCTCAAGCCGCCCTATAAGCGGTCTCGACAGATTATCGACTAGAACATGGTTCGATTCCATGGCCGGGTACCATATACTTTGGAAAATGTGTTTCTATATGACAATTATGGCAAAGAATATCACATTTTTGGACTTCGGCGTTAACTCTTTCTTGAGAAAGGCATGAAATTTTATTCAATTCAACTTCAAATATTTTTAATGTAGGATCTCGGTGATGAAAACATAATGCTGCATAATTTCTATTATATCCACATTTTTGACATCCGCCGCCTCGTTCGTTAATGTATTTGATTTTTCTTTTCAGTCCACGTTGAATTTGAAATTCAGAGTTTCCATGAAACTTATTCTTACATTTAAGAGAACAAAATTTTTTGTCTTTTTTAAAGTCAAATGAGCATTGACACATGATGCAGTTCATAAAGATATTTATGCACGGAGACAATTAGATGAAAGACGACGGTTCGATTGGACATGCAGTGAACGATTACAAAGCTTGCCCGAAGTGTGGCAGCAGGAATTATGAAGTGAGAAACTATGATGAAATGTGGCGAGACGGTGATGTGCATTGCGCCGATTGCGGCACTTACATCAGAATGTATGACGCAGGATAAAATGGAGCTAATCAAATCACTTATTGCAGGATTATTAGCCGGTTGTCTCTTTGTCGTGATGATGGAAGGTTTTCATAGACATATCGGAAAATAGCCGTGATATATACCACTAGATTAAACAACTAGAGGTATTATGGCTGGACAAAAAATACAAGACGATAAGATATTATTGAGGCTTTCATCCACGCTAACTGCGGCGATGGATCAAGTAATCAAAGAACAACTCCCGGAATTAAATAGATCGGAGTTCATCAGACGAGCAGTTCGCTTTTGTCTCGATAACATCGAACAATTCAAATCGAGCGAAGCATCAACAGTGGTTGAAAGCCAGGACGTTGAAAGTGTGGCAAAGGTAAATGCCGTGCGTGATCAATATAAACAAATATTTGAGTATAAAGAGCGCATGATGCGGGAGACTTCAACACCAAATGATGCCAAACAACTTGCATTTTTGATTTTCTTGATTTCAGAAATGATTTTTCGTATGAATGATTGAAAAGCGGCGCTTGGAGACTTTGAATGTGGAGATACATAAAGACCATTCTTTCACACAGACCAAAGTTTTACAGAGGAACTAGAAATTCCTACTGTAGCAATGTCAACGGACGGCGTATCCGTATTTGGGGAATCGCTGTTGGCCCTTGTATGATTGCTTTTCATCTAATTGATTTATGAAACAAGATAGGAAACGATTGTTAAGAGGGTATTACGATTGGAAACTCCGCATTGGGTTCTTCCTATATCCGTGTCGATGTACACCCAAGACAACATGTTTTTATCATAGAGCAAAAGACAAACTCAGTTGGTGGATTTGGTTTTATCCAAAATATTGGACGAACGTAGCATTTCGAAAAAGAACGAACGAAGATCGAAAACTTGTGCAGCGGGTAGCTAAGAACTTAAATGGTAAAAAATTATGAGAGAAGCAACGGAAGCGGAAAAGAATTTGGCGGATCGGATTTCTAATCGAATCATCTCGGTGTTGTACGGAAACAAAAAACGGCGTGACAAGTACCAGGATTTGTCAAAAACCGAATTGTATGCTATTATGCTGGATGAAATTACCAGCAATGAACTATAACGGCATCACAGTTTGGGACATGTACCGAATGCCTCTCGAAGAGCTTTTGGTACCAGAAGATTATCGTATCGTGGCGTTCGTTCCACCAGCGCCACGACAAATAATTCTTAGTGTTATGGGCTACGTCACAAAATGCACAGCACAATTTCATGAGCTTTGCCCACGGTTGATTTTAGAAGAAGTTGAACCTTGTGAACTGTGCGGAGAAAAAGAGCCGGTAACGCTCACAGAAATCAAAAAGAGCGGTAAAGCCCGGACTTACAGCTTGATGTTGCTTTGCGCCGGGTGCGTGGAGTATAATAAAGAATTGGTGAAACTATGATACCGATACCGAGACCAACTCCAGGACAAGTTACAGAACGAGAATTCGTAGTTGATGTATGTGGTGAATGTGGTTATGTAATCGAGAACGGCCTGTGCGATTATGAATGCCCTTATGATGGCGACTTGGCAAAAAGACCAAAGATCATTCATGCCGTCTACAAGCGTACAGATGTTTTTGTGCGAGACGACGTGGAAGAGACCCACCAAAATTCTTTATCTGAATTGTGATGTTCAGCATGACAATTAGAACAAAGTAACGTGCATTTTTGGATCTCTAATAACAGTCGTTCAGAATTAAAATTTGACAGTACTCTTCGATCAAATTCAAACTCTTTGAGATTTGGATCATTGTGGTGAAAAGTGAGTGCTGCTAAATTTTTTTGATATCCACAAACGGCGCACTTGCCTCCTAGCATACGAACAAATTCAATTTTTCTAAGGAGAGCACGCTTCTTCTGCGCTTGATAATTATTGTGTTTTTGATTGGTATCGGTGTTTTGCATCGTACTGAACAGTATTTTGTTTGATGCCCAACAAGTGGCTTTTTGCATGTGTTACAAATCATAGGCTATATTTAGATTATGAATATCTTCATAAGCCGACTTGACAGCATTCCGGCTTTGTGTTATATTGAAATTGAGCCATCCGGTTTTCCAGATCGCAAGGTAAACGCCGCTGATGGTGAATCGGCTCTACCCGGTAATGCGGGGCGGTCAAGCCGAGTCGAATGATGCGGTCACGCAACGAACGGTGTGTGAGGTCGCTGCCGCTCATTTGAGGTTCCCGTTCAAATTGTTGGCCGATGCGTCGTACACCACATCGGCCAAACATAGGACTTGACAGGATTTAATATCCGTGGTAGAGTAAAGAAGATGGTTGATGGAAACATCGAACCAGGAGCCATGATGATTGTGCGGTTGAAAGATCGTACCTTGGATAACACTTTGCGCCGCAAGGCGAGTTATCATGGCTATTTTAGATCTTGACAAGTTCAGAGAACAGTGGTAAAGTAGTAAATGAAGCTGGTGAAACGCAACAGTTCACCGCTGATGAATCAAGGTCACCGAAACCTTGGTAGGGCGCATTAAGTAGTGCCGTGGGGTAGTCTGCCCTCTCACGGCGTATAAATACGAAAAGGCAAGGCAAAGACTATGACACGCACACGAATTAGAGTCAGGAGCATTAGTAAACGAAAGCGATAGCGCCCGCTATTGCATTCGTTGTGCTGTGTGTGTGGCTGGCTGCTATCGCAGATTCAATTCTTGGGTCTGTAACTCAATTGGCAGAGTACTTGGCCTTTAACCAAGAAGTTGCGGGATCGTTGCCCGTCAGACCCACCAAAAATTTCAGCACAAAAATTAATTGAGAAAAGTTTTACTGGCGTGTGGCTTAAATAGTGAAGCGCCATCCTGATAAGATGGAGAGTGATGATGCAAATTCATCCACGCCAACCAGTTCTTTGAAAATTTATTTTAAATGTGGTCCCGTAGTTCAGCGGATTCAGAATGCCGGTCTACGAAACCGGAGGTCGCTGGTTCAAATCCAGCCGGGACTACCAAATCATCTATTGAAATCATACCATCATGAACTTCACAATGACAATTGGAGCAGATAAGAATACACTTATCTAATTCAGAAATTATATCGTTCCAAGATCGATGAGAACCTTGTGAAATAGTGAAATCTTTTTGGTTAGGATCTATATGATGAAATTCAAGAGATCGAAGACAACGATTATATCCGCAAACGACGCAACTGCCGCCTTTATATTCTACGGCCCGTTCTTTGATGCGTTGACGGTGCCTTTTCGTTGATGTGTATGGTGATACAACTCGTGGTCGTATGTATTTTTTCCGACATTGATTGCAATATGATCGTCTTTTATTGATTTGAACATTGCACTTTTTACATTTCCATTTAGATTGTTGATGATTACGAAAACAATCAACTGAGCAAAAAGGATTGTTTGGAAAAATAGAGCTTCTCTTTTTTCGATGAAAGGCAATCCCGCAATGAGTACATGTAAATGTGGGATTCTTTTTTCGATTTATTTGACAACGAATATTTGTTTTATCTCTTTGTCCTTTCCCACAATGAAAGGATATTGTTCCTTTAGAACATTTAAGTTGTTTTTGAATGCGGTTGTATGAATAACCTTTTGATCTCAAGTTTAGAATTTGTTCTTTTAGTAAAGTCATAAATATATTTATGATTAGTGCATTTTGTAGGTTTGAGTTTAAAGTGGCCGTCTCGTCCAATGGTAGGACGCCTGTATGACATGCAGAGAATCGCAGTTCAACTCTGTGGATGGCTACCAAGTTTAGTTTTTCGCTGTCGCTGTTGAGTGACCGTGAATTTAGCCGGGAGCGGCAGAAGGAAAAGAAAATGATTTGTAGAATTTGCGGCGAGGAATTTACTCCCGCCCGAAACCATCCAGGGTACATCAACGTATGCCTGGAAGAAGATTGTAGAGCAGTTGCAAGAGAACCGCAAGTGAAGCCAGTGCTGAAAATGAGCGAAGTATCGCTCCAGATGAAGCACAAAGCTAAACAAGCTGGTGTGAATAATGGTTTGCCGGATTGGAATGTTACGGCAAATGTAGAAGGCAAACAAGTTTTGGACTGGTAACTCAATTGGCAGAGTACTTGATTCTTAATCAAGAAGTTGTGGGTTCGATTCCCACCCGGTCCACCAAGTTTTGGGGTGAAAACGTGTCCAGCCATCGGCGGTTGGGATCGGTTGGCACCGAGCGAAAGTGGCATTCTCGGCCAGAGATGGCGGGTTCGATTCCCGTTCACTCCACCAAGTTTTGGACCCGTCATCCAACGGAAAGGATATAGCGCCCCGAACGCTAAAATGCAGATTCGAATTCTGCCGGGTCTACCAAGTTATGTCCCTGTATCTCAACGCACTTCTAATGCGTAGCCGAGTAAATGGATCAATGCTGGTTCGAGTCCAGTCAGGGATACCAATTTTACGAAGAGTGAACTATGCCGATCTGTGACAACTGTGGAAGTTGCTTTCCCAATTTTGTATTTGTGTTTGGTAAGAAAAGGAATCTTAGCGCACGTCGTTATTGCCTTAAATGCTCTCCCTTCGGTTTGCACCGGACCAGACCCATCGGCTATGTCTCTGCTTTTTTCTGTGTTCAATGTGAAGAAGAAAACCCTTCTTGCTTTTATGGCAAGATGCGTTCAATGTGCATGGTTTGTCACGCTACTTACAACAAGACACGATGTGAAGGGCGAAAACAATTTGCACGAGACTTTCTAGGTGGAAAATGCCGTATCTGCGGGTACAAAAAATTTCAGTGTTCCTTAGCCGTTCATCATACAGATCCCGCTCAGAAAGATCCTAATTTTACGCACATGCGAGGTTGGTCGAAGCTGCGTATAAAGCAGGAACTACACAGTTGCGTACTTCTCTGTCACAATTGTCATGGTGCAGTACATGCAGGGGTATTGAAGGGGCCTGTACCGGCTTCGTTTCCTAAACGAAATACCGTAAATGGACAATGAGAGTTCAAGTCTCTTCAGGCCCTCCATTTCTACATCTATTGACACCGTAATGCTTTCATGCTACAATAAAATCAAAAAGGCAAAAGGGCGGTTGGGTTAGCGGAACCAGCCGCCCCATATGAAGATGAAGCTCACGGATGAAGAGTACCGAAAGATCGACAATCATCCATACACATTGCATCGCACGTACACAGGCGAAGGCTGCGCTATATGTGGCCGGATTCAAGAAGAGCATGACCCGGCGCACGGGAAATTCGTGGATGGTGACAAATTTCCAGCCGATTGGATTTTGGTATTGCCACGTCCTGAACGAACCGCTTTAACCGATCTGTACAAAACCCCCGAATTTAAAGAAGCATGGAACTTGGAATTGGGACGAGTTTTCGGACCAAAATAATTGATACATCTTTCTTGACTTTCGGCTCTGTTTGTGATATGCTCAAATCATGAACGATTATCAAGAAGAGTCTCGACTGCGTATGGCTGTGCTGGCCGCTGACGATTATAAATCCCGCAAAGCCGCCCGCACTGCCTATTACAAGCGATTCGTTGAAGGCTGGAAGTCCATTCCTTGCTTCGCTTGCGGCGGCGGTGGCTTATACGACAATACGGATCGTCATGGTCGCCAACCGAAGTGTGGAGCGTGCAACGGTACAGGCAAAGAACGAGTGTCGCCGGAAGATTACAAACGATACATCGAAATGGAACGCCGCATGGAAATTCATTAGATGTACCTATTGACATTCTAGTCGAGATTATGTTATTCTTAAGTCATGAATGGAACGAAACTTCAAGTCGTAGTTGCGAACGGACAAATGGAAATGTCCTGGGATGGAGAAACTTTCTACAACGGTCCAGTATTAAACGCTGTGGAAGCCACCCGTTGCATACGCCAATGGCATCATCTGGACTTCGCTGCGGCCACCGCTATCTGGCATTTTCGTGAAGAACTGGTACTGGATTGAAGGATTGAAAATATGACACAGACATGGGATGGGCATCGAGATTGGATGAGAAGTGTGATAAAGTACAATCTGCCAGAAGATGTTGTTGCCAAACTCAAGGGGCTGAAATGACGCTCACAGATGTTCTCACGTTTTGCGCCACGGCATCGACTATCGAGCGCACAGCCATACTGAATGCGTTGAATACATACAATCCATCTTTGCCACTTTCCACCAGCACACGGCAAGCTGCCGCTGCGGTCACACTTTCGGCAATCATGGCTGGTGATCCGGTGAAGTTCACCTACGATTCCGTCCAATACGAAGCGCTGGTAATCAAGATCAACCGCACGACGGCGACGGTGAAAATCACCAAGATTGTGGGCACACCACGGAGATCTCTCTTCGTTGGTTCGACAGTTCGTGTCGGCGCATCGCTTCTGGCAAAGGCAATGGTTGCTGGAGTTGATGGGTGGCATTACGCAGATTCGGAAAAATAACATGATTATCCAACTTCAAGGCAGAGTGGCAGAAAAATACCAGGGCTGGCTTCGACTGTACGAACGTCTAACCGGCAAAGCGCCCACGTATAAGGAACGCACTGAAGCTCTTTTTGCTGCTCAAGACGGTACCAGACCAAGTTGGGCAATCGGTTAAAGGTTTTGTGGCGGGTGTGGTGTCCAGATAAATCCTGGAACCGGGTTTTCGTTCCCGCTTGAATTACCCGCCACAAGAGATAAATACTTTCATGAAAAAATTCTCACCAGCCGAAACCAAAGCTCTTACCGCCAAGATCAATACGGAACTTCAATCGGTCAATCTTCAACGTCATATTGGAATGCCTCTTAATGACATTACCGGCGTGCTGGTAAGACATGACTTGGACCCAAGCAAAGTACGTGACCACGTACATGGCGACGAAGGTCGGTTGCACGCCCAAGTGAGTGCGGACATCTACTTTACGATGACCTGGAAGCGCATGGAGAGTGGTCGATACGAAATCGTCTCTTATGTATCAAGCCAGCATGATGATTATCGTGATCCATACACCACAACCATGGATGCATCCACAAAGAGAAAAGCCAAAAACAAGCTTAATGGTTTACTGATGCCGATCAACAAGACCTATCATCCCGGCAAGGCTCACGCCTTCGGTATGATCCAAGATGCCATCGCTTCGTGCGGTTTGAATTGGCATGAATTTGAAGATCGTACTGTCGTCGGTCAAGTCAATGATCCTGATGGCCGTTTGCATCCGCCGTGCGATATTGGCAATGGTCTCTACATGGCCGTCTCTTGGCACAAAATGGAATCGAATCACTACGAAATCACCGCTTACGTTTCCTAATTTGACACCAAAGTATATCTTTGCTAAACTGAAAGTATGAAAAGCATAGCTGTATCTGGCGTTTTAAGGCTCCTGGCTGGCATGAAAGTTTTGGAGCCATCTATCCACGCTGAACTCGCCAAAGCAGGCTACGTGGCTTCTAAAGAGCAAATAGAGGCATGTGGAAAAGGTGGCTAAATGATTTTTAAACCAATCGACCCGCCCATCCGTTTTTAGCCATTTTGAAGGCTGAAAATTTGCCCGGCCAGGGCAAATTGTATCAGCCGGAAGATGGAGAATGGCCAATCTACACTATAGCGTTTAGTATGAAGCTCTTATCTTTTTTCGCTGTCGCATTTTTGGTGGTCTTTGGTGTCTTCGTAGGCGCACGCACGAGTGCATTTATAGCAGATCAATCTATTCATCCACCTACTCATCCAATTCCATGGTTGGTGGACATCACCAGAACAAAAAAGTTATCGTGTATCTGGATGCACTACACCAGACAGCTATGTGTTTGAATTTTGGTTTGGCAACAATGTTCCACATATCACAAAGTCGCAACTTGCTGAAGCGTTGGAAATGTATCAAGCTCGTCGCATTCAATCTGATAAAACATGCATCTTGACGCAACAGGGTGGCATTTTAAATTATCCGTGCAAGATACACACCGAAGAAAAGGTAATAAGGAGAAAGAAATGAAGGACTTTGAAGCATACAGCATAGGAATCTGTAACGCAAGCGTATGTTCATCACTGACGCTCGAAGAAATCACAAAGCGGTTGAATGAAAGATATCCTACTGGCATTGCAAGCCAATGGACGCTTTCAGAAGACAAGCAATTTCATAGCGGTCAACCTCACCCTTGCCCATGTGAAGAAAATCCAGAAACGCACATGCACTACTTATTTCATTGCTGATCTTACCTACAAAGAAGAAAAATCAGGATCGTAGCTAAGAAAACTAGATCTTTGTACGGGCATATTTTCCAAAGTAGTTGTTTCATTGTTGTACCCACCGCTCTAGATACTGAGCAGTTCTCCGCAGTTCTGCTACTGTATCCGGCTTCAGTACATATATGGTAACTTTATTTGGATCACGGAGCATTTTGAATCCACGATTGAAAACTGTTGTATTGGCAAAGAAAATTTCTACATTGTATCCATGATGAAAATATTTTTGCCAATTTTCTTTGATCGCTCTGAGTGAGAAAATATCATGTCCCAAATTTGGCATATAGAAACACACTGCGGTTTCGTTTGTGCGAGGGTTAGTTCGCAATACCACAAGTGTCATTTTCGACGGCATCATCTTAGCAGCATCTTCATGCGATACAGACCCAGATACGATTTTGAATAAAATCTTGCCATGCTGGAGTATGTCTTGTGCTTCAGATTCAGATACACCATACCATTTTTGATGAGATATAGAACGAGTAGTGTTATATTTCGTCATCAAGCTGCTTTGAACTTTAATCACCAAGATTTCATTATTACCAAAACTATTTGGAAGCACTCCCGCTCTTCCCCAATATGCTTTCAATTCATTCTGCTTTCGTGGATCATCAAACGCTGTGCCGTTGTAGAAAATACCGAACCATTGTTTATCTCGTGTACTTTGACAAAATAAAACTGTGGTCTCTACATCATGTGGTGACGTTAATTCTAGATCTGTGAGCAAATCAGTAACGGCAATTGTTATGCCAGTTGTCTGTGTACATTGATACGCCACCGCTCTAAAACGAAATCCATGTTGTTCATCTGGATATCCTTTCACAGCCAAGTAACCATGAATCATTTCATGGATGAGTGTTGAATTGAGCATTTCTTCTGTTCGTTTAAATCGAGTGGAAATTTCAATTTTCATTGAACCGGGAACTAGTTCTCTGCCTCTGTGCATGAAGGTGGTGAGACCGACTTTTCCCTTCAGATCGGACCATACAATTGGACACGGCGGAACCTTGTTGCCGAATAAAAGTTGATTGTAGTAATGGAATTTTTGTTCTAAATTGAAGTCACCGAAATTTATGAAACCTTCATCCAGATAAGACTCTTTGAGTTTTCTTATGCGTCTGTGTAACTCTCTAGCTGCTTGAGAAGATGTCAAAACTCCGCTATCTCCTAATTGTTGATTGACGTTGTATGAAAATATGCTTCCGCAATGACCGGAAATTGCCACAGGTTCATTATGACCTAACTTCAAATGTTCAAGAGTGTGAAGAGCAGTCTTGTGTCCTTGTGGATGCTTTGCATCATAATGAATAAAAGTATGAAACCCATGTATGCTGTCTTTTGACTTCCCAAATCGAACATAACCTTGTTTCAATGCACCAGTAATTTGTGCTGTGTCCCAATTATCTGAATGATTAGATGATTCCCAAGAATGATTAGATGATACACGCCGTGGATGACCTTTTAAATATTCTGGATGGTGATTTTCTGCGTGTTCCTTCCAAGATTCAAAGTAATGTGGATGACCGGAAGGACTCATCCAGCCTTTATAATCGTCAGCTTCGGATTCTATTAAATGAAGAAAATTTGGTTTCAAAAAGCTTTCAGATCTTGCTAGAAATTTTCTGGCATCATCATGAAACATTTCTTTGCCATTGTTTTGATTATGTATCAACACTACTTTGCCCGATGAATGCACAGGCAAATTCTTCCAGGCTTGTAGTACACCTTTTTTGTTCCTATCATTTGTCTGAAGATACAATGCCCCGGCTCGACTACGACTACCATCAAGGGCATATCGAGCGTAATCTGCTTTTTTTGTATCTGGTGAAAAAAATGAAACCTTTCGGTGAGGATGCAACTTTTTTATCAGATCTGGATGACTATTAGCAGTTGGATGATCGTCGCCAGATGTAATTTCTCCAGTGTGAGGATGTATAATTCCCCATTCTTTATATGGTGATTCGCAATGCGTGGCTTCAGTGAACTGGAAAAAGGTTTGCATTATTTGTATTTATGAAATCTTCTCGCACTTGAAACCGTAAGCGTGAGGTAATCTTCCTTTCGACACCGCTATGAAATTTTGAGATGTAAGTCCTTTTTGTTTACACCAAGCATTTAAATTTTCAATTGTAAATGAATTTCCTTGTGAATCAGTAATTTTCCATTCTGCGGCTAAGGCTTTAGCTATTGCTTGCTTCCTTTCTTCGCTACAATGAGTTCCAAGATTAGATTGTCTTATTTTTTCAATATGCTCTGCTGATAATTTATGACCAGTATTTGCTTCGCTAATCTTATTTTTTGCTTCTTCTGTGTGGTGGCGTCCAAACATAGGATGTTTTGTTGGATCGGAAAGCAATTGAATTTTCTTTTGGCGCATCTTTTCAACAGAATTTCGGTTTTTAGATTTTCCAAGATTAGCTTGACGAGCGGCTTCTCTTACATGTTGCTGAACAATCTGCCCTTTACATGGGTGAACATATCCTGGTTGCGACACTCGTTTCCAATATGCTGCTTTGAGTTTGGCTTTGTGCTCATCACTAAATTTTTTACCTTTTGTTGATGGCGGTCGCAGATCTTCACATCTGTTAGTAAGAATGCCTCCTGGATCTATTCCTGCTCGTCCATATTGACGTATGAGAACGGCTTCTTGTTCATACGCATGTTCTTCTGAAAGATTCTCTATTTCTTTTTTGACAATTGCTTCGCTTCCATCATTTCTAATGGAATTTATTTTTCGCCACTTGAAGATGTTATCTGTCTTGTCTTCCGTCTCTTTAAGATGGTCATAACATCGGCGTCCGCAACCCTTACCAACATAGAATGGCTGATTATTTCTTGGATCGTAATAAACGTAAACATAGAATTGTTGTTGACTCATAAAACTATATAGACAAGTGTAATCTCACTCAAAAAAGAGGCTCCAAATTTTCATTGGAGCCTCTTTGTTTCTGATTCTAAGTGATTGAAAATAAAGCAGTTATCACTGCAAATTTTTTACCTTGACCAAGCGGTAATACGGGTTCGATGTGGCTGTAATTGCACCAACAGCATTAGTGTAATACGGATTTGCAACAAGTCCGTATCTTGTCTTAAAACCTATCTTTGGTTGGAAATTAGTTTCCCCAACTGCACGCACCATTTGCAATGGAATATAAGGGCAGTAGAAAAATCCTGCGTCATACGGAGAACTACCCTTGTATCCAACCATCAAGAGTTCGGTGTTCAAGTCACCAGTGTTATTGAAGTACGGATCAATAAAGACCTTTGTATTATTCTTCAATACACCAGCGAATGTGTTGCCGGTATCATCGACGTTCAAATTGGTTGCCAGTGCTGGAGCATAAGACAGGATACCTGTCATTGCCAACGCAGAAGCAACGTCGGACGAGCAGATGATAAAGTTACCTTTACCTCTACGTGTCTCACGTGCGATCTGGTTTGCATCTCTTTCCACCTGGAATAACATACCCTTGAACTTTTCTTCAAGCCAACGGCCATTAGAGTCAGTATCAAGGTTGAAAGTACCTGGAACTGCGACAGACTTCTGAGCACCCACCTTAGCGATGAAGTACAGAGTGCGGATGATCTCACGGTTAATTTCAGCAAGAATTTCTGTGCTGAGAATATTCGCAAGTTCCGTCTCTGCATCCAAGCCGTGAATTGCTTTCAAGTCTTGTGCAAGTTCCATCGTGTATTCTGCCTTCAATGCACGGCTCTGTGCAGTGACAGTTACTTTGTCAATGCTAAGTGCCATTTCATTGAATTGATAAGGACCAGATGGGAAAGTGCCCAATGCTTCGGCTTCTGCCGTTGTCATTGCACTACCAGTTAGGTAAGATGTAGACATTGGTGTGGAAGCAAATGGATTGCTTCCCTGTGCGCCAACTACCTGTCCTGGGGTTCCCAGGGTCGGGTCCAAACCAGAGAAGCCTGTTGCAGCTTCATTGAAGAATGCTTCATTCGGGTCTGTACCAGTGCCATCAGGGAACAAGCCGGTTCCAGGAACACGGTTGGTTGAGGCCATTGTAGAGTATTTGGAGCGCATTGCGAAGATCAACCCTGTTGGGCCGGTCATAGGCTGCACACCGCATACGTCGTAAGCGATCAGGTTAGGCATTGCACGACGCACAAGGGAAATCAAAATCGGGTCCCATGCGCCGATGTTACCTGAACCGTAATTGTTTGTTGGGGCGGCTTCACGGAGAAGTTGTTCCTTCTCTTCCTTGATTGCACGTTGCTCATTCTCAAGAATCTGAATTGTTACATCTCTGCGATGTGCGTCAGCAATCTTGGGTAGAGCCTCGTGGTCAATGACATCTGCCCACTTCTTTCTTAGTTGTTCGGAAATATTCATAGTCCGTCTCTCTCTCTCCATTAGTCCATTTAAGACCAACTTTAGTATTTATAATGTATCTACTTTCTACTACAGTTAGTCTTTCTTGTTCATCTTCGACAGTGTTTTTGTATATACTGCCATTTCGCTGTTCACTGGTTTTTGTACAGACTCCAAAAGCGGCTGTTCTTCTCTCTTCACCGTTTTAGGTGACTTTGGGAAATACGCTTCTTTCAGAGAAACCAACTTTGCTGCGAATTCTTTACGGGTTGTGTAATCAACGCCTTCTGCCAATTTTGTCAGCTTTTCACGTTGTGTCTCTGCAAGTCCACCCGATACTGCACGAACCACTTCTTCCTTGCGATATGCATTCAAGGAAGCACGCATCTTGGTGTTCGTTTCAATCGATTCATTTAGCTTCGATTCCAACTTTGTAACCTTTTTACCAAGAGTTGCAAGAACATCAACCTTGGATTCCGGTACCTCAATGTAATGTTCTACAAAGAGATTCTTCAGACCAGTAATAAAGCTTTCTGCAAGTTCGGCACGAATGCCCTTCTCAACAGCCAAGCGATTATCGTCCATCCAATTCTCAACCACATAGTTGAGATAGCGGTCAACTTGTCCAGTCAGCTTGGATTCGTATACATTTTGCTTCTGTTCGGAACGTGCTTTCAAAATTGCAAATGCTTCTTTCAGCTTTCTGGTGGCAACTTGCTGGACACGAGTCTTTTCTTCGTTGACTCTGCGTATTACAGCGGCCTTGAAAATTGTTGCGGCTTTTGCTTTGGCTGCTTCGGACAATTTGGTACCAGCAAAAACAGCATCAAGATCTTCCTTCACATCTGTGTCATGTTCAACAAACTTTGGATTCGGAGCCTTTGCTCCAACAGCCGGGGTTACTAATGAATCTGGTTTGTCGAGTTTAGAATCGACATCAGGAAGAGTTTCTTCTGGTGTGCCAAAATCATCATCAGCATCCTTCAGACTGGTTTCGCCTTCGTCTTCATCCATCTCTTCTTCATCCATCTCTTCTTCAGCAACCTTGATTCCAGGTGCTTTTGTTAGAAGACTTTCTGGATTTTCTAGCTTACTGTCAACATCAGGAAGAGTTTCTTCTGGTGTGCCAAAATCAGCATCGGCATCCTTCAAACTGGTTTCGCCTTCGTCTTCATCAACATCTTCTTCGGCAAGACGCTGCAACAGGGATGAGAAAGTCTCTTCGAGTTTTTCATCTTCATCATCTTCGTCTTCGTCGCCATCGCCTTCTTCTTTCTCTTCGTCGTCCTTTTCGTCTTCGTCTTCGGCTTCATAGATTTCGTCTTCGTCCATATCATCAACTACATCAGTGATTGGGTCGTTTTGATCGGCTTCTTCGTTGCCAATTTCGCCAACACCCGGAATTGGATGGGCTTGTGGTACATGCGCTTTCTGCACATTCTTTGCATAGTCAATAGGGCCTTTCAAGGTTTCGCTCGGCGTCGGGCCTCCGAGATTTTCCCAAGAGGCACCTTCATCCAATTGAGTGTTGTTAAGAATGTCCATGATTTTATCTTCAATTCTTTTTGCCATTTTTGTCACTCCGTGATTTAAGAAAATCACAATCTGGTTATTATTTATAAAGTGTTGATTTTTGAAAGGATATGATGTGATGAACCTTTGATGTCTAAGTAATTGTATGGCAAAACCACACAATATCCAGGAATGGGAAACTCGGCTACTTAATGAATGGCACGAAAAAAACGAAAAGAAATTTTCAGATTACAGTAAGGGCAGTCATTTTAAAGCATTGTGGAAATGTAATATATGTTCACATGAATGGGTTACTGCCATCAAAAACAGAAGGCTGCTGTATAGTAACTGCCCGAATTGTAGGAATATTAGCACTAGAGGAAAGGGAAATCCTAGATGGAAAGGATACGAAAGTATAACAGGCCGACAGTGGTGTGTCTTGAAATTGTGTGCGGTTAAGCGTCACATTCCATTTGAAATTACAAAGGAAGAAGCCTGGAATTTATTCGAACAGCAGTCAAGAAAATGCGCTTTGACTGGCATTGAATTGACAATGTATAAATGGGAAGACCGTAAAAACATTGGTAATGCTTCCCTGGATCGAATCGACTCCAATAGAAGTTATACAGTTGAAAATGTTCAATGGATAGACAAGTGCCTTCAACCAATAAAATTGAATTGGGAACAATCCGAATTTATTCAAACTTGTAAGGATGTGGCACGCCATGCGGAAGAAAAAAACATTGGTCGTATTTTTCCAAACCTACTATCAGAAGAAAAATCTGAAGAAAAATTTGAATTTAAAGGGAACAAACATGCTCAGTGGAAAGGTTGTGGTGAAATAGGACAGACAACTTGGTATAGAATCAAACAAAATGCACAAAGGCGAGAGATTGAACTTTCCATCGCCATTGATTATGTATGGGACATATTTTTGAAACAAAATAGAAAGTGTGCGCTCACCGGCAAAATACTAAGAATGCGATATTATAAGGGAAGAAAAGAGTATGGCAACGCCTCTCTTGATCGCATCGACAGTTCAAAAGGCTATGTCAATGGAAATGTCCAATGGATAGACAAGAAACTTCAACACATCAAACGCAATTTAACTGATGCTGAGTTTATCGCTATCTGTAAGAAAGTAGCTGCTTACCAAATTGAAAAACTTGGCATACCGTCATTCAAACAGTGGGCTAAAAAGACTGTCCAGAAAGGTTCTTCATAAAGCTGTCGAACGCTTCAAGCATTGCCTTTTCTGAGAACTTCTTTTTTGTCAATGTGCGCTTGATAGCATCTACTTTGGATTCAGTTAAGACACCGTTGTCCCACACCCATTCTTTTCCTTCCATGATACCTTGTACAAATGCGGAAGGTGCAGACGGATCTGCTACAATGTCCACTGTAGCCAAATAAAAATCATCTTGAACTTCTTGAACGCCCCGACCGTTCTCTTTAAGTGATCCCATTCCACGACTACTGACCCCAAGCTTGACCCCCTCATCAATGAGACTTTTTGTAATTTTTCCCATTGGAGTGTCTAAGATTTTCGCTTTTCCTATAAAATTATTTGCTTCTTGAAAAAGATCAATAATAAGATGAGAAACATTTTCTAATTCGATTGTGGGAGAGTCTGGATGTCCAAGCTGGCCCAAAGCTCTTCGTTGTGAAATGTAAGCTTGGTTATAACGAGTCACTTCTTTTTCAAGAATAGGCAACCCATAAATGCGACCATTTCTGTTCTGAACATTTGCTTGAAGAAACACTCCTTGAATATAATATGATTTTCCAGTTGGTTCTGATACGGTTTCTACAATCACATTTTCGTTTTGTTCGGTTAGAAGTTTCATGATGCACCTACCATGTATTTAGTAATTGGACGTTTCCATTTATAATCAAAACACGAAATTTCACAATCTCCTATGTAATCAAAAAACGTATTAATAGCAGCTTGACGTGTTGTTTTGATAATCGGTTGCCCTTTTTGTGTGTGATTAACAAAAAATTTAAGATTTGAATCTATCTTTTCAAATTGATAGCATAGTTGATGACACTCGTCTTCAGTAAAAGCATTTGTGCAAAAAGTAAGATGAACAGTAGAATTCTGAATTTTTCGATTTTTGCGCTTTAGAAATGAAGTGCTACCATCACCATAAAACCAATGGCGAATCATTGTTGGAGTAAAAGTCAAATCATTAGGAATTATTTTGTGTCTTAAATACAGCCATCTTTTACAAAATTCAAACAACACTTTGTCACTGACAGATACCAATTCAAAGCTAGGCTTACAATCATAAGAAATATTATCAAACATGACTTTTTGTCTTAATCGTCGTTCGGCTATCCGTGTTTTTATGGGAAGAAGAGTATTTAAAAAATCAACATATTCCCGATGAATGCTGGTTAAGACTATTTGCGGTGTCTTTCGATAAGTACGCAAAGAACCGTCTCCTAATAACATTCCATCAATGATGTCTTTTTGTTCATTGGATAATATAGTATATCGTTGACACTCTCTGGACCGAGTAATAACTTGCCAACGTTTAAGTTGAGACCATAACTTACATGTCTTTACAGTTATCCCAAATGACGATTGCAAGATTTGACAAATCTCTGGACATCCTTTCGCAGATTGATATAGCGAAACAATCTGTTCTTTATGCGCTTCTAAATTAATAAATGCAGGCATAAAGATATTTATACATCGTCGCTATTTTGAAACTCTTGGTGCTTTCGGTGTCGCCAAATAATTCTTTGTTTTGTTAACAGTAACAGGCTTTGGTGTGAAAGCTTTCACAACACCTTTGGCTAACATCTTCGCAAGCGGACTTGATCCTTTCATAACAGTGTTTACAACTTTTCCAACTGTTCTAGCATGACTTTTGATTTTCACATTTTGCTTTTTAACTTCTTTTCCCATCTTGTTTTGCTTTTGCTTCAGTACCAAATTACCGACAGACAACTCAATACCAAGAGCTTGTAAATGCGCCGCCGCCATTGCTGCTTGGTCTTTAACAGACTGACTCTTATTTGCCAAAGATGCTTGACGAGCAGTTAATGCAACTTTTTCTGCTGCGGCCCATCGTTCGTGGGCGCTACGCAAGGCATCTTTGATATGTCCAGCTTGCATGTCCTGAAAGTACATCAAGTAATGTTGGCGATTTGGTATTACAGGCTTTCCAGCATTGTCTACTTCTACCCGTGGTTTAGGATCGGCTTCGTTTAGGACAGCTTCACCCAAATGCTTTCGCATCTTCTCGCCAGTGAAACCGGCACCTAGACATTTGTCGCCGTCGTAATGCCGCCAATTTCCATTTTTACTCACATGAATCTCATGACCATGCATACTATCAATGGGATTATGATCGTGCCGAATTCCAGATTTGCAAGCTGCACAGGTTCGATGATCTTGTGCAGTATGAGTATAAATTTTATTGTCGCCTTTTTCTTTTGTTTGAGTCCAACCAGCTTTGTGTAGGATACCTTCAGGTTGATTGTCAAGTGCGCCTTCAAATATAGCAGCGATTTGCTGCATACGGACAGCTTCGACCATTGCGATGGCTTTCGCATACAGCTTTGATTCAATAGATTCGTGTATTTTAAAATGCTGTGCCAAATGGTCGCTCAGTTGATGCATCATATTTAACGCATTATCGGCGTTTATTGCACCGACAACGTTGGCGTCCGCTTTGTCAACAGCATGTTTTCCATAAACACCAGACAAATGTTGTGCCGCTGCTGCTAACCCCACTTTAAGAAATTTTGCATGTTTGCTATATGGTTGTCCTGACGATGGATGAGTTTTATTGTTATTCTCATACTTCTTAACTAATGGTCCTATTTTTTTAGATAACCCATCATGTAAATCGTGAAGTCCTTTTACATAGTTATCATATTGCCCATGAGATGCGCCGTCATGTCTAGCCGGGTGATTAAACAATTTTGTTCGTTGATCGTAAAATCTTTCACCTTCTTGTATTTCAGATTCCATGCGATTTTTTTTAACCACACCATTAGCTTTGTGACAGGCCGTTCCGTCGTCATCTCCAGCTTCTAAGGCCCCGTTTGCGACATGACACCATTGTCTTTTCTCTTTAGAAGATAGCCCTTTGAAATGCTTTTCGACATCTGACTCTTGCCAAGGCATATTATTTCACCACTGCAAGTTCCAATTTCGCCGTTTCTAATTTTGATTTCTGAATAGCAAGTTGTTGTTTCATCGCAGTTGGATCTTTTGATGTGGCTATTTTACCTTGCAGCGCAGTAATCTTTACTTGGAGTGCTTGAATTTGTTGACGTTTTTGTTGATGTTTATCTACTCCTGACGACAAAGATTTTGGCATTGTCGGCATTGTTGTGATGGTTTCAAATAAAGATGTAGCCACATTTTTTTTTGCTTCAGTGAGAGCGGTGTTAAGTTTAGAACGAATTAACCCTTCAACTGCATTTGCTTTCTTTTTTGCACGTGCAAGGTGACCTTTCAGATGTTTGTCTAACGCTGACCAGCCAGTTCCGGTGAAACTTGTTCCTTGACCCAATTTATGAACATCCCATTTGTGACCTCCATCTTTTGAAGGAGACACACCTACAACATGGTCCTTTAAATCTTTGTGTTTATAAGAATGGTGAACACGAATGTCCTGATTCTTATAATCCGGGTGTGATGGAGATACTGAATATGCAGAATGGTTTACAGGAGTAGAATGTGAATATTCATAACCATGTTTCACAAGTGTTGCATGGTACGGATTTTTTTCGTGATCAGGATCATGACCTTGCCCGGATGAATTTGGATTTTGAATTGCCATTTACCTTACTCCTCGATCCCGCTTTGAGAGGTTCATATCGGCTTTATGCATTGCTTTGTACTCTACAGCGTTATCTTCAGGATCTCCTTCGTGTTTTTTGTGGTGTTTGTAAGAGAGTGCGCCCATTGCGTGAGACAGACTGTTAACACCAGTGTTTTGCATATGATGTTTTACTCTTTCATCGAAATTTCCATGTGTTTTCATCAAATGTACATGCAAATTTCCAATACCCGTACCCTTCTTTACCTTTCCATCTTTTGTGGTATGTGTCCATTCACCATTTGGTTTTCCTTCAGCATCTTTATGAAGTTCAAGCTTGTGCCCTTCAGGATGATTATATGCTCCTTCCTCACCTTTCTTTCTTGTATAGCTTCCTAAATGCTTGGAACGAGCAGGCCACGGAATCGCTTGACTAATTTCTGTGAGATATTCTTCGTTTACTTCTTCTTCTGTAGCAAAGTCATGAATTGGAGATCTGCTTCGAACATTAACACCTTGTTCCCAAGGAATGTTATAATTGTTTTGAAATGCATGTACTTTCAGTGCATGTTTTTCTTTATCTGTTTTTGCAGACTTCCATTTATTATCAAATTCACCTTGACCTTTGCTGGCCTTAGTACGAACTTGTTGCGCCCATTTAAAATGTTTTTTTGCTTCTTCCGGTGATGGAGTATCTAATTTGTGTGGTTGTTCGGCTTCGGTTCGATTTAATGGATGATTTGGATCAACGGGTTTATACCCAAATTTCGACGGTGCTACTTTACGAGTAATAGGACTATTTGATCTATTTTGTGCCAAATTACGATTTAGTGGATGGTTCGGATCGGCTGGACCATACCCTTGAAATTCAGTAATGTCCTCTTCACCTAATTTACCTTTTGGTATTGCGCCACGATCATGTTTCCGCCAATCATCAAGATCTCTTTGAAATGTTGAAGGTGTCTTTTTTGCAGCGACTTGCTTTTTAATTATCTTATCTACTACACCCAACTGTGCCAAATGTTTTTTACCAAATCCGAATGGATCACGGGCTTCCCCGAGTTTTCCTGTCGGAAAATGCTTTTCAAGATGCTTATGAATTTCTGTATCGCTCGCAGAAGGACTTTTCCAAACTACTTTTCCAGATGGATCTTCATGGGTAAAACTATGATTACCGTTCGGTGTTGGAAATTTGTGTTTTATTCTGTGTCCTTCTGAATTTTTGTAATGTTGAAATCCACTATTCGTTCCCTTATATTCAAATCCATGATCGGTCAGCCGTGCGTGCATTAATGGATTTTTATGAGGTTTTCTACCTTCATTAAATTCTTCTTCTTTTTGTATATCTGGTGAAACTTCAAACTTTGGATAATTGGCTGCATGAAGTTTTTTCAATATTGCTAATGTTGTGTTTGTTTTGGGTTTTTGTTCCGATGCTCTTGGATCACGATCAAGATGACGAATCAAAGAATCACTATAAAGCTCGTTTACTTCAAGTTTAGATAATTTTTCTGCATCATTGACATGATGAAAATGTGGGTTGCCTTGATTTTTCACAGCCCAATCTGCTGCCCGTTTTGTTTTGAAAGGGCCAGTCACAGCATTATAAAGGTGTCCATGTGATTTCTGTGTTGGCGGTGTATTTGAAGAAAATCGTTCAACTTTTCCATCTTTGTGCCCGGTATAATGAGCTTCTGTTTCATTCACTTTATTTTTCATTGCATCCAAAGTGGCGCATTTAGTTGAACAAAAATCTACACTACGATAGTTGCCTATCGGCATAGATGGCACTGAAAAGCGGTAAATTTGTCCATGATGCTTTGTTAAATCCTTTTTGCACCCACCGCAATGTTGATCTATTGTTTCTTCTTCAGTCACCGGCTTTTCGGTCAGACGAGCTTTAGATTTTTTTTTTGGTTTGTAGAGCAGGCTAAACTTTTTCTTCTTACTAGTGCTTGGGTGTTTCCACAAACCTATGGGTAAGGCTGCTCGCTTTTTATTCTCTTCCCATGGATCTTTCGTCGTTAATCCAAGAGTGCCAGCTACGCCCATTGGATCTTCTGATTTAGAAATTTTGGTTGTTTCGACTATTTTTTCTTCCTTCACCGGCTTTTGGTGTTGCTTCATCAACTTCTCCACATGCGGGAGCAAGTGGCGAGCGGCTTGCGTGCGTGTAGCGCCGGTAATTTTCTGCCCGTGTTTTGTTCCGTGTGGTTTTCCAAAGGTCGATGCTTCAGAATTTTTAATAGCGTGGGTGAGGCCCTTAACCGCTAGTTCCTTATCGTAGACACCCTTATCTTTTTTCCTGGCATAGTTTTTTGCCCATGTATGAAGATCATGCATTGCCCATCCACCATGAGTGGCATCATGATTTCCATTATGGTATTCTTTGTGGTTATAAAGAGCTTTTGATGCCAGTTCTTTTGCTAGTGGATGGTCAACGGTGGTATCTGCCTTCGGCCATTCGTCCAATTGCTCTTCGCCATTGTAAGCAGCTTCAATAGCTTCTTGAAGTTCTGAATCGGCAGATTCAAAATTCATGCTAAAGGTATCAGCAGCGACTTGTTTTCGAGTTTCTTCAATAGCTTCAAGAGTTTTTTGCTTTAACATACTCTCAATAGTAGAAGTTACTTCTAGAGCACCGTTTTCTTGTTCAAGTAGAGTTTTCATTTTCATTCCTCTTTATGAATCAAATGTAAGTTAGATTTCAACGATCCTAAATCGCCACCAAAGATAGTTGATTTTTCATCATTAGCTCTTTGAATATGGAAACCATGTCCTGTACCTTGATTATGTTTACGCAAAGTGATTTTATATCCATTTGGATGAGAATAATCATGGTTTGTTACGCTTCCAAGATTTTTTTCATTAGTATGGCGGGTTCCAATCTTCTTATACCCACGTTTTGTCAATTCGCCCGACCACGGATGTGCGGCTTCAACAATATCTTCTTGCTTGGCCAAGTTGTAGGTAATTTCGGCAACCACAGAGCGTTGTTCCTTAATGTGTGCAAGTGTTTTTTGCTTCAGTACGGTTTCAATCAGTACCGTAGCATTTACTGCATCGCCTTGTTTGATGTAATCTAAGAAATTCATATTAACTCCGTGCCATCGCCAATTGGTTTTTCAGACTTTTCAATGCTGCTCTGCGCCTACCGCCAGGGTCGCCTTGCGAAGAGATCTGCATATGCAGCATTTTGATCTTGCCTTCAATTGCTGCTGAACTTTCATATTCTTGTAGTTCGTCTTCCGTCATGCCTTTGGCTTTGGGAAACTTTTGCTTGCCGTTATCATCTGCTTCTGGTTCATCTTCATCGTCATTGGCGGCTGGTGGAAATCCTTTTTTCTTAGGTGGAAAATTATTTGCCGGTTGTTTCTCATCGGATTCTCCATCGTCTTCTACTTCTGGTTCTTCGCCATTTTCGCCTTCGCCTTCATCATCCCGGATCTTCAGGTTTTGACCTTCAACTGGTGGGAATCCACCTTTCTGTGGCTGCTCTTGGTCTTGGCCTTCCATTCCTTCTTCGCCTTCTGGAGCACCTTCTTCTGGAGCACCTACATCTTCACCAGCCAACTTGCCAGTAAACATTGCTTTCACGAGTTTAGCTTGACTCTTAAAGAACTTGCGATTGTCTTTTGCCATCATTGCCAGTTGCTTCAAAGCTTCCATCTTTTCTTCAGGTCCGAGTGCCGGGTCTTTCTTAATCACTGCACGTTGTCTACGAAGCTGCATGAGCATTGTATTACGAAGTTTCTTGATCTTGCTCAATTGTTGCTGGACATAAGTGATGATTTTGTTTAAACCTGGATCGACTGGCTCTGGTTTTGCTTGCATCATTAAACCAGCTTCAGTGAGAAACACAGCATCTTCGGCATTGTCTAATCCGAATCCAAAATCTTCAGCTACTTTTGCGGGTGCTTTACCAAATGGAGCCTTTTTAGGAGCTACTACTGCTTCATCGTCACCTTCTTCATCACCAGCACCTTCAGCACCAACTTCTAAATCCGGGTCTTCTTCATCATCAGGTTCGCCACCTTCGTCATCGGCACCTAGATCTTCGTCACCTTCTTCATCTCCGGTTTCATCGTCACCTAAATCTTCGCTGCCTTCTTCTTCACCTTCACCGCCTAAATTGCCACCTTCGTCGTCACCTAAATCTTCGCCACCTTCGCCACCAGCAGCACCGCCAGTACCATCATCTTCGCCGCCAGCACCATTAAAGTCGCTTGCGTCGATAGAATAGGCATCTTCATCGTCAAATGGATCATCGACATCTTCACCTTCACCGCCTGGAGTCTGTTGATCGGCACCCATTTCATCGCCGCCTTCTTCGCCTTCCATGCCGCTTTCGTCACCCATACCACCGTCGATATTTTCTCCATTAGGATCTTGTTCGCCACCTTCGAGACCCTGTTCATCATCCATTCCGTCTTCGGAACCTTCTGGGCCAATTTCAAGATTTGGATCTTGATCTTCGCCGCCTGGAGCGCCCGGTTGTTGATTATCAAGTCCGTGAGGTCTGCCACAAGTCGGGCAAGCTGCCTTACCAGAACCTTTGCAATATGGGCAAGCATTTTGATCTGGAAGACCAAAATTGGAGCCGCTACTCTGCTGTTGAGAACCACCCGCATATTGATCGGCGGCTGGACCCTGACCAGTAAACGTTTGCTGGTTCTGTGCGCCATTCAATGTTGGATCTGAGCCTTGCTGTCCCATTGGAGCCGTTTGATTGATTGTAGGCCCTGCTGGAGCCATTGTAGCCACACTAGGATCATTACCTTGGGCCGTAGTTGGTGTAGAATCCTGCGTAGGAGCTATTGGAGCTTGTGGTGGAGCAGCAGGAGCGGGAAGTTGTGTCTGTGTGCCATTTTCCATGCTGCCGCCATTAGCGCCTTGAATTGGATTCTGTACGGAGTCTTGCGCCCTCCAATTATGGTCTACATAGTCGAAAAATCGTTGTTTCGTAACATCATCTTTGAAGTCTTCTGGTCCCGTAACACCAAACTTGCGTAAAGCGTTTTGAAAGAATGTAGCGTAAGCGCTGTCCGAATTGTTCGTGTAGTCCGGTTGTTCATCACCACCATAGTACTCTTCGAGAGTGCCATACGCCTGTCGTGCGACTTCACTTGCTTGTTCAGAAATAGCACACAAGAGTTTCTTTGCTAAAGCCTTGTTGACGACAGAGACAGCTTCACTTGATTGATTCTCTGCGATTAGTCCGACGATTGATTTACTCATGTGATATAGCTCTCCCAAATTAATATTTATCTCTTTTCGTTGCTACCCTTTGCATTATGCAATTTTTGCCTTTCCTGTTATGCAAACCATATTACCCGATCTAATATAGGTGATACCTTCATTCTCTAACCATGCAGTTTGAAGTTCTTTTGAAAAAGTCCCGGTTCCCCATATTCCACCAGACCAAACTCCATCGGTTTCCGTTCCTCCAGATACTACAAAAGCATTTCCGGTGGATTGATTTTCCACAAGAAATCCATTTGGATATCCATCCGCAGCGCCACTATAATTTGATTCGTCAAGACCAAAACATCCTACTCGATATGCAGAAGGTCCATTTGGAATATTATTGTACCATGATGGAAGCAAAGTAGGATCAAGAAAATCTAAATTTCCAATCGATCCTAAAGCACACCATTGTCCACCAATGGTTTGAAACACTTTTCCATTGGTTTGATTTAACACCACAAAGCCTTCCATCTCATTAGAAATTTCGCCAGGATTTCTATCTGATGCTCCAATTCGATAACCCATTGTTCCTAGATTGGTTCCGGTTTGTGGAACCTTACCGTCGAGATAAGTTGTCTGAGAAATAGGTATAGTCGCCGTGAAATTTGATTTTCCACTTAGCGTTTCCAATACTCTATTTTTAACAAAAGATGAAGTACCAAATAAGATGTGTATTGTAGACATTCATTACTCCGCTGGCTTTTCTTGAATTGTCTTTTTCTTATCACGCTTTGCTTTCCAACCGCCTTCAACTGCGTGGTTTATAATCTCACCTTCGCCTGTGCCACCTTCGTTATTATCACTCAATTTTGTTTCTTCGACAACAGGCTCAACTTTGGGATGGTTTTCGACCACCATAACAGGTTTTTCGATAAGATGTTTCAATTCTTGATTTTCAACCGCAGGAATTTCAAGATGTTTCCGTTTATACGCATAGCCTATATTAGCTCCAAAAATTTGTGTTTTCATAATAAAAGTATTTAGTTTATGATGTTTCAAGATAATTTGCCAAATTATGAAGTATTGTTGGATTGTCTTTGGCAAGACCTAATAGTTTATTGCAAAGAGGACAAAGCAATCCTCGAACTTTTCCTGTTTTGTGATCGTGATCTACTTCAGTTGCGGGATTCGGGCAACCAATACAGATACCTTTTTGAAGGAACATCAAATGATTATACATGTCTGGAGAAATTCCATACAGACGTGTTCTGTTTCTCTCAGTTATTTGTTTGCGGTGTGTTAAATTGTAATTATGATTTTGTTTCACTACCCGTTCAGGATGATTGCGTCTCCATATGCGTACAGTTTCACGATTACGTTTTCTCGCACACCCAACACAATTCTTATTCTTTACATATTTTTCTGTAGCACCACATTTACATGGTTCACCTTGATATGTTGATAAACTTTCAGACATTGCTGCCACCTCTTAATTTAACGTTGGAACAGCCGCTCTATATTTCTGGTTACTCGTTCTGTGGGCAGATCGTCCGGGTCAAGAGGTTCTTCTTCTTCTCCTGATCTTGCACCATCATCACCGCCAGTTGCAGGAATTTGTTCTTGTGTCGGTCCTGGCGATGGTGGACCTTGTTGCTGTTCGTCTTCATCACCTTGTTCCTGTCCATCCTGTTCTGGACCTTCTTGCCCACCTTCTTCTCCACCTTCTTCGCCTGCGCCACCACCCATACCTTGATCCATACCGCCGCCCATATCACCCGGCATACCGCCACCCGGAGGCATCATACCACCAGTCATGGCTTCAAGAGATTGATAACGAGGATCAGACTTTTCCTTAAGCATTTGACTGTCGAGTTGTTTCATCTCATCGTCAGTCTGCATCAAGAGATTACGCCGCACCCATTCCCACGAAACCAACTTGCCAGCAACTTGCATGAAATTTTGAACTGCGGCAATACGGCTTTGTAAAATTTCCAAATTTTTCATTTCGGAGTAATAGGTATCTTTCAAAAAGCTGTAGAAAATTTTCTGACGAATTACTCTCCAATCTTCCTTCGCAATGATACCTTTTAACATCAACTGTGTAGAAAGCAATACATCAAATAACTCAGTGAACCGATTGCGAATACGATAAACAAACTTGCCGAATTTTACTTCTTCACGGGTAATGACTTCTCCCTGTCCACCGAAACTCATGGTTGATTCACTCTTCAAGCGACTGACCGGCACATTGAGAGCCTGATATAATTTCTCTTTGAAGTATTCGATGTCAGCCATCTCACCAAGATTTTCACCACCCGGCAACGTGCTGATTTCCGTGCCTCTGCCGCCTTCTCTACGTGGTAGCCAATAGTCTTCCATGAAGCTGAGAAACTTTTTATCTTCTCGAATTTCGCCTGTCGTAGCATCATAGACCATCTTGTTTCTATACTTCGACATGATGTCTTTGAGATACTGTTCGGCCTTCAACTTTGGAAGGTTTCCAACATCAATGTAGAAAATACGACGCTCGGGAGCACGTGAGAGACGATAGATGACACTGGCATCTTCGATCATTGTAAGCATATTTGATGGCTTCAAAGCTTTGTGAAGATAGCCCAAAATCATCGTATTGTTTGTTTCTTGGATGCCTGAATGAACATAACAAATCGAATCCCATGCAATTTTCACACCCGTGGTCGCTGTAGTAGCATCTGTTCCAAATTGATTGTAAACATAGTACCGCTGCTTTTCTGTCTGCATCGGTACGCCATCTTGCGATATGAAGGTTTCAACTTCAATGACTGGCTTGATGCGGCGTGGATCAATGTATCGGATTTCTTGAATGCCATCACGTGGGTTCTGTGGATCAATCACCATGTGAAAGTACAGTCGCCCGTCAATGTACCAGCGCCGGAAAATGTCTTGTCCTTCATTGTTGAAGTCCAGCATGTTTAAAACATTCTCGAATTCGTCTGTGATTTTCTTTTTAATGTCTTCAGAATAATTCAGCTTATCTGCAACCAAAGCTACAGGTGACTTCTCTTCTTCTGTGACGATGGATTCGTTGACGATCTCACTAATTGCACCTTCAACTTCGGAACGTTGTGACATTTCACGATACTTGGTGATAAGTTCGATTTCATTCTTGACAATGCCGTCTAGATCGATTACAGATGCGAACGCACCACCTTGTTCAATGACAATGGCACCGTCATCGTTCGATGGTGGCGCAAATGATAGAGGTTGCTCTTGCGTACCTTTCTTTTTATCACGAAATAAAAACCCGAACAAATTATATGCCATATTATTATCTATATTTAGGATATAGCGTTAGCGACCTTTTGCCGGTTGCTTTGAGCAATGCTCATTTTCTGTTTGGTTTCTTCAGAGAGTTTTCTTCCTTTCATTAACTCACCACGCCTTTGAGCAGCGGCACGGATTCGTTGTAGTGTTTCTTCAGAAAACTTTTTTCTTGGTTTAGTCGGATCGATGTGATAAGATCCACGCTTCGTTCCAAGCATTATTTGCCTTTGTTTTTCTTTTGCTTCTGGTGTCCATGCAGCTTGCAAACGATTCTTTTCTTCGACTGTATGCGGCCTTCTTGGTTTTCCTATTTGAGATTGACGAATTTTTTCTTTTGTCTCTTCAGAACAAGGTCGAGCAGCCGCTTTACTTCTTTTTTCTTGAGATTCCGGTGTTGCATATTTGACTTGCATTTTTGCTTCAAATGCAGGATCAGACCAACGCTTATTAGCGGATTCAGAACGTTGTTGCCGTACTTCTTGGCGTTGTGACATCTCTTTCATTGCGGCTTTATGTGTGGCTTTCTTTACTGGATCGGCGTGTTGCGCTTTGGCAGCTTCGCTACGTTTGTATCGGGTCTCTTCTGAAGTTGTTAGTGTTGGACTTCCTTCACCACCTGTTGTCATGTTGTATCCTTGAGGAACCAATGTTTTGTATTCATTTATAAAAAATGGTTCCATTTCTTCATACACATACCTTTTATCAGAATTTTCATACAACACAGTTAAATCAAATGTATCTGGACCGTGCTTTTTCATTGCATGATGAATTACAAATTTAGGATTTAATCGAGCGCACTTTCTGTGTTCCCACAGGCGGCGCTTGGGATTGTTACTAACACCAATGTAACTCTTTCCAGTTTCACGACATGTCAGTTTATAAACAAAATAGGTCTGGTGCATTTCTGCCTCCAGACCTATATAGACATCATTTTCAGGAAGTCTTTTATTTTCTAATGTACTAGGTTTACTATTCCTCGTAAGTTATTGATTACGCAGTAGTTGTACTTTCCCACCAAGCGTATTGTAGTGTCACCTGGAAATCTTCAATGGTATCATTTTGATCCCATCCCAAATCAATCTGAGTGACCGCAGACGGCCAAAGACCGATCATGTCGTATTCCTTGATAACATCTCCAATCTTGTTGTATTGGAGCACGGAAGCATTGACCATAAAGCCGCTGGTAAATTGTGCAGCAGGATCACGCAAGTTGGAGAAATGCCCATTAATGGCATTCGACCAACGTTCAAAGGTGTCACGTAACTCGAAACCTTCGTCATTGATAACTGTTACCTGCCATTCGGGGAATGTACGATCTCCGGGAACTTTAATCGAACGGCCAAAATACGGAACAGCAATTACGCCAACTTCTTCAGGTGGCAGAGACGCTGCCTTGCACATAAAGGCAAATTGTTCTGTATTGGAAGTTCCTTGAGAGACAGGAGGAAACGGCAGACGAACTTCAAAGAGGTTCTGTCTCGCTCCACCATATTGGAGTTTTGCACGAAAGTCGTTTACGGTAAATGGCATATTTTGTAACCTCTGAATTAATATTTAGACACGTCTTAACACAAGCCTAAAATTGACCAACAATTTCACTAAAATCCACTCCTGTACGTACAGCAACGAAGTTAAGCTGAATGAAGTTTATCGATCTTGCAGGTTTGACATATATGTCACCAATGAATTGATTAGCATCCACGACAGTTGGTGTATTGTTCGTTGAATCGCAAACTACACGAAAATCGTAAATACCACGTCTGCCCATTACATCACTCAAATAAGGCGAAACCATGTTCACAAATTGAGCTTGAGTAAACGCATCATTAAACTCGAACAAAGTATACTTTGCCGCAGCAGAAATTGATTTTTCCAAGACGATAAACAAACGACGTACATTGATTCTGTCGAATGCGCTTGGCTTGATCAACATGGTCTTATCGCCATACAGAAGAGTACCTTGACCGGCTTGAGAAATAACAGCGTTGATACCAGCCGAATACATCATATCTCTGTATGATTGACGTGGGTTCCATGCCAGACGAACTACATTTTGGATCATGCCACGATTGTAACCGGCAGGAGACCACCACGGATCACGCAAAGTGTCAGTACGAACACACAAGCCAGCAACATCACCATTGAGCGGAACCCAACGGTAGATATCATTGTATTTGTCGTATTGATATTTCCATCCACTGTCCATGACAGCATAAGAAGAGCTTGGCAGCAAATTACGGAATGCGATAATGTCCACAGCTTCATTACCATTATTATTAAGCACTGTGCTAAGTGGTGGTGAAAGGAATGTCACACAGTCCTTTCTATATTCAGCAATATCATTGACGAGATACAAAGCAGTTTCTTGATCTGCATCGGCACCCAGAACAAGAGACACATCAATGTCTTCGCCAGATTGAAACATTGCATAACCAGCAGGAGCACCAGTTGTGGTTGCCTGATAATCACCATCTTGGAGGATATCATTTGCATCGACGCCGCCAGAAAGGTTTTTATCAATTTCACCACCAGTTATTGCCACAATGTCTGCTGTTGCACCAGATGAAATACCAGTAAGTTCCATTGGGATGGTAAAAGTACCACTAATTGGTGATATTGTTAAAATCGAATCCGCCCAACTTAGTACCGTGGCAGAAGTTGTCTCGTATCCTACACCGCCTCCCGTAACGGTGTAACTTGTTACAGCACCACCTACAATATTTACAGTAATATTTGCACCAACTCCCGGTCCAGAAATAACGACTGTTGGAGGAGTTCCGTCGCTATATCCAGAACCAGTTGCAACTGGTGTCAAAGATATAACACGTCCTGTATTGTTTATTTCAACAACTGCTGTTGCTCCACTACCAACAGGAACAATTGATGCAACTGGCGTTCCAGTGTAACCCGTACCACCAGCCGTAACAGTAACCAAATCAATAATACCATTCGTCACATGGCAAGTTGCCGTTGCGCTGTTACCGCTGCCACCGGTAATTGAAACTGTCGGAGCACCGACATAACCAGATCCACCATTAACAACTGCGATGGAACCAGTTCCTTTGATAATCGTATTGGTGTTCAGTGTAATTGTTCCGGCTGTCGCTCCACTTCCAACTGCTGTAATTGCAACTGTTGCTGTGGTTACAGCAATACCGGGATTATCAATGACGATACTTGTTACTGTACCAGCCTGTGCGCCTGTTCCAAGAATTGCGTGTCCTGTTACATGTGTGCTACCATCGTCAGTAAATGTAATGGTCGGTACGCTGGTGTAGCCAGAACCAGCAACAAGGGAATTGACTCCCGTTACAGTATGTGAAGTACCGTTTACTACACAGGATGCCGTACATCCACTACCAGAAGATACTGTTGCTGTTGGTGTTCCAGTGTAATTTACACCAGCGTTTGTTATGACAAAGCTTGTTACAGCATTGCCAGTGAGAACTGCGGTTGCAGTTGCGAGCGTACCTGTACCAGAGATGATAACATTCGGAGCCACAAGATAGCCAGATCCTCCACTACCAAGCGGTATTGTCAAGATTCCACCACTTCCAATTGTTGGGGTACCAAGCACAGCACCACTTCCAGAAGAAACGACTGCACCAGTTCCAGCAACAACTTCACCGACCGTAAAACTTCCTACTGGAGAACTCATTTCAATTTTTTTCGACATTGTTACATAATTCAAAGTGAAATCACTAGATCCCCAATTTGGAGTTTCATCTAAACCAAGATCAGCACTAGTTGGATGATCCATCCACCAAACATATTTCGATTGACGGTTAATGACTTCAGGATAATAGATCGTACTGCCATCTTCGTACTTCGCAGCGGCACATTTTGAAACGAATGGAAACGGTTCGAGAACTGTTCCAGCTTCACCTGTCCACCAACCAAGACTATCGATGACAACGATGTGTAATTCATCGTTAGATCCGCCGCCATTCGCCACCAAAGTGGACGTGCCGGGTGCAGATGTGAAATTCATTTTGTATGGCCATGAATTGAAACTATTCGCATCAGCCATAGACACCGTAAGACTGTTTCCAAGATCGCCAGGATACTTGGCTGCAAACATACCGACATTCCCTTGACCATTAGCGTAGTTGTTTAAGTAAACGTCATCATTTGAAATGAGAACTCCTGATCCATCAGCAGTGGCATTCTTGTGTCCAACACTTTCCTTTACAACACGAACCGTTTGAAGGGCGTTGCCATAGGCGAGGAAGTTGGCAGCAGTAAACCAAGTGTTTGCTGTGTTATTATCAGGCTTACCAAATGTATTCACCAGTGTAAGCTCGCTGTCAATGAGCATTGGTTTGTTCGCAGGACCCCAACGAAATGGACCGGCTATTGCTCCAACAGTAGTTCCGACCGTAGGTACGATTGTGGTAAGGTCAATTTCCGAGGTATTAATGCCCGGACTAATTTGAAAAGCCATATGTAGTCTCCTTTCTAATCTTGGTTTATCATCATTTTATTGAAAAAATGCTTCACAACTTATTTAGGCTTATGGAAATTTTAACTATAGGCGATATCCGTCGTCATCATAAAATGTAATATCGCTATTCAATCCATTAGTCATTCCGAAACCAGCCGGAGCCATTTCATCTACAGTTTCATCATAATCTTGCTTAAGTTGGCTATACACATCAACATCAGTCAATTCTTTGAAGTACTTTTGATTCACCAACCAACCAAAATTGACCAAGCACATCACCAAATCATCATGTTTTCCTTCTTCTGCTGAAAAAGATCCTCTTGTATTCGCCACAAAGGAATGCAACTCTAAGATGATATGATAGTCCCGAATAATCAACTTATCGCCTTCAATTAAAGTCTTAAGGTTGCTACAACCGATTCTTTTTGTCGCTTTGTCTGTCCTTAAACCAAATTCTGCATTTTTGGTAAATCCGCCACCAACCTGAGTTGCTTTTCCTTTCTTGTTGGTTGTAATCAAATTTTCGTATTCTAGGTCAATTTGAAGTGTTTTTGCCACATCGTTGTCGTTAGTCTCAACAAGAACATAAGCACCATTATACTTAGTCGCAGCCTGGGTAATTACATCCGGGAAAAGCATTGGAGAAATCTTGTCTGATTTGTATTTGGCCACTACTTTGTATGGCATTTCTGTAATGTCAATAACAACATATGCTGAAAAATCTAGTTCTTTTCCGCCTGCCACATCCGCACAAAGCACATATTGATGGCCCGGTATTGGCTCTATATGAACATCCAAATAAGTTTCTGTCCCATCAAATTTAGAATACTTAGCTGGATACTGATGAAGCGGACTTCCCCATGTTAAAGTTGCCAAACGTTCTGGCGAAATCAACGTGTTGGAAGAACCGATGAACTCACATTCAAATTCTTGACGAAATTGAGCTTCGCTACTATGTGCAATGGTGACTTTTTTCCATCCAGCATCTCTCAATCCGGTTCCATCCGGTTTAGGAACCATACTCCAATGAATTGAAGTTGGTTCATAACCATTCCACTGAACAGTTGGATCTTGTGAATTTCGTGGGTTATTTGCTTCAGTCCACATTTTGTGATACATGTTCATGCCTTTCGGCGTCGAGACAATGATGACCTTTGTGGTTTCACCAGAAGTAATAGTAGGATAAACAGAGTTGAAAAACTCTTCTGCAATATGCGCTGGTACGAATGCAAACTCATCAAGAAAGATTAGGTTAAATGCGTTACCACGGATGGCATCAGAAGACGTTGATGACGCCATAATCATACAGCCGTTTTCTAGCTCGATGTTTCCTTTGTTCCATTCTTTGACACCTTGTTGTATCCATAAAGGCAACGACATATAGGATTTCTTTAAGTCAGCCAAAAGTTTCTGAGAAGTTTTAAACTTGTTTGCTAGAATTGCAATGTTTTGATTTTCTTTAAAAAGAATCATCCACAATAAAAAAGAACATGCTGTTAATGACTTTCCAACTTGTCTCGGACAGCGAATGATGTTAAATCTATGTTTAATAAACTTATAAATCATTTCTTCTTGAAATGGCCAGAGATCAAAAAAGATCTCACCTTTGTCCACATTGATAATCTTGACATAGTTACGAATGAAATAGATCGGATCGTTATAGCACTTTTGATATTCTTCAATTTGTGAAAGAGTCAGAGCCACAGATACTCCTTCGCCTTTAAGCTTTTTGTTCCCAAGATAGGCGTTGGAGTTTGAGCGTGGCATGATAATTATTTATAGAAAATGAGATTTTGTGGTATATATTTTGGGACAATTTTATATACCGATTGGTACAATTACTCTTCGTCCGTACCAGCAGTTAATGCCTTTCTTTCTGGTTCCACATCAATAGTTTTAAGAGCATCGGCCAGGATACTACCTGTATTCATGTCCTTTGTGAGTCTTAAAAGGTCACCAGTGGTTCCTACAAATACAGCATTGTTCTGGATATTTGTGTCGCCACCAGGAGAAGTAGTTGATACTCGTTCAATCTCTTTACGAGTTTTATGTAAATTGAGCAAAGCCACCAAGTTTTCTCTGGCTTCTTTTATTGCCATTGATGCGGCCTCTACCGTTCTTCCGTCCTGTTTCTCGTGGGCAAAGAAATTCGCATCGGTAACCAAATCAGTTCCCTTTTCAATCAAGGCATGAAGTCCGCTTCGCACTACACTATAATCATCCATCATATCCCGATCTGGATTACCAGAAGATACGATTTCTTTTTTGGTTGGAACAAGCGCCATCTCATCTTCAGGTGGCGAAGCAAGATTCAAAATCTCATTCATTTTCTCGTTGACTGATTTAAGGTTTGACATTCGATTTTATTTAGTAATACCTGAAACACCTCTTTGCGATTGCGTTTGTATTTCAGTGTTGGTCAGAAGCGGTGCTTGTTGAAATCCTGGCAAAAAACAAAGAGGATTTCGAATTCTGATTTTGCCTGTCATAATAACAAGTGTTGTATTTGGTGTTGTGGATTGAATTCGTGACGCTCCTAAAATATAACGAGTTCGATTTAAAATCAAACTATTTCCACGAATCTCTTGTTGTTGTGCAGTTTCAACTATACTAAAAATTACAGTGACATTACCAGGAGTTGAACCTGGAGCCGGAACGAATCGATCATCTTCGAGTAAACCTGGAATTGGCATTTTAACTTTCCGTTGGCGGCTGATTTAAGCGCCAATTGACATCCGTCTGCAAATTGATCTTCTTGAGACCCACTGGCGGATATAGATAAGCCTTTACAATAAATTGCATTGTCCAGGTAACATTTCGACGCTGTTTCAACTGACCATCCCATGTATCTTCATATGTCGTGTTATTCAATATTACCGGCAAATCTTTCAACAGATCTAATTCCGGCATGTCTTTCACTGTGATCGTGTAATCTGGTGTGAAGAACGGTAATATTTGTTCGATAATCATTAGACCATCTTCGATGGTTTTCGTCATAACATTAAGCGTGAACCCAATGTTGTACGGAACTGGATTGAATTGCGAAGACAAAACTTTATTATTGTTAGTAACTGCTTGTACTGTCTTGCCTGTACTGGTGAGTTTGCGTACCGAATCATAAGTGAATCCATTGACCTCATAACTCATACGTGGCAACACCATTTCAACTTGATCGTCTACACCCGGCATTGGATTTTGAGTATTGCGAGTCATCCACTTTTCCTTTGGGCCGAACTCACATGGAACCTGAATCGTTTGCACCAAATTGCCGTCTTTGTCTTCACGAACAATATGAATGTCCGAAAAAATGGCTCCGAACGCAACGACCACTTTGCGGATCGTTCCCCAATAATATGGCAAATTTTGAAGCATTAGACCGGATCTCCAAAAATATTTTTTTCATCTGTTGAAATAATCTCTTTGCCTTCTTTAAGTAACTCATCGTTTTCAGCAAGAGGATCATTTTTCACACTATCTACATTCTTGAAGAACTGCTGCACTCGGTCTATCTCAGGTTTTCCAGTGTTGATTGTTTCGTGGCTGTAGTCATATTTCTGGACCGACAAGCGCCATAAATAACGTTGCCCCAATGCATAGAATGCAGTAGACGGTCCTACATATTCATGATCTACAAATTGTATTTGAAATAGATCATTGGTTAACGGGACATACAAAAGATCGCCCTCAAGTGGCCTTTGTTCCCTTACACTAAGCTTTGTAATTGGTAAAGAATTGTATCCATCATATCTTACAGCAGCATTAAACATTCGTCTGCTTACTATGAAATTAGCTTGCTCACGCATCTCCATTCCAAATTTGCTTATCAAATATTTGTCCCCTTCAAAGCCTGCACCGGGATTATCAAAATACATTGGAATAGAAAAATATTTTTCAAAACAGCTTAATGTGTCTTCTCCAAAGATAGGATCAACTTTCACCAACGTGCGAGGAACATAAAAAATAGTCATACCATTGATACGTAGACTCTCGCACAAAAGATCATCCAACAAACGTTGCTCAGTTTTTGCGTTAATTTGATTAAAATATTGAGAAATTTTTTCCGCCATTTAAATTGACTCCTGATGTTTTGCCCAATATGTCTTAGCTTCTGGTGGATGTAGTGAAGCAATTTTCCCTTGACGTGCAATTGATATTTTTTGAATAGACTCAGCAGAATGCTTTTTGCCTTTAAAATTGGATATTCTTCCTTTCCTTTCGTATTTTAAATTTTCTAAAATTTTTTGTCTAGTTTCGTTTGATATTTTACCCCACATTTTTACTAACGAGTCAGCAATTTTTTGTTTTGCATCTGGTGTATGCTGTCGTCCTTTAGCAGCATCAGACATTTTTTGCCGAGTTTTTTCCGATACAACATGTCCCATTTTAGATTCAGATATATTTTTACAAGTTTTTTGCGTTCTTTTTTTCCCCAAATTTGATTTACGTATTTTTTGTTTAGTTTCTTCAGTGAGTTTGCGTATTGGCGAACCAGCAGTAAGACAAATATTAAATAGCATTTCTGGTAAAAAAGAATCAATCCATTTTTGTTCAGTAACGATTAATTGAATGGGATCTTCTACATTTTCAACTACGAAAAAATTAAATAATTCTTCGCCATATTTATTCCAAGCATTTTGAAGGTGAGCATTTTCGTGCTTATTATTATTTAACCTACTGCGATGTGCTGCCCATCTATTTTCAATATTCACAGCCGATCCAATATACGTTTTATCGCTCAAAGGACACGTTATTTTGTAGATTCCAGAAGCCATACCATAATTTATTTAGCGCTGCTATTGCTAATATCATAGGTGCAGCCCGGTAGTAATCTTGACAATTGACGCCACCCGCATGGGCAAGGACGGTTTCACGTTCTTTTTGAGCGATACTTCGCCGGAACTTCATCGGTCAGCCTTTCCATGCCCGCTTAAAATGCCGTTTCTAAAATCTTTCAAAAGGCTCTTGACAAATGCATCTAAAGTGCGCTATCCTGGAATTGTTAGCACGGTAGCAACAACAAACCGGGCAACAAAAGAAAGGGTACTCAATGCCTAGCTCAATCAGTACTCGTAGTATCGCAAACGTTACGGTTTCCTTTGGCACATTCGCCAATCTTGAAGCCAAGATCTTCGCCGCCGCCCGAGAAGAAGGCTCCGGTCTCAACCTCGTAGCAAAGGACGCCAATGGCGTCTATGTAAAACCCACCCAACAGTATGCCGTTGCCGGGAAAGTCATCCCGTGGAACGATCTGGAACGTGGTTACGAAATGGGCGACGAAAACTTCGTTGTCATCTCCAAAGCTGAACTCGATTCAACCAAGGCAACTTCCAGCAAGCAACTCGACATCACCAGTTTCATCCCGCTGACCGAAGTTGATCCGCTGTTCTACGACAAGTCCTACTTCCTGGTTCCCAATGTGGACAAGAAGGACAAATCCGCCAATCCCAAGGCCGTTGTCAACTATGCTCTGCTTCTGAGAGTCATGGAAGTTAACGGTTTGGTCGGTCAGGCCAAGCTCGAAATGCGTGGCAAAGAGCACAACGTCATCGTCCGAGCCACCGCTGGCCGTCTGATGTTGCACACGCTCTTCAACAGCAACGAAGTCCGCTCCATCGACATTCAACGCCCCACATTCGCCGTAACCGATGAAATGGTCATGGTGGGCACCACTCTGGTTTCTCAGTTGGCCGGTCACTTCGATCCTACGGCACTGACTTCCAGCGACTCTGTGAAACTCGAAGCACTCATCGCTCGTAAGGTTGCTGAAGCCAAGGGCAACCCGGTTCCCTCCGAAACCGCTGCTCCTACCAACGCCGCCGATGATCTTATGGCTGCGTTACTCGCTTCCCTTAAGGCCAATGGCGTGAAGGTTCCCGCTTAGGTCCGCACATCACTGACGGCGCATCGGATATCCGGTGCGCCGTTAAACCAGTTTAGGAGACAAATGACCAGCCGCATAGTAGCCGAACGGGAAATGATGAGAGCACAATCGGCGGTTCTGAACACGATGAACCCTACGTCAGAGCAATGGGACGCATGGCGAGACGCAGTAAAGGCTGTCCTAAAAGAACAGACAGATCATGTTGAAATCAATTGAACAAATGCGGCATGAGATTGCCACGGCAGAATCTCAACTTGAATCGTTGAAGAGTCGTTTGGATCATGAAGTACAAGCTTGCCGAGTTCTTCGACACAAGTGGGGTAAAACGGTCTACGAACCCATCGAACGCAAAGGCTACCAAACGCAAGGCGACCCTCCTGGCACAATGGGTGTGGATTGGCAGGGACCGATGTATATTCCAGCGTCTACGACAAAGCAGTGGTCACGCACATGCGCTTCATGTGGTCACAAAGAAATGACACAGCGCACCTGCAAAGAAAGAATGCCCGGTTCTGTTCCTGGCACATCCGGCGAAGTCGAAGTACCGGACTTTGGTGATCGCCAAGATATGCGTGGCGCTTCGTTCGATACCGGGCCGCATTGGAGTGACAAGACTGGTTGGTGATATGGAACTCTTCCAAGTAATTTACGACAAAACAAATCGAATCGCTGTTCTTTCGACTGCTGAAATAGCACAACAGATTATCGACATATTAGGCTCAGACCTATATGCGAAATCTGGATTCGAGATCGAGCCATTTTCCGCAGATGCAATGGACGAACACATCATTGTGGAGAATGTTGCGGAGAACGAGAAATGGAAGAACTGGAAATGCGAATTATGCGGCAAATCCGATTGCAGCGGTGAGCATTACGGAGAAGGTTTTCAGTAGATCATATGGGAGTAGACGCACGCATCCTTATCAAGATCGTTAAACCGGAGTCCTGGTTAAATTCCACACAGCTTCGTCGCCTGTCCGCACAGCTTACGAGTGTGATTGGACCTGACAATTTTTTCTTGCGACCCGAAGAAAACCGGCACGCAATTTCATTCGTCTTGGAAGAAAATCGTAAATGGGCCAAAAAGTATCCCAAAGATTATCCCAACTTCAATCCGAATGAGACCGTCTATTCACAAGATGGCGATGACATTGTAGCCGAACCCAACGAACAATTTCTCGAAGTCCATGTAAGTGACCGTTACTACGGCGAAGATTACGCTCGTGGTGATTGGAAAACTCTCTCATTCATTCTGATGTGGTGCGTGTTCAACATTCCAGACAGTGAAATTTGGTATGGCGGCGACAGTAGCGGACTTTGTGCCGAACATATGACTTCCGAACGCATGAACCGAATGACTCGTTATTATCTCACTTCTGGTAACGATGAATACTGGATGAACAAAAAAGGTCAGTACATCTGCGAGTTCTGTGGTTGCTGTGTAGTCAACTCTGGTGGTGGCGCTGAAGTTGGTTTTTATCATTGTGGTTCATGCAATTCGCAATGGGTAACCAATGGTAACCACTCTGGTAGTTTTCTGCAAAATGTCCAACCACCCACAATGGTCACAAAGTACGATCCTTATGGCGAAGATCGTGAAATGAAAAACGGTATGGCATCATTCGATATTTCCAGTCAAATGAAAGCTGGCATTCGTAAGATGTATCCATTCGATGGTGTGTTTCGTCAAACATATCCGCATGTCAAAACGTCAAAACCAAAGCGACTGAAAAGTGCTACGCCACTCCTAACAGCGGGTAAATGATTTGACAAATTTTCTTCTTACGGTATGATAAATAGCGTTAATGCAAGATCATATACGTGAGAAGATTGCTGCACTCATTCGTTTGGCCGACCGTCCCGGCACCACCCAAGAAGGTGATGCCGCTCGTCTCGCTGCCATCCGGCTATCGTTGAAATATAAGGTAGCGTGCAAATTCACGGTTGGGGCTTTCAAACCCGCCAGCGCTAGACCCACAGCTAGTGCGCCACCGCCTGAAGTTGCACATGAGGCACAATCTTCGGATTCGATCTTCTATCGCTGGATTCGAGCATTGGCTAATTACGGCTGGCTCATTGTTGATACCGAAGACACAAAAGTTGGACGCCAAATCAAATTTCGAAAACCAGGATTCAATTCCGAAATCAGAATTACACAACGTACTCATTCTGACGGTAAAGACTTTGAGGTTGAACACATTTTCAGACCAGATCTGGATCAATATGGTAAAGACTGGTCGTATTGTACATTCATGACGATCTCTCTTGGCGAATTGTTGCACCATTTGGAATACACACGTGAAACTTCATCTTCTAACAAATAGATCCTATTGACTTTAGCCACCGCAGTGTGCTATACTACAATTAGGAGTAAATTTGTGAAACTCAACAACTTTACAGTATATTCGACAAGAGATCTCAAGAAAATTTTCACTCGAATTGCCAGAGAAGAATTGAATCCAAATCAGGCCAAACATGTCCAATTTAAAATCATATATTCCAAAAAAGGTCGTATTAGTGGATGTGCCTGGGTAGGCAGTTGGGATGGTACAATCCGCTTACCGAAACCTCCATATACACTTAACCACGCAACTTTGGCAATGGTTATTGCTCACGAAATGGCGCATCTTCGTGGTGTGGAACACGGAGCCGCTATGCACTGTGGCCGGTACTCCTGGCAATGGGGCGATTATAAGACCTTCTACGCATGGGCGAACGAATACCCCATCTCGGTACGGGAACCCAAGCCAAAGGCTGTTGTAGCGCCTGTGGACGCCAATGATGCTGGCAAAGAACGAAGCCAAACTGAAGCACACAGCAAAGTATAGGTAACTAAATGCAACTCAAAGATTTCATGAAGCAATACTTGCGAGAACTTCCAGATGGACGCCTTATTCCACGGGATGGGAAACGAGCTTGGTATATAAAAACTCATCGTTTTATCGTTCCTTTACCAAAAGGTAGGGTGTGGAATCGTAGCAAGCAATGGTTTTAACAGGAAACTAACATGCAACTCACTCAGAAAAATCTTGAAACACACGGCTGGTTGTTCTCGCCGTCTCTACGGTTAATGGTGCGTGAACACGAAACCAATAGTGGATGGAATGTTAAAATGGATTCATACACCAATAGGCATTCCACCGAAGATCCACGATGGGAATTTGACAACGAAATTTTCGACGCTGCTGATTCAGTGCCAGAACTGATTGCAGCCCATCAGGAAATTAAGGTTCGAGATTGGGTATCTGGCAACACTCTCAAATTTTTCTAAGGACTTTATGCCTCTAATTTGGAAACTAAATATCGCCACCATGATTGTAATGAGCTTGCTGTCTTTGCTTCCTAAGCGCAAACCGGGTCTTGATTGTGCAAAAAACTGGTGGATGTCACGAACTCTACCAAAATCAGAATCTCTCGATGTCGTGTTGCATCAACCACCCCATTAAGATACCTATGAAGAACAAACGGGTAAATCTTCGCAAAATTTTGGACAATCCGGTGAATCGCCGGAAGCTCATGGTGGATTGCATCATCGCCGTCCAAGCACGAGAAGGCATCGTTACCACCAGAGAACAAGCTGAAACCGCCTACGATAAGGTACAAAAAGAACTTCCTGCCATTCGCCAACGTATGAATAAATTTTTTGCGAACCCATTGACAATAGATGCATCTTTCTGGTATACTCTGAATATGAGTCAATCACGCAAGACCTTCGATGTAGCCGAACTGCTCTGGACGGTGAATTTCCGCCTAGAACACAGCAAGCCGGAAGACGTTTTCGAGCGTCAGGCTATCGCTTCCCTCCTGGAAGGCGTCTTGTTCAAAACCAACAACTACAAGGGTTTCAGCTTCTTGGGTATGATCTTTAACCCGGAAGCCACGGCTCCGATCATACCGGACGATTCCCGTCGCTGCTACTTCATCCATAGCAATCTGATGGCCGAATACAAGGTCGTCGAACAGCGCAAAAAGGAAGAAGGATTCTAATGAAGAAACCCACTCCAGAATTAAATTTTCTGGATCTATTGCTTTTTGATACATCTATGTGCTAATGTAAAGACATGAAGAACGTAATCACATTCGAGAAAGTTGTCACCGGCAACTTCGACGTGCTGATAAACGGCAAGCCATCCGGTCGCACAATCATCAATGGATCTTTGGGATTGAGTGGCAACACACAGAATGTGTATGGTATCACTGGCACGAAGGGTGTCCGCTGGATCGGTACTCTCCAGGCGTGCAAAAAGATCATGATTCACACCTTGGAGACCAAATGACACGCACGTACTTCATTCCGTTTTTCGTAGAAGTGACCGTTGTATCCCTCCCTGTGCTCCTTCCTGGAATTATTTTGTCTGAATCCAAGCAATTGATCACGATTTCGGTACTTCCCGGCGTAACAAACCAGCCAAGCCAGCACCGCAATCCAGGTGGAGAATAATGAACGCCCCTCAAGCACAATACGGCACCGCCGAACAACTGGAATGGCTTCGGGCCTTCTACGATAGCCTGAACAACAAGCCGCAGACCGTGGCCGCTCTGATCCGGCTGGCAAATGTCCAAGGGCTTTATGATGCTGCCGATCATGTTCAGCGCAAAGCGGAAATCGGCGTCACCAACCTGATTGAAATGATGACTTGGTAAGGGAGACAAAATGGAATTCGATGACGACAGAAGCCTTGACGACCGTTTTGACGAATACGGCACCTACGAAATCGATGATGATCTTTACCAACTGAATCAACAGGAAGCCGATGATTACGACGGCGAAAACGAAGACCCGGAAGACGGACAGCTACGCCTGCATCGGTCGTTTGTTCGACGGCAGCTTCGCAGACAACCTGAAGATGACGAAGAAGCCGACGAAATTCTCGCCGCCGAAGATTTCATCATGGGATTTGGACCGGAAATGGAGTAAAAATCTCCATTAATTCCCGCAGCGCCTTAGAAGCCCTACAGCGCATCGAAACCAAAAAGGGTCCTTGGATACGTCCTTGGACCTTTGGCGTTTCTAGGGCTTCCTACGAGCCAGGAAAGGGCTATCTGGCGAGAAACCGCTCCAGCGAATCGTCCTTGATGTTTCCGACAATTTTGACGACGCCTTTTACCATGTGATGCCATTCCTTGCCAGGAACGTCAATCAGGATTTGATCAGCGGGATTCTTCGAATACGTAATGTGTCCGTCATCTCCCTTTTGCGGATTCTCATAGCCGTGCTGTTTCAAAACCGCATCGTAATTTTCCAGAAGAAAAGCACTAAATGTTTTCATTTTTACTCAGACCGAAAGTCAGTAGTATTTATACCTTTGCCACCCATTCCGTTACAATCATGACAAAGTGGCTGGATGTTCGTAATCCAATTTGTACCACCTTTTGAAAGCGGAATGATATGATCTTGTTCGATTGGAAACGGTCGTCCTGTCCTTGAATTTATTGGAAATTCCGACTCATGTTTTTTACAACGAAGACAATGATATCCATACTGCTCATTTAGATCGATCCATTCCTGTGTAGTATGTGAACCTACAGCTTGTTTTCGTTTTGCTCTGGCTTTAACGGCAGCGGCACGATTGCACTCCCGCATCGTTTTCGAATTTGCTAATCGCCAAATGCGATTACGCTCACGACACCTTTCTGCATTTGCTTGTCTCCACTTTCGACATGATTTATGACTTGATTCTCGCACCTTTTCTGGATTTGTTTGTTGCCATTTTCGTTTTGATTTACGACGTTTTTCTGGATTTGTTTGTTGCCATTTTCTTTTAATTTCCAAATTTTCTTGCTGCCATTTTCGATCTGCGTCATGATGGCAATTAACACAATTTTTATACCGCATATACCTTCTTGTAGATCCACACTTCCGGCATGGCATCCCTTCAAAATGTAATGGTGATAAATTGTCTTCAGGCATGATGGCATACTCCATTGTGTTCAGGCTGTATGTGAAGCTCACTACTTTACATACAGCCGTTTGTATTTATACATCTGATGGCTGCTTACTTTCAACATTTCTATGCATTTGCGCCAGCTTTTTATGAAATACTACCCGCCCGTTAAGGTGCGGTATAAAACCAGAGTGGCGTCCCATTGTGTTATGCTGAATGAATTTGGAAATTTCAGGATGTTTTGTTGCATATGATGCGTCACACGCATCTTTGTACGGTCGGTCAATCATCGAAGCAGAACTTTTAGCATGTTTCGCTGCTTCATCATGTAGTCTTGCAGCATGGGCGTGTGGAGTTTCTGCTGCTTCTGTGAATTGCGAAAATCCCATCGAATTTTCCTCCTCGATATCTAACGGATCTTTTTTATGTTTTGGTTTGCGGTCTTTCTTTGGTACGATGACTTGGCCTTTTGGAATTTGACCAACTACATTACGAGCAATCGCACGCACATGAGCCATTTTGTCAAATTGCTTTGGCTTCTTTATTTTGGCTTCATCCAAATTTTCATCTCGCTCCTTTTCCCGTTTTCTAGGACATTCATTTTCATCTGAATCCGGTTGAAGCGCACTGCGGCGTTGTCTTTGTTGATGTATCTTACAAACATCTAATGGCAAAGTGCAGTGTGGGCACTTCGGACGAGTTTCTTTTTCGTCTTCTTTAAGATTTTCCTTGTCCCATTCATATTTGTAAGTCTTCGGCTGTTGAGCGTTCCAATGATTGAGAATGTGATCCTTCGTCACTTTCTCACCTGTTGATAGACGCCCACCAGAACCCAATTCAGAAAGATGGGTGTCCATCATCGCTCCACGATGCTTTTTGCCAGATGGAAGATGTGTCTGAATAAAGTGTCCTACTACCTTTGGTTCTACTGGAGTGGATTCTGTTACAGCAGCTTTTTTCTTCAGATTATGTTGCACACTATGTTCCTGAGTACTCCAACCTCGGCCACCAGGAGTGAACCCAGACATCCCAAGTTTGTTCTTTAGAGTATTTGCTACATGTTCCGCTGGATGATCAGTATGAACATAGACATGTTCTGTACCAGCTTTCGTATTCGGATAGTGCTTGTGAAGCTTGGCGGCGTATTGCTTTACACCAGACGGACCAGTCCAAATTTTGTGAGTGAATTTGTTCGTCTCTGTGATGGTTTCTTCCTTAACTCTCTGTTTCGGACGGTATGTTGTATCAACTGGATGCCCAGATAGATGCAAATTATATTTTAAATCATCTACATCGGTTCCTTTCAAACGAGCCATTCTATTTTTTGATGGAGTATCTCCGCTACGAGTTCCCCTCATTGTAAAATCCCCGTAAGGAATAGCAGGATAACTAACGCTATGAGAACCATCCTTTTTTAAGATCACTTTTGAACCATCAGAATGGTCGTATGCAGAATCATTGCCTTGTCTTTTCTTAAATCCTGCTTTCGTTAAATGTTTGTGATATTGATTGTCTTCGTTGACACCATCTTGTCCAAACAAAAGTTTCTTCGCAGGACAGGGAACAGATGGAGCATGAAGCTTGTGACATTCGGGGCACATTTCAGCTTCGTCGTTGCCAGGAATCTCTGCTTCTGTTTTTTGCTTGCTCTGTTGTTTCACTTGCTGTGCTGTAGGAAATGGTTTGGGATGAATATTTCCTTGATTATCCATAACCCAATGACAGTCTCTTCCTTTCCACATACCGCTTGGTTTTAAAGCTTCTTTCAATTTTTCTTTTTCAACCTTGTCCGCTGCAAGTCTACATTTCGCACCATGTTGGCCTAAGTAATCAGCCCAACGATTACACTTCTTACAGAAATGCGGTTTGTGATTTGGGTAAACGAGATTATGCGGCCACTCATCGGTTTCTTTTATTGGTTTTTTATTCCACTTATCCAATTCTTTTTGTCTACGGTCACGTTTCTTTTCTCTTTGGTCTTGCCTTTCATCCGCCCATTTATGAAAACCAGCAAACGGTGGCTTCTCATAATCACCTTCAGCTTCTTTTCGGAATTTACGATCTCTTTCTTGAGCTTTCAGTTCATCTGCAACAGACCACTTTTCTGATTGAGGTTGAGATGTTTTTCCCACCTTCTTTCTCGCTTGAGCTTTTAGTTCGTCTTCAACGGACCATTCAGTTACGGATTGATTGTTTTCGCCACCTAAAGCTCGACCAAAATGTTTTGCTGGCACATGATTGCCTTTTCCGCACACAGCGCAATCAGCGATTGGATTTTCGGTATGCTTTGTGTGCTTAGGATCAAACGACTGAGCTTCTGCAAGAATGTCTTTCAATAGGTTCATAGCGGTTTCTTCCTTCATTTTTTTGTTGTTACGGGGATGTTCAGCACCACAATTATCACAAAAACCAAGCATCCGTTGCGAACCAGGAGTGTGTTTATGATTTTCTACCCATTCCCAATCGTGCTTCTCATTGCTGGCAGGACACTTTTTCTTGAATCGTGGATTGTCTCTACGTTCAGTTTCGTATGTGGGACCAGGAGCAAATTTCTTCTGTATGTCTCCGTAGTCGCCTTCATCTTTTGCGACATCTTTCTCAAAACGATCAGTGATGCCAGGAGAGACCATTTTATTATCGGCAGCGACCTTCTGTTTCGAATTGTAGATATCCAGTTTCATTCGTTTTGCTTATACTCCGGTTTCAAATGAGAATACTTCTTTTCTGCGGCTGTCAATGGCGGTGGCTTAACGCCCTTTGGTATGCCATAATGATAAGACAAACTCCGATGAAGCTGGTTCTTAGAATTTCCAGTCGAAGGACTCATAATTCCGTTCGATTGTTCGTGACGATGAATGAAAGAATGTCCTTTATCATCACTAAATGAATAGCCACCACCGCCTTTAGAATGATCTTGTGTAATCAAAACATGTGATTTTCCGTGCCCCGGATGTTCATATCGGTGTTCTGTGTAATCGGCTTTAGGATTGTTAGCCGCAAACCGATTCTTTTTGTGTTCAGTAGACTTATGAACGAATCCATGTTGAGTCAAAATTTGGTGATATGGATTTTTTGTATGGTCTTTGTATTTTTCATGTTCCGCATCGCCTTCAGTCAGAGTTTGTAATGAACCGCCAGCATTGGCAATCTGTTGGTCGATATAACCTAATGTCGCCGCAATTAAAGGATCTGTCTCTTCACTACGATAATCTGAATCAGATTTTAAATGATCTTTCAATGAAGCATGGCCTGTTCCACTAATATCTTTATAAGGATCTCTGCCATGCAAATGCCCTTTTAGTTTTTCTATGTGTCTCCAACTTGACTTCATTGTTTTTGGATTGTCATTGTGATGTGTAATAATGCTATGATAATCTTTACTTGATGGCTCTATTGAAGAAGGTTGTTGCCCCTTTATGTATTGATGCGTGTGATTTCCATCGGCATCGTGATTGGAATAACTCAAATGATATCCAGCGTTACGAAAATGTTTATGAAGCGGATGTTCTTTGTAACCGTATGCCTTTGTGTCATCCAAATTTGTATATTTTTCAGTTAGCATCTTTCGTCCCTATCAGCACAGTCGTTGCACTGGTATTTTTGAGCAACATCTTTTGCTGTCAGCTTATTTGGTTCCTTGCAAGTTGGACAAGGTTTATTTCGTGGGTTTGACTTAGAAGCCGCCCGAAGCGAACTATTTCCGCCTGGATCTGCAAATTCACTACGCCAGTGCTTAGAATGTTTATAAGGTTTGTCATAATTCTTTCCGGCAATCCATTCGTTCATTTCTTCTTCACCTAACGCACAACTAAAACATAGATTCCCTGAAGCATTATTATGTGGTTGAAGACACTTCCGGCAAAGTCCTCCATTATGTTCACGTCTTTTAATTTCTCTTTTTGATAATACGTTTAAATTTTCAACTTTTTTGTTACGCCATTCATTCATTTCTTCTTCTGACATGCTGCTAGAAGGTTTCAATCCCATTTTATTAAGATAAGAATGTGAAACATGACTTAAACCTACTACATCACCATTAGATTTGTGATGTTCTGTTGGTGAATGCATTCCATTACTTGTTTTGATGTGGAATTCTCCATGCTCTGGATGACTGTAAACTTGTGTTTGATTCTCAGTTTTGTGCTTTTTGAACCCATTGTCCAAAAGGCGTTGATGAACTGAAAAATCTTCAGTGATCGGCCCACCAGCATTTTCAAGTTGTTGGTTGATGTATCCCACCGCCGAACTAATGATTGGATCAACTTCTTCTTTACGAAAAGGAACCGTTGTTGTTGCAATATTACCACGATCTTTCGGAGCAGGTTTTCTCCAATCCATATCGTAACTCATGCTATCTGGTATATTTCCTACCATTCGTTTCCAGGGTGTTGAATTTTTGTCAATTTCCAAAATTCTTTTGATTTCACTTTCATTGAAACCAGCATTTTGAAGCTCTTCATATGTCACGCCGGATTCATATTCATTTTCACTGATTTGCTTATCAAAACAACCATGGCAAAGAATGTGCTTCTTGAATGTAGGCGTACTTGTTATTTTGTGTTTGAGGACTGCCGAATGAACAGATCTTCCGCATTTTGAACATTTGGCGGCTTCAGATATTTCTTCAGATTCATTACAATTTTCGGATTCATAACGGAGCTTGCCGTCCGATCCACGATACGCTTTCATTCCCATATCAAGCATGGCATGATGATACATGTTTGCTAAAGATTGGCGTCTCTTTTTTGGTTTAGGTTTTGGCGGATCAAATCGGTTTTCATGTGTCACATAATCAGGAGATTCGGTTGGATCATGTGAATCTTCCGACTCCCAATAAGTCTTTCCACTTACAGCACCCTTGACTTTGGTCAAGCCCATGCTACGCCTAATATCATCACGATCTTTGCGTGCTTGATTCTTTCTCTTCCTAGCGGATTCTTTTTTTGGATCTGAAGCGGGATTTCCAGATACATTATATGATTTCACATGGTCATCATATTCATCTTCTCCAACCAATCGCTTCGTTGTTAGAGAATTTGGAGCTTTGCTCTTGGCTTTACGATGGCTTACATAGTTGTCTGAAGACACGATACCCGGTGTGCCGTGAGCACCACCCATATTCACTACCCAACCGCCTGGGCCACGCATCACTGCTTTGCCTCTGCCCTGTTGTGGAGTTTTGTCGCTACCCCTTAATGGATGATTGAAAGTAACGTGGTCTCCATGCTCAATATCATTGTATCCTTCTTTTAGTTTTCTGCGTTCTGGCCGTCCACCATCTTCAGGACTCAATACAAATTTCTTACAGACAGCATAACCAGGACCGGCCTTTCTTTTTGTATGATCTTCCTTTGTGGCTCCGCAATCATGGCATCTCGTTCCTGGAGATACATAACCTTCATTCACATCAGCGCATTCACAACGATCAACACCTTTTGGATTCTTTTTTCCACACTCAGCACATCTCCAAGGTTTTCTATTCGACGGTTTAGATTTTTGTGGATTATTTCTTTTTGATCCCGCCACCCATGCTCGCAATACATTAGCATCTTGCGCTTCAGGCAACCAATTCATCGCTGCATTGACAAGTGTGGTATTGATTTTGCCTTGCTGCGCTGCAAAGATCTCTGCATACTCCGCTTCAAAGCGTTCTCGATAGTCGTTCTTACGAAACTGATGCGCCGCACGAGTGGCATCTGTAACACCATCATGTTTGCATTTCTTACATCCGCCCTTTCCGTGACCACCATATTCATGACCACAGAAACAAATTTCATGCTTTTTTTCATTTTCATCTACAGATTCGGTTGTAAACCCACCGCATTCATCACAAGTGGAACAGCCATCACTTTCATGAAATGACTGTGGATGGCTGCAATGACCACAATGCTCTTCCATCGGCTTCGCCGGATAGAAATTTTCTACCCACACTGCTTCAATGGATTCTTGTAGTCTTGCTTCGGCTTCTGTTATTACTTCTTCACTAAATGTCCGGTTAATAAGTTCTTCTTCGTTTCGAAGATTGGCTTCATGGGTTTTTAGATCATGATGCCGTCCAGCTTTACATTGCCAGCAATCTCTTTCATTTGGATCTGGTTTTGGTTCTGGTTTGTTCCAATCATCGGGATTGATGTTATCTTTAGCACCACGGGTTTCCCATTCTTTAAGTTCGGTTTCAGTAAAAACTGCTTCATCTTCATGCACGGCATGACCGTATTTCTTAATCATAATTGCGTGACAGATGTTACCGGCGCTTTCCTTGCTATGACCTTTGCCTTCCAGTTTTTTCTGAAGATTTTTGAAACCAATGTGAACTTCATCGATTTCATCTTCTTTCACCTGTGGGGGAACCTTTTCTTTTTTGGGGACAAAGTGAAAATTGCACCGTCTACACCCTTTCCCCCTACATCTCGGACAAAGAGCTTCATCGATTTCATCTTCTTTCACTTGTGGAGTTGCTTGAGGAATAGTAGCCTGCTTCATTCCCTTTACCGCATGATTCTGCTGTAAGATGTCTCCAGCGCCCATGCATTTTCCATCGTCGCACTTACAGACGCCATCAACACACTTACATTTGCCATCTCCACAATTGCATGAACAGTCGCCTGATGCACAAGCGCACTTTCTGATACCAGAACCGAATTGGTGCATTTCGATTGCTGAAGCACCGCAGTTCGGGCACTTCTGTGCCAAATTTGATTTTTGAATCTCACCAGCACCCGTGCCAGGAAGAACAGATTCCATTAGTCCAGAAACCTTTGCACGATTGGTAAGATAACTTGCGGCAGCGGAAATCAATGGATCGGACTCTTCGACTTTCATCTGAACAGCGTCCATTCCTTGCATACCCTTTGCTTGATGGTTTTGTTTGAGGATGTCTCCAGATCCCATACCAGCTTCGGAATGAGTTCTACCATTAAAACACATCACATCAATTGGATGAATGGAACCACAACCCGCACACATCTTATCGTGATTGAGACGAAGTTGTTGGGCAGCGCCACCCTCTTCAGGATTGGCTGCGCTGGCTAAAGCATCTTCATTTTCCTTTTTCATACCATAATTATCGACCCAATCATGTCCACCATGAGCATCTTTATAATTTTGTTTTGATTTAGTAACAGGTTCCGTAACCAACTCACCATCACGAACACCAATAACACGATGCTTCACACCGTCTTTCATAACGAAACGCTTGCTGGTCTGTGAAATGGCGAACTCATTGATTTCGTCTTCCGTCATTCCAACTAAAGCATCATTCTTGGCTTGAAAATCTTCGGCATCGCCTTCTTTCACTGTTTTGCTAGGACGGATTTTGCTAAGTATTTTTTCTGTTTCCAAATCTTGCACATTCTTGGCATAAACACCACCAGTCTCACCACTATGCGGCAATGGTTCAGCTTTTCGGTACGTGTACGGAGTTTGAGCTTCATATGTCGGACCCGGCTTGCTGATCTTATTGTCAACGATATCTTCTTCTTCTTTTCTCACCGGAGATTTCCAACTGTATGAATTACATGCTGGACACCGTTTTCCCATCATAGAAGTTGTGCTACCTCTCATGGAATGGCCGCAACCAGCACATACATATTTTGCGCTTCTTGTGCTGATTGGATTTTGAGTTTCGTCCATCGCATCCCCACAATCGGCAATCAGTCCAGGAGCGGGATCTTGCCCTTCCCACATCTTCGGGTCATGCTTAGATGGATTTGGATTCCCTTTTTCATATTTACGGTTTGACGCAGCAATGCTATAATGAACACCAGCTTGACCTTGATGTTCTTTGCTCTTTGCGGCGTCGTCATGTAATTTCGCAGCGGCAGTATGAAGTTTACCAGCACGAAAATGGTCTTCATAACTTTGAGATTTTCGAGCTTTTGTAGTGGCTTTCCAAGCTTCCTTTGAAGCATGATTGGCAAATTGAGCATCATTCACTCTTGCTTCAGAAATTTCATCTTCATGCATGGATTTCTTGTAAATTCCTGTTCCGTTGACTTTTTGTAAGCATGAACCACATGTCACTTTAGATTTGTCATTTGTTGGAAGATGGTCTAATGTCCATCCGGCTCCGCACGCAGGCATACATCTCGATCCGTCTTTTCCTGGATGCCCAGGTTGCGACTGGTAATGAACAGTTTGTTCTCTGCCAATTCCATTTTTCCAGCCGGATTTTCGTGCTTCGTCTACTACTTCTTCTCTTACAGCCTTTACAGCCTTTCTTTTTGAGTAAGATTCAGGACTATTTTGTTCGCCCTTACAGTGTGGGCATGTTGAAGTAGCACCTATTGTTTTTTTACACCATACACATTTGTTTCCAGCAGCCATTTTTGTCATTTTTTGACCAATGGTTTCTTCACACATCTGCTTGGCTGTGGCGAAAGCAATACCTTGAGCAATTCTATAGCCAAGTTTTTCCTGGTTGTTATTGTAAACATTGGTGTACGTTTCCGCCACCTTCTTCTGTTCTTCGCCGGATAACTTGGCGTATCCAGGGTACTGTGTGATGTCCGTAGATTCGGTTTCTTGCATGTCTCTAAAGATGGCCATGGGTATAGTTCTCCTACTATGTTCATACTGAATTAGTATTTAGATGATTGATGATACTGTGGTTTGAATTCGGCGTGAAGGATTGGGAGATTTCCATTTATAGCGGAAACTTTCTATTTCTGGTTCTCCAATATATGTGAAGAATCGGTCAACATAATCAGCTTTGTTGATTACTAACATTGGCTTATCTCGGTCTTTAATAACATGAAAAGGAACATCTTTGGCTTTCCATAATTCGCAAAGTCGTTCGCAATCATCCCAAGTAAATGATTGAGTACAAAATCTTACAGTGACTCTGGAAGTATCGTTTTCGCCGGTTGAATAAATCGAACTGCTGCCGTCGCCATAAAACCAAACTCGTGCGGTTAACGGCGTGAGTACAAAATCTTCAGGCACATGTTTTGCTTCGCCATTGTACCAGCGTTCCCAATATGGAATAAGAGATTTATCTGAGCGGGTTTCTATTTTAGTAATTTGTCTTTGATTACATAAAACACCACAAATGTCAATATTTTCCTGAGCTTCTATAATTTGCTTAGAAAATTCTTTGAATGGAAGATTTTCTACCAAAAAATCAACAAACTCCGATTCCACACTCTTGTACTGAAGTGTAGGCGTGGTCAGTCTATCAGCAGGCCGAAACCGATGCACACAACCGTCGCTGATAATCAATCCTTCCAAAATTTCATGTTGAATTGGTGAAATCTCTGTGCATCGTTCGGTCATTTGAGCACATGAAATACAACCATGCGGTTGTCTTAAATGAAGATTTGGAACTCGCTTAAATTCACGACCACACTCTATGCATTTAATTGTAATCGGTTTTCTCGCCGTTTCATATCGTTCCAAATATATGAAAGCGTCTTTCCCATAAATGAGATCGGCTTGCTCTACAAACCATTCGTGAGTTTTTCTATTGTTCGGCATACTACTTTATTATAACACAAAATGCCGATTTAACCAAGAATGAAATCGATGGGCAAAACATAACTGGATTGCAACACTTCTTCCAACTTATCTTTCTCGGCAAGAGCTTGTTGATACAATTCTGTACCATTTAACTGGGAACCGCCAATCAATTGAACCCCGGCATATTTTTGCAAATTACTCGACCATTGGAGTTTTATCAAACATGTGCAATAATCTTTAAGCCATTTGTCGTTATAAACATCTGGCCATGTCGCTGGATCTAAAATTCTGTAACATTCAATGATTATATTACTTCCAACTGCAACTGAATTTTTCCAATCCCAATTGATACCAAGTTGTTGTTGGTGTCGGGTAAATTGGATTCCAGGATCAACATTAAATTCGAACTCTAAGAGCGCCAAGTGCTTACGCATAATATCGTAATGAACGATTGATGTAGATGTAAAAGTGTAGAGATCATTTAAACGGAGCTGATATTGGATATCGAACATTCCCATACTCTGATTTGAGCTTCCAATCGGCAGAACACGAGTGATCGCAATGACCGGAGGCGGAATTGTAATATATTCGTTTGCGATGTCTTGTGCAGTAAGCTGATGTCGCAGCCAAACCTTTTCTACAGCATCCATATGGAACTGCTGAAACATCAAAAATGCTTCATCAATGCGATCTTCAACTTGATCCGGGTCCACGTTGATCTCAATCACATTTTGTCCAAGTTTTCTCATACACCAGTCGATAAGTTCCTGACGGTTAGTTGGATTTGCCATAAATCATTACCCTCATTCCATTTTTTAATTTTCTTTTTTTCATAACAGATGTGTAAATTGTCTCTTTATTAAGATTATATTTTTGTGCAAAAAAAGAAATACCCCTATATGTTTCTATGTTTCCGTCGGGATGATAAACAATATAATTTTTACACGTTGCTAAATTTAGTTTGCCAATTTGTTTTTTCCGTATCTTAGCTTTTGTCTCTTCCGATCTATGTGTTCCCCAAAGCGGATGTAAGTCACCAGCAAATTTTCCTAATTTAACTTGACTTTGTTTTGCCTTTGTTTCCACACTGTGAGTTTTTCCGTACATTGCATTAAAAGAGCCTTGACGACCAAGACTCATTTTCGTTTTGGTTTCTTCCGAGGCTTTTCTTCCAATATTAGATGCTCCCATTTTCCGGCGCACTTCTTCTGAATACAAATTTATTTTGCCTTTGTTCCATGGAATATGTCCCTTACTATTATTTCGAAGTTTCTCTCTAATAGCTTCTGCATTAGGATGATCTTCTAGAACAACGGAAGAGCCGCCACCAAGCGTCATATTGTAGCCTTGATGGTTGTGCCAATAACTATTATACTTTTGAATAAATTTTGGTTCACATTCATTCAAAGCATAATTTCTATCCTGTGTTTCCAATATAGTTTCTACCGTAAAATTACTCACACCATATTTTTTAATAGCTCTATGTAAGAGATAACTTGATTTTTTATTGATACCGTTGGCAGCATGAACATGCTGTTTCCATCTCACATCAACAGATTTGCTGGTGAACCCAACATAATGCTTATTATTTTGCGTATTTGTGATTAAATAAATGTAGAACACACTCCTATTTATAGCCACATCATTGAGTTAACAATTCCAAATCTGTTAGATAGGATACGAATGGTACCCGTCATTTGTTGAGTGCTCCTTTGCGTAAAGCAGGATGTACCTAGCTGGCTAACAGCATTTCTGACCTGAATCCGACCGATACCAGTTTGCGTCGTTCCAGCGGCGGTTTTCTGAATTCTTAAAACACCAAATTGACTTAATTCAGTGGTTGCCTGAATTTTAGACACACCAAGAATACTAGGTGTTTGAGTTTTATATCTTAAGTTTGAAACACCAAGCTGAGTCTGTATTGTGGTTGCTTGGATTTTTGATAAGCCAAATTGCGTCTTTGAAATGGTTACCTGAATTCTTGAAACCCCAACTTGAGTTTCCGATCCAGCCGCCATTATCTGAATTCTTGAAATTCCAAAATGAGCAAAGGAATTGGTTATCTGAATTCTTGATAAACCAACTTGAATCTTTGAAGTAGTACTCTGAATTCTCAAAATGCCAACTTGTGGTTTTTCAACTAGTATTTGAATTCTTGAAATCCCAACTTGAGTAACCAATCTAGCAGTGACCTGAATTCTCGAAGCGCCGGTCAATGCTTCGATTGTAGTGTTACGAATACTAGAAACACCAATTTGTGTTTCTAATGCAGATACCTGAATTTTAGAAGCACCAACAATTTGACTCTTCTTTCCAGTTATTTGGATTCTTGAAATTCCAATTTGAGTTTCCAATCCAGAAGCGCCAACTTGAATACTAGAAACACCAACTTGAGTCTTTAATGGAGCCGTCACCCGGATTCTAGAAACACCCATTTGAATCTTCATTGGCGATGTGATTTGGATTCTAGAAACACTAACCTGACTCTGAACTGGCGATGTGATTTGGATTCTAGAGACACCTATTAGCGTCTTGTTGGTCGTTAATGTGACGACAATGTGAGAGACACCAACTTGAGTCTTCAATGGTGCCGTTTCTTGAATTCTTGAAACCCCAACTTGAGTTTGAGTCGGTGTGTTTTGGACCCTTGCAATTCCAACTTGAATCTTTGGAATCGTGACCTGGATTCTTGAAAGACCACTTTGTGTTTTTAATGGAACCGTAAGTTGAATTCTGGAGACACCAACTTGAGTTTTTAGTGCTGTGACTCGGATTCTAGAAACACCTATTAGCGTCTTGTTGGTATTTGATGTAACGACAATGTGCGAGACACCAACTTGGGTCTTTAATCCAGCGGTACCTTGAATTCTAGAGACATCCACTTGAGTCTTTAGTGGAGCCGTCACCTGGATTCTAGAAATACCCACTTGAGTCTTTAATCCAGCGGTACCTTGAATTCTTGTAACACCCACTTGGGTTTTCAGTGACGAGGTAACTTGAATTCGAGACTTTCCAAAGCAATATCTCCAATCCTGACCGGGAGTAGAAATATTTGTTTTTCCAAGTTGATCAGTAATTACTGTGATCTGGAATCTTGCATTTCCAATTTGAATTTGATTGGTTGTGTTTTGAATTGCAGAGTCACCGGTTTGATCTTGACTTGATGTAACCTGGATTCTAGAGTCGCCGGTTTGATCTTGTGTTGTTTGGTTATTGATCCAGGTTTGACCTGTCTGTGTTTGTTCAGTGGTAATCTGAATACGAGACATGCCATATTGGTTTTGACCTTCCAAATAAACAACAGATGCTTCACCAATTTGATCTTGATTTGATGTGACCTGGATTCTAGAGTCGCCGGTAAGATCTTGACTTGTTTTTACCTGAATTCTAGCATCACTGATTTGAGTTTTCAACGGTGTCGTGACTTGAATTCTAGAAACACCGGTTTGAGTCTTCAGTCCAGCGGTTACTTGGATTCTAGAAAGACTACTTTGAGTCTTTTGATTCGATGCTACTTGGATTCTAGAAAGACCAGATTGAGTCTTTGTGGTCGTGGAAGTAACTACGATCTTAGAGACACCAAGTTGAGTCTTCAAGGCACTAGTTACTTGAATTCTAGAGACGCCAGTTTGAGTCTTCAATCCGGCAGTCACTTGAATTCTAAAAAGACCAGTTTGAGTCTTCAGTCCAGCAGTAACTTGAATTCTAGAAACACCGGTTTGTTGAGTCTTCAAGGCACTAGTCACTTGAATTCTAGAGAGACCCGTTTGAGTCTTCAATCCAGTAGTTACTTGAATTCTTGAAACACCAGTTTGAGTCTTTTGATTCGATGCTACTTGAATTCTAGAGAGACCCGTTTGAGTCTTTCCAGGAGTAGTTACTTGGATTCTAGAGAGACCCGTTTGAGTCTTCGTGGTCGTGAAAGTAACTACGATCTTAGAAACACCAAGTTGAGTCTTCAAGGCACTAGTCACTTGGATTCTAGAGAGACCCGTTTGAGTCTTCAGTCCAGGAGTAGTTACTTGGATTCTAGAGAGACTCGTTTGAGTCTTTTGATTCGATGCTACTTGAATTCTAGAAAGACCAGTTTGAGTCTTTCCAGGAGTAGTCACTTGAATTCTAGAGAGACCCGTTTGAGTCTTTCCAGGAGTAGTTACTTGGATTCTAGAGAGACCCGTTTGAGTCTTTGTGGTCGTTGAAGTAACTACGATCTTGGAAACACCAGTTTGAGTCTTTGTATTCGATGCTACTTGGATTCTAGAGAGACCCGTTTGAGTCTTTGTGGTCGTTGAAGTAACTACGATCTTGGAAACACCAGTTTGAGTCTTTGTATTCGATGCTACTTGAATTCTAGAGAGACTAGATTGAGTCTTTGTAGTCGTGGATGTAACAACAATATGTGAAACACCCGTTTGAGTCTTTCCAGGAGTAGTTACTTGGATTCTAGAGAGACCCGTTTGAGTCTTCAATCCAGTAGTTACTTGAATTCTTGAAACACCAGTTTGAGTCTTTCCAGGACTAGTTACTTGGATTCTTGAAACACCAGTTTGAGTCTTCAATCCAGTCGTGACTTGAATTCTAGAAAGACCAGTTTGAGTCTTTTGATTCGATGCTACTTGAATTCTATAAAGACCCGTTTGAGTCTTCGTGGTCGTGAAAGTAACTACGATCTTAGAAACACCAAGTTGAGTCTTCAAGGCACTAGTCACTTGAATTCTAGAGAGACCCGTTTGAGTCTTCGTGGTCGTGAAAGTAACTACGATCTTAGAAACACCAAGTTGAGTCTTCAAGGCACTAGTCACTTGAATTCTAGAGAGACCCGTTTGAGTCTTCAGTCCAGGAGTAGTTACTTGGATTCTAGAGAGACCCGTTTGAGTCTTTCCAGGAGTAGTTACTTGGATTCTAGAAATACTAGTTTGCGAATGAGACGAAGTTACTTGAATTCTTCCGACACCAGCAAGGCTTTGTGGAGTTGTAATCTGAATTCTTGCCGCCGCACCCAACTGCTGTGATGTTGTCGCTGTAATTCTTGCCGTGGCAGATTGAACCTGTGTCGTAGTACTGGTGACAACAAGTTTCGAGATACCTGCAATTGTCTTTTGTGCGCTGCTCTGAATCCTTGCGACACCATTAATAGTCTGCTGTGTTGTGCTGGTAACAACCAAATGGGCAACAGCGGTCTGTATAATGCTTGTTGTCTTTTGTACTCTTGCCAATGCAGTCTGATTCTTCTGCGCTGTAGTGGTCACCAAGATGTGTGCAATTGCTAACTGTGTGGCGATGGTTGCTGTCTTTTGAATTCTCGAAATACCAGTTTGAGTTCTAGGAGTCGTTACACGAAGCCGGGAGATACCTGTCTGAGTTTGAAGCGGTGAAGTAACTTGAATTCTAGAAATACCAGTTTGCGAATGAAACGAAGTTACTTGAATTCTAGAAACACCCAACTGAGTTTTCAATGGCGCAGTAACTTGAATTCTAGAAATACTAGTTTGCGAATGAGACGAAGTCACTTGGATTCTAGAGACACCAAGTTGAGTCTTCAAGGCACTAGTCACTTGGATTCTAGAGAGACCCGTTTGAGTCTTTCCAGGAGTAGTCACTTGAATTCTAGAGAGACTAGATTGAGTCTTTCCAGGAGTAGTTACTTGGATTCTAGAGAGACCCGTTTGAGTCTTTGTGGTCGTTGAAGTAACTACGATCTTGGAAACACCAGTTTGAGTCTTTGTATTCGATGCTACTTGAATTCTAGAGAGACTAGATTGAGTCTTTGTATTCGATGCTACTTGAATTCTAGAGAGACCCGTTTGAGTCTTTCCAGGAGTAGTTACTTGGATTCTAGAGACACCAAGTTGAGTCTTTCCAGGAGTAGTTACTTGGATTCTAGAGAGACCCGTTTGAGTCTTTCCAGGAGTAGTTACTTGGATTCTAGAGAGACCAGTTTGAGTCTTCAATCCAGCGGTTACTTGAATTCTAGAAAGACCAGTTTGAGTCTTCAATCCAGCGGTTACTTGGATTCTAGAAAGACCAGTTTGAATCTTCAGTCCAGCGGTAACTTGGATTCTAGAAAGACCAGTTTGAGTCTTTGTGGTCGTTGAAGTAACTACGATCTTGGAGACACCAAGTTGAGTCTTCAAGGCACTAGTTACTTGGATTCTAGAGAGACCCGTTTGAGTCTTCAATCCAGCGGTTACTTGGATTCTAGAAAGACCAGTTTGAGTCTTTCCAGGAGTAGTTACTTGGATTCTAGAGAGACCCGTTTGAGTCTTTGTGGTCGTTGAAGTAACTACGATCTTGGAGACACCAAGTTGAGTCTTCAAGGCACTAGTTACTTGGATTCTAGAAAGACCAGTTTGAGTCTTTCCAGGAGTAGTTACTTGGATTCTAGAGAGACCCGTTTGAGTCTTTGTGGTCGTTGAAGTAACTACGATCTTGGAGATACCAAGTTGAGTCTTCAAGGCACTAGTTACTTGGATTCTAGAAAGACCAGTTTGAATCTTTGGAGTCGTCACTTGGATTCTAGAAAGACCAGTTTGAGTCTTTAATCCAGCGGTTACTTGAATTCTAGAAAGACCGGTTTGAGTCTTTAATCCAGCGGTACCTTGAATTCTAGAAAGACCGGTTTGAGTTTTCAGTCCAGCGGTACCTTGGATTCTAGAAAGACCAGTTTGAGTTTTCAGTCCAGCGGTTACTTGAATTCTAAAGAGACCCGTTTGAGTCTTTCCAGGAGTAGTTACTTGAATTCTAGAGAGACTAGATTGAGTTTTCAATCCAGTTACTTGAATTCTAGAAAGACCGGTTTGAGTCTTTTGATTCGATGCTACTTGAATTCTAGAAAGACCGGTTTGAGTCTTTCCAGGAGTAGTTACTTGGATTCTAGAGAGACCCGTTTGAGTCTTTCCAGGAGTAGTTACTTGGATTCTAGAAAGACCAGTTTGAGTCTTCAATCCAGCGGTTACTTGGATTCTAGAAAGACCAGTTTGAATCTTCAGTCCAGCGGTAACTTGGATTCTAGAAAGACCAGTTTGAGTCT